GCGTTGGGATCGGGAGTTGGTCGTTATAAGGAACGAGTGTCGTCAGGTTTGCATTCAATGTTCCCTGAATGCTGTGGTCACTTCCGAAATCAAATGAAGAGGGTAGGATTTGCTGGAAGTAGACACCTTTGTTGTCGATGTTTGCAGGGCAATCCGTCAGCCGGGTGCTGCGAAGTTCACGCTTGAGACGAGAAATCGATAGCTCGAGCGGCTGAGCTGCGACATTCAGAAGCTGAGCATCGATGGTGTACTTCGCTTCGCGCACGCGGACATCATTTACGTCAAAGTAGTTCTTCATCTCCTGAGTGAGGTAGGAGAGAAACTGAGGCTGCAGACTGGGGTCCGCGGCAGGAAACACGTTGACATTGAGCGATCCCTGAATGCCTTGATAACGCGCGATCAAGACAGCTAGGCCCACGGCCTGGCCTGTGACCAGTCCCCGGTTGTCGATCGATGCCGACAGATTGGAAGAAGTCCACTGCGCCAGTTGTGTGATGTCAGTCTGAATGCCGGTGCTGAAGGTTGCCGTTGCGGTGAGCTGTACACTCGCTCCGGACTCAACAACGATTGCAGTGCTGGTTACGGCAATGCTGGTAACAGCCGCCGGGATCACAGTGAACAGAATCTGGGCAACCTGGTGTCCACTAACCAGTGCGCTGATCGTTGCGGCGCCTGGGCTCAGGCAGGCAAACCCTCCGGCTGAATTGACTGTACCGATAGCAGAGTTGCTGGAGATCCAGGTCGTCGTATCGTTGATGTTTACAGTCGATCCGTCGCTGAATGTCTGGATCAGATCAAGCTGAACGCCACGTCCAACAACGCCCGCCATCTCGGGGATGATCGTGGTCGAAACCAGTGCTGGCACAACGAACGAACGAATGCCCTTGTAAGAACCAAAGGTTGCGATGAGGGCGGTCGAACCTGCCAGGACGCCGGTGATGAGGCCTGACTCACTGACAGTAATGAGCCCGCTGGTGCCGGTCCAGGTCGTGTCTGCAGTTACATCAACACTGGTTCCATCATTGTATTCAGCGAATACTGTGAGCTGAGTTGTCTTTCCAACGGCGGCGGAAGCGACACCCTCTACCCGTAGTCCACGTAGCAGCGGCGCAACGGTCAGGGTGACCATAGCGCTGGCGGATGCGCTCGAAACACTGAGGACTGTTTGCCCGCTCCGGCCAAAGTACATCGAACCATTGGCATCGATGAACGAGGCTACTGCAGGGACCGAGGATGTGAAAGCCAACGGAAAGAGCGACTGACGATTGAGTGCCATCGTCGTCCCATTGTTCAGAGTGCCGGTGACCAAGGCCTGTGGCAGGATGGTCGAGAACGGCAAGGAAAGGGGGTTAGTGACAAACCCCAGGGTGGCAAGTGCCAGTGGTTGAACAACAACGGATCCTGTTCCCGAGATGCTGCCAAGTGTTGCTGTGACGGACGCCGTTCCTCCATTGAGGGACTGGGAGGCAATAGCCGTTGTCGCTATTCCATTCGAGCCAAGAGCGATGAGCTTGACGCCCGTTGCTGCCTGCGAAGGGGACTGCGAGCCCTGACTCCAAACAACAGAGCTGGTGATGTCGACCGTCGTGGTGTCGTCGTAGGTGCCGGTCGCACGAAAGCTGACAGAGCTGCCCATGATAGGGGAGCTGAGGGCAGTGACTGCGATCGATACAAGATTCGGCATGATTAGCTGGCGACGCTCAGGGCGATGGGGTTGGTGATGGAGTTCTCAACGATCAGCCGCTCCCCGGTCTGCGGGGTGTAGTCGGCGATCAGGTACCGGGAGTAACGGGTACCGTCTGCGCGCGATCGCCAGATGTAGATGTTGGCAAGAGGCTTGTTCGGCTGACCGATGTCAAGGATGTTCGGATCGGCATTGAGGACTGCACTCGCGATCTCGTTGATCACCAGTGTTCCGGTGAGGGTCAGGTTGTTGATGTACGTGGAAGCGGCCGACGTCGCGGCGGAGATCGCGCTCTGTTGCTGCCCGGGCGTCGAACCGGCGACGAAGGTCAGGGTGGTGGCAAAGCTGATACCGACCAGATCCGGGGCAACGGCTAGTCCCACAAGCGGATAGGCGGTGACATTGCTCAACTGGGTCTGGCAAGCCTGCAGGAGGCCTGGGGAGGCTACCTGACTGACAGCGTAGATGTATGCCGTGTAGGTGCCGGCCTGGCGGAGGAACACAACGTCCTGAATACCGGGAACAGTGAGAATGGCCAGCCGGAGGTCGCCTTCGGCCGCCCCACCCTTGGACTGAAGCTTCAGGTTGATCCGGTAGCGATAGCTATCGTCGTCCTCTTCGTCGCGTCCTTCGGTGATTCCATAATTATTGGTGACCAGCAGGGAACCAGTGCGGGAGTCGGTGTAGCCCCGGAAGCTGTGGTTGCTGAACACACCCCGTGGTGCATTTCCCGATGATCCGTCGAAGGAGCTGGTAGCGGCAAAGGGAACTGTGCTAGACGCGGCAGGAAGGGTCACCGACGAATCAAGGGTGTAGACTGGACCGTTCGGATCAGATGTTGAGATCACAGTGCCGGCTGGGACAACGATGGACTTGCCATTGTTGATCTGGCCGAAGGTACCCTGCAGAACAAAGAAGTTGAAGTTGAAGTCGGCTACATCGGATGCTGCTGTAACTGCATCGAGCCGAGGCATGCCATAGATTTCGCCCAGGAAGTCGATGTTGTCCTTGGTGGCATAGGGCAACAGTGTCTGGCCTAGCGAGCCGTACTGCCTACCTTCCGACAGGCCCATCTGGTCGCCAACAATATCAGCGAATGCACGAGCTTTGCCACCCGGACTAGTCTGGGTGATTCCTGTTTGCTGAAGGGCGGCAAGGTTCTGGGCCTGAAACGTACTGGAAGACTGTGGCTGCTGAATGGGCATTAGAGGGTCACGACAATGCTGGTGAGAAGGGTCTTGTTCAGGTAGATGTAGGCCTCGATCGAATTGCCGACTGCAAGAGTCTGAATGGTGAACGATCCGGCGGAGAGGAATTGTCGAGTGAGACTGGAAGTAATGGCTCGCTGAATGCTTAGCTCAGTGTTGATATTGACTGGCATGCCGGGGAACACTTCAAGACCGGCGCCGATCGTGTAGAGCTTCCATCCGTCGACAGCCGCCTTGACGCGGCTAGCCACCATCGACTCGAGCTCTTCAACAGAGTTCAGGGTCGTAGCGAGGTCGCCGTTGCCATCGAGCAGTGTTCCGCCCATGGACATCCATCGAAGATCAGCCATAAAAGGGTGTTCCTGTCGAAAAGCGCTAATCTCCATCGCAAAACACCCTCTTTCAGGGGGTTTCGTCGAAGAACACTAAGCCAGGTCGGAGTATTGAAGGAGGGAAGACTCACAATCCGAGATGCCCTGGCTGGAGCGGAGGAGCTCCGGTGTGGATTGGACCAGGGTGGGGATTGGAGTAGGCGTTGTGGAGGCAACGCAGCTGGTGAGGAGAGGATTGAGTCGCCAATAACCGCCACCGATGGCGATCTGGTCTGGCATAGCGGAGAGACTGATCTTGCCGGCCAGCATGATGCCGAAGTCCGCACTCACATTGATGACATTGTTCTTGTCACCAACCAGAATGATGCTATCTTCACTGATCACGAGATACGGCTGGCCCTGGTAGGCGTCGCCGGCGTAGAGAACCTTAGGCTGATTGAGAGCCTTGGCTACATTCTCGAGATCAAGTACCGGAGGGGTGGCTGACATTAGATGAGGTCGTGATCCTTGATGTCAACGGTGTCGACAACTCGGCCGAAGTCGGTGTCTTTGATGAGTACTTCCCATTTCTTCATGTTAGGTCCCTGCTGGAGCGAGATCCTGATCGACGGGAACGCGCGGAAAAGTAGAGTGAAAGTTGACCTTATGGACAGTGCCGGGTACGTTGATGGCGATACTGTTGCCGGTCGAATCTGAGACGACCTGCTGTTGCTTGACCAGGAGAACTTCGACCTGATCACCTTCCATCATGGCGCCCTTCTGGAAGTACTGGGCCTCTGAGTCTCTGGGTGCAACCGGGAATGGTTGGCACGATATCCAATCGGTCGAGAAGGCGGGATCCAGAAGTCCTGGTGAAACCACAGCTCCAGTTACCGGATCGACCTTGGGCGGGTTGTCCTTGATGGAAGCAGTCCAGACCAGGATGGAGTTGGTCGCGGTGTCGTATACGGGATTCACGAGAGGCTGAGTGCCGTCGTCGACCTGGCCGCTAACCCCAGTCAGTACAACGAGATCAAGGGAGCTGCTATCAGCTCCGTTGTTATCCAGGGATTGTTTGAGGGATACCGCGGAGCGGCGGGGGCAGCCCACACGACCATCCTCTGTCTGTGCAATCCGCTGGTTCTGGCAAACAGAACAAGGGCTCACGATGCCCTGAAAGGACTGTGGCGCAGAGTTCGCCCGGTACTGCTGGGCGATCGAGATGGACTGATCGGTAGGTCTCATGTCTGTCTAGTATAGGAACGCAGTGCCACCGGCCAAAGCTACTTGACCGGTGAGGTGACGGGTAGGGTATTGCTCGGTGCGCCCTTGAAGAAGCGGTAGTCGTCGATAAGGGGATAGATGTTGTCTGCCTTGAACTCCTGGAACGAGTTCTGGATGTTCTGCCAGAAGTCACTGATCTGATAGCCTTCGAGTCCGCCCATCCAAGGACGTCCCCAGCGCGAGACCGGCATGATCTCCACCAGGTTGGAGGTTTGGCTCTTGTAGCCGGTGTAAATGATGCCGCCCATGATGGCCACACCAATGAGGGACTCGAGCACCCACTCCGGAGGCCCGCCGATAAGAGCAGCTCCTACAGCAGCTGTGGTCGCCACGGCAGCTCCGCCAACCCCTGCCGCTATCTTGGTCGAGGTGTTGGAATGAACAATGGCCTGTCCCAGACCTGTCAAGTTACCGAGGCTTTTGCCCATGACCATGCAGAACATACGAGAGATGTTGGCGGTTGCCGCCTCATTCACAGTCGTAATGGCGCGGGGATAAACCGTGGTGGTACAGCCCGTCTCTTGGTTGAAGCTATGGAGAACATGATCGACTTCGACGATGCCGACAATGGCAGTCGAGGGGTCGAGCATGATGAGTGCATGACCTGGCTCGATTTCAGGTGTCCCACGGAGGATGATCTCTCCCTCGTACATCTTGCCGAGCTCTTCCTTGAGAAAGCTTTGCTGAATCGCCTTGCACAAGTGATCGTATGGTTCGATGTTGGCTTCAGCATCGATAAGAAGATCTGTGACGTCGAGGATCCTGGTGTAGTGGGAAGGGATATTTCCATTGGCTGACGCAGTGTGCGCGCCAACCCGGACAGCGTTGTAGATCTTGTCATTCACACGCATGCTGTTGTGAATGATCGACTGATGATCGATAAAGTGATGCATCCGCACAGGCTTCAAACGATCGTCTGACGAAGGGTTCTGCATCTCAAGATACTTTAGCCAGAGCTGACGAACGGCGATGATCTCATTGCGAGCTGCACGCGTCCTGGAGTTCTGCGACGGACTGTCAATATCATTGACGAATGTACCCAGCAACTGATCGGCATAGTTGAGGAAAGCCGGCGTCGACTGGAACGCCGCTAGGCCGACGAACTGTTGGACCTCTGTGTTGAGGCTGTCGAGCGCGGCGTAGAACTGTGCTGGTCCCGTAGGTACTGGCCAGCTGAGAGAAGCACCCTGATCCGTCTTGATCGCGGCAAACATAGCAGCCCAGGCTGTAGCGCCCTGGGTATTCCACCACTGAGTGAACTGTGCATCACTGGTCAAAGAGGCATGATAGCGCTCTGCGTCCCCGATCATGGGCAGGCGGGCGAAATACCAGTCAAGTGGATGAGCTACAACCAGAGTCGCATCCGCCGAGAAAGGGAAGCCATACTGCTTCACAAGAACCTGATACTCCGGGTAGCGGCGAGAGATGTCCCTGATGATCTCCCAGATGGTCTTGGTCGAATTATCGGGGATCTTGTAGTCGAACTGGTAGTAGAGATCGGTCGTCGATTCATCATAGAAGTCGCGCGTGAGGCGCTGCTTCGATGCGTCTCCAAGGTGGTTGATGACGTGATTGATGAGAATGTTCTCGCCGCTGCGGTCGTAGCTGGCCACCATCGCAGCACCGATTCTGGAGACTTCATTGGTCGATGAGGAAGAGAACTCTCCGATCATCTTGCCGGCACGGTTTTCCCAGGTCAGTCCCGTAATGAGTGGATCTGACAGAGCCGCGAGCTTGAAACTCCCAAAGTGCTTGGCATTGTCCATTTTCAACATGGATTCAACAACACTGGCAACGTCAGCTGAGTCATGCCACGGCTGCCATCCTCCCCGCTTCTTACCTGCAACCGCTTTCTGGTCTTTGGTCGGCAGCTCACACAGTTCAGCGAGGTAGCTTTCGGCCTCAATAGTCAGGATGTCATCACCTTCTACGGTTTCGACACGACCGGTGAACACTGGAGTAAGAAGATCAGGATTGTTGGAGTATCCCATCCGAATTTGGATCTTCGTGCCAGGCTGCAGGACCGCGTACTGCAGAGGTACGCGCTCTACCTTACCCGGTACGACACCGTCGCGGAGGTCGTAGCCGAGCAACTGCTGTACTTGATAAGCCTGACCACTGATGGTGCGACCTCCGACTAGGGCTGCATTGGGGTCTCCTCCTGAAACAGGGCCGGCACCAGACGCAGGTGTAGTTGAGAAGAACTCCCGCTTGTAGAGCTCCAGCTCGTACTTACCCTGGGAAGTGTTGTCGAAGAGTTTGTGCTGGAGGATGTTGGCGACGTTTGTGATTGTTATGCGCGCCAGATCCGGTTTGTCCTTGTACTTCATGACTTCAATGTCAAGCACCGAAGCATAAGAGTAGAAGTTGTCGAAGCCTTGGATCCAGCCCGGGGAGGCGTCCTCAAGCAGGAAGAGTTTGTAGGTCGGAAAGGCCTCAGCCATGCTGTAGCCTGGGATATTCGTCATCCGAACGAGACTGTTCGTGTCGGCATTCTGCCCAACGTACTCGCTCTCGGTGATGGCAATGTCGTACGAGTCTGGACGCACTGGGGTATTGACTGCAGCGGCGGTCTGAGTTGCAGCAGTGACCACCTGATCGAGACTCGAACGTACATGAGCCATGTACTCATCGTTGTGATTGACGAAGTAGTAGCCAGGATTGAAGTCCGCTCCATTGACGGTCAGAGTATCCAGGCCCATGTCTTTATAAGCGCCATGTCCGGCATTGACGGAATCTAGCCCTGGCCCTTGTGGAGAGACAGCAGTCGTAAACTGAGCAGAGAACCTTGGGCTGTTCGCCAGGGTGTTGATATCCGTGGCGAAGTTGGCGTCATAGGAAGACAGCAGGGGAAAGATTGCGTCATAGACAGACTGAATGACCGCCTTTCGGGAGGGCACGTTGGTCAGACCTTGCGCTGTGTTGTCAGCAGCTGTCAGCCCGAAATCCAATCCCCAGTTTGAATTCGTCTCCACCAGGGCCTGGAGTAGAAACGCATCTCCATAGGTGAAGGTTCCGCTCTTGAGCATCGGCTGGAGGCGCTTGAGCATCGAGGGGTAACCGGCGGCTACTCCATTGGTGGCAAAGGGTGTCAGCATCGTCGTAACCTGCGCCGGCTTAGCGTCACAGGAACCTGTAGCTGAGAGGCCAGTGAAATCAACGGCCGTCACCTTCCCAAGCTTCTGAAGGAAACCGGCGAGAACAGGATAGCTGTAGGCAGCTCGACCTGCGGAGAACGACGACAACTCCGTGATGGTATTGGCTTCATCAGGAGTAAGGCTGGAGAGAGCTCCCGAACTGACAAGGGCGGCCGCCTGGATCACCGAAGCTGAATCCAGGGATCGGATCTTGAATGGAGACGAGACCTCAAAGATGTTCTCGTACTGAGAACCAGTAACTTCGCACATCACGGTGTCGGATGTGTTCCCAAGAGTCTGAGCACTGATGCGGTCGATCATCACACCACGAAGGCCCAGCATATTGAAGACCTTGTTCTCGAGGTAGAACGCCTGCATCCTGTGAATGCTCGATACCGCGCGCCAGGTGTTTCTGAACTTCAGGTATTGTGCTTCGAGATACTCTGAGGCACCAGAGATTGCCCGAATTCCAGGGTGGCTCGGTTCAATATCTTCGGAAGCCCGCTCACCCTTCGACAGGAATCCAAGGGAGAACTTCGCGCTCGTACTTCCAATGTGCTGATAGGTCGGGTACTGGTATCCGGCGAGAGGGATCTGGGCCAGGTTATTGGTGAACAGGATCGAGAACGTCGTCGGGACCATGTCATAGTTGTGCTCGAGATCACCATGATTGGTGTCTGAGAAGGTCAGTTCCTGCTCTTGATAGAAGAAGGCAACGTCATTGACTGCATGGTCATAAGACCAGCCCTCCTCGATGAGCTTGAGAACGTGCGCACTCTGTTCGGCGGTGAGGCTATCGCCCGGAGCCGAACCTGTTGTGTCAGCAATGGGAGTAAGAGCGGCAGGTTTAGCAGCAGTTGGTGGAGACGCTACGAGGACTGCAGGAATCTTGGACTTCTTGCCACCAGCCGCAGGATTCGAATACTGAGGGGCATACAGAGCAATGCCCTTTGCGTAGTCCGGTTCAGGACCCTCGTAGTAGCCCTTGCTCTTGAGCGCAGCTGCCAGGCCGGCAGCGGTCTTCGGGGTTGCAGCAATGACGGTGCCGTAGCGCTTTCCGGTCATAAGGCTGCCGTAATAGACACCAAAGTCTGCGATGGTGGCGAACGGCCGGTAGATCTTTGTCCCGGGCCAGCGTACTCCTCCCAGGTTGTTGAGGGTGCGGGCTCCGCGGTTGGTGAAACCCTGAGTCTCAAATGCCCATTGGCCAAAGATCAATTCAGCAGGGAGGCCTGTCTTCTGGGAAGCAGTCGCTGCCGCGGCGCGCGCGGCGGCCGCAATCGAAGATGAGTTAGCATTCGCTGCAATTTGTGGGACAACAGTGTTTTGAACAGCACTGGCGACAGCTGCCGTGGCAGCAGCGGAGACACCTGTTGCCACCATCGTACCGATCTTCTGGGTCTGGTACTGACGGTAGCGTAGCTTCACTGTGCCGTCGATCTGGTCACGCCAGTTGAGGAGTGGAGATCCGTCGTATGACGACTCCGGCCCGCCATCCAGATTCTTCTGCTGCCATGAAGCGATGTATTGCTGGAAGGGAGCGCACAGATAGGCGTCTGTCGACTGTCCCTTGTCCCCGATGTAACCAAAGTCCGAGGAGTAGGGGAAGTAGTTGAACAGCGTCATCGTCAGATCGACATCGAGGACATCAATCAGGTCTGAATTGGTCTTGACAGATAGCTGCCGCAGGCCGAATCCCATGCGGGAATTAGTCATGGACGAATCCTGCTCCGCAAGAGCCTGGCGGATGAATCCGTTCTCTACCTCAACGAAGGGCGCTGCGTGAAACATGGCCAGGATGGCACGGAGATCCTCCCACTGTTTGTAGCGTCCATCCTCAGTTGAAGCAGTGTCATCGATCATGACCTTGAAGGCCACACTGACATCCCATCGAGACTGACCAGTCTTCTTGATCATGTCGTTGCGGCCACGTAGGGTCGTCAAACGGTCGTTGTTGACCAGCTTGTCGGACTTGATGTCGGTCGGTGGAACGGACAGGACGATGTGTCCAATCCGGAAGTAGCCGGCCTGAGTGGGGTTGTTCTTCTCGTACTCGCTGAATGTGATCGACACTATTACCCTTCCAGGGCTTGCTGCATCTTCTCGCGGGTGCGGAGAGAGCCGGGCTTCATTTGATCGCGGTAGTTGATCGTGACGGTTGAGCTGCCATCAGTTGCCATGCGGGCCATCATCTTGGCGGTATGGTGCGCGCGCTGCTGATCGGAAGAACGGAGACGGACATCGAGGTCTCGTGTCTCGCCAAGGGGCGCAACGGTTGTGGTGCGGGTTTGTGCTGGGGCGGAATTGACGTTCCGTGGTGGGCGGGAAGGTGCTCGGGATCCGGCGGGACCATCTCCTGGAACCATGTCGGGACCAGGGTGAGTCTCTTCCGGACGATACTTGCTCGTGGAGTCCCGGCCAAAGGCTGCAAATGGTTTGCTGAGGCGGGTTGTTGCAATGCCTGCGATGACGGCGGCCGCGGCGCCTATGCCGAGAACCATACCAATCTTGCTTCCACGAGCCTCACGGGCAACGCTTTCAGCTGTCCGAGTCACCTCATTGAGAGTTCCCAGAGCTTCTGCCGACCAGGTGCTGGCGGCGCCGGCGGCAGTCCGCGCTTCTTCAGCTGTCGTACTGGCGGCTTGAGAGTAACTGAACATCTCCGAACCCATACCCAGAGTCTTGGCACTCGCTGCGTTCTCTGCCGGCGTCGTCATGGCCTGGACTGCCTGATCGACTGCTTCACGATCGAATCCACTGTGAAATTGTTCGAGGATCTCGCGGTTCTCAGCAAGATAGTCACGGAATGAGGTACGGTCGTTGCCATCGGCAGCGTCCGCCAGCTGGCCCAATGAACCGTAGAAGTGATCGAAGGTGCCACCCTTACGCATGGAGTTACGCAAGCTGCTGTCGATCTCCAGCGCCTTAGCCAGATCGAGATCGTTCTGATTCTTGAGCTTCATGCCCGAGATCGGACCCTGTTTCACAGCCTGCATGAAGAAGGTTGACAGGCTGCTCTTGACTTGAGAATTGGTGATGTTCCGATTCTCTTCGAGTGCCGCCATCATCATGGAGTAGGTATTCGAACCTGAACCGACAGCTCCGCCGACGGAACGACGACGAAGCGCTTCGTTCCGGGTGTAGAACTTCTGATCCTTGAGACGGCCGAGGAAGGACTTGTAAGCACCTTCCTTCGTCCCAACTGTCTGACGAGTCTCGTCACCAACGCCAACAAGGTTCTGCAGATCAGGGACATCCAAGTTCTGAGAGGACTTGGGGTTCATGACTGCTTCGCGTGCTTCGGCTATCGCATCTTCAGAGTCGAGATAGGAAATGTTCGGACGGTCACCGTCCATATCGAGCATCATTAGCGCACGGATCCGCTCATCGATGCCAATACCGGTTGCCTTGTTGAGGTGAGGATCGAGAACGACTCGAACTAGTGGAACGTGCCCTACGGGCTCGCGACTCAGCATCGCAAAGACGTCCTCTCCATTGAGGAGGGCGTCACGAACCTTCTTGCTCCGAATCTTCCTGGCCTGGGCCTTACCGATGGCAACTTCCCATGGGTTGATAGCGCCATCTGCATAGCGCATGCTTGAGGGGCGTGTGTGGGAGGCGAGGGTCTGGGAGAGAGGATCAACTGGGCCGCTACGATAGAAGCTGTCCTTGCCATGGACGAACTTCTTCAGCGTGTCCTTATAGGCTTCAGTCTGTCTGGCGATCGTTCCTTCATCAGCGCCCTCCTCATGCATCTTCATGAGCTGGAAAAGAGCGCTTTCGTGCTCATTTGTTGAGAATTGACCGGCGCCGTAGCGGTTGACCTTGCCACCATAGGCACTATGGCCGAGTACGGGCACAGCGCTGCCGTCGGGCATCTTCAACATGAAGTTGTTCTCAGCAGCGACATTGCCTGGATCAAAGATGGAACCAGCACGATTGGAGGCAGTCGTAATGCTACGAGTGCCCGGTGCAATGGCATCGCCGAGACTGATCGTGTTTGAGATCGCAGTCTCATCACCCTGGAAGTGCTTGAGCAGATCACGAGTCTGGGTTAGATCGCCGTCATACTTGAGGCGGCCGGTGATGTTGCCCGCTACGCCATGGTGGCCGCGGATTACCAGCTGCTGCTGGGTGTAGTAGGCGAACTTGGTCTGCTTCGGGACGTTGTAGGCCATGTCGTCGGTGATGCGCAGCTCTGAAGGCATGGCATAACGATTGACATAGTCGGCCCAGGGAGTCTTTCCGCCCTTCTCAACATGGGCAGCATAGCTCTGCATGAACTCATCGCCACGGACTGCATGCGAGGTGATGCGGTCGGAGACATCCTGGAGCATGTTCTTCAGAACAGTGTCTTCTTGCTGAATACGCTCGGGTGTACGGATGCCCTGCTTGGTGAGGTCCTGATTGAGAGTGCCGTTGTTGTACGCGAAACCAGCCTCAGCCAGGGGATCCCGCCACTTCGACATCACGGGCTCAAGCTCACCATGCTCCTCCAGACGGCGGAGGGAGTCAGAAGAGATACGAGATAGTGCATCCTGCAGCTCCGAGTCCTTGTTGGTGAACGAACCCTGCGAAGCGTACACATCAACCTCACGCGGGATGAAGCCGCCGGCTCCGGTGGCGTCGCGGTAGTTGTTCAGACCAGTGCGGAGGCGCTCACTGTCTCCAGTACGATCGAAGCTCTGAAGAATGCCTTTCTGGGAGCCGACATTGAACTTGGTGCCTGTCTCGATGTCCTTGACTTCACGCACGACAAAGCGAGTCGTTCCGTCACCCATGTTGTGAGTGTTCTCAATGAAGTTCTCTGCTCCCTGTGCGGTGACAGGATTGCCGTTGCGTCGGCCGAGAAGGATCTTGCTTGGGCCATAGACCTTCTTACCTTCGGCGCTGAGGGTGAAGGTGCGCTTCCCGTCCTCATCGAGAAGGCCGTAGTGCTTCTCCATGGATTGCCCCATGAAATTCTCCCAGCCGGAGACAGCCTCTTCATTGACGTCATAGGCCATGTAACGCTCGACACGCGCGCCATTCAGATTACGGGCAGACAAGAAGTCGCCCTCGCCAGCCCGGCCGGCGGACTTCATGGCACGGAAGTTGCCCGGCTCGGAGAGGTGCTGCACGACCTTGAACCATGCGTCCTTAGCACCGGCGTGATCCAGCTTATGTTCCGCCTGCATGATCGACATAGCGGTCAGGTCGTAGCGGCCATTGGCAGCAAAGGCTTCAAGGTATGCACTGAGGCGAATTGCTTTGGTCTCGGCACTGGTCACGCGGCCTACCCGGGATAGCTCTTGCTCGATTTGACCTTCAGCGTAGGAGGTTACATCCGGCATGTCACCGAATAGGGTCTGCTCACCAGGAGTGATCCCAGCAACGCGTACGCCCATGACCGGATCGACGATGCCCTCAGCTGCAATCTTCCCGGTCGAAGCGAAGGGGCTAAGGCTGTCACGAACTGGAGAAACTCCTTTGAAGGTCTCAGCGGGCATGGCGATGCGAATGTTCTTGGTGATGGCGCGATAGACGGAATTCTGTTTCTCAAGGCTGGCATTGCGAGAGAGATCACCAACGTGGTGGGCATAGAGCTTGAACTCGGGAACACCACCTTCAGAGCCCAGAGGAATCAGATTGTGGTATTCGGCCGCGGAGACACCGGCCTCGACGAAGTCGGCCGCTCCGGTCTTGCCCTTGCGCAGCTGTCGCAGTCCTTTGCCAGGTCCGCTTTCAGCGTTGCCGAAGCCGAACAGATCGGAAGGCAGGTACTCGTACTGACGGAGTTTCTGCGCACCATTGCGCTGGACGTACTCCCCATAGGTTGTGTCACGGTATGCGGACCAGCTGTCAGACTGGTCAACCATGCCATACATGTTGGTGCGCTTGAGCTCCTCACCCACGGTCTTGATACCGAAGCCGCGGCCGAGGGCTTCGAAGGCATAAGCATCGGACTTCCATGCGTCACGCGCTGTGTACACATTACGAGCCACGCCCCTGCGCTGGAAGCTGGATCCAGTACGAATCTCACCGTCCTTACCCACAACAGGAATGGTCAGGCCCTTCCGTTGGCCAGCTGGTTTATAGGTGAGGCCGACGATGGCGTTGCCGTCTTCCTCTGATGTTTGAATGCTCAGATACTTGGGGTTGAAGCGTTGTCCCTTTGCCCCACCGGACCGGATCGCGCGCTCAATCGAACCAAAGAGGTCAGGTCGTGAGGTGGCGAGCTCGGCGCGCAGACCTTCGGCGTCGTTCCAGCCCACGCTGCTGATGAATGTCTTGGGACCGGCGCCCGCGGCGCGCGCTCCGCCGGGATCGAAGAAGTTCTTCTTATCTGCCATGCGAGACGTCAATCCCTTGATGAACTTGACGTCACCACTGGAAGCAGTTCCTTCACGGAAGGCCTTGACTTTGCCCTTCATGATCAGCTTGATGTCCTTCTCGGTGAGCATCGGGGCGTTCCGAGGAATGACCTTGGCGCCAGGCCCCTTCATACCGTCGTTCAAACTCTCGGCGTACTCAGCTAGGCCGGCAGCATCCAGGCTCCGAAGCTTCTCGGCGTGGATGGCGTTCGAGATATAGCGCATGTTCTTGCTGGTCTTGAGATCAGCATCGACGATCGTTTCCAAGGTGGTCGCTACGCGGTTGTAGTCGCCCTTACTGCGCGTCATGCCGGCGTAACGGCGGCGCTTGACGGTCTGGAACTGCTCGAGTGCGATCTTCTGCTGTTCATAGGCGCGCTGAGCCTCTTTGATGTCGGTGTAGGAGACTTCCTTGCCATGAACAGACTGCCGCCATTGACGGTGCGCCTTGGGCATGCCGACCATGCGCGTCATGTTCTGGGACACGGTAGGTCCCATGGTGGAAGCTGAATAAGCCACAGCTCCAATGAGAGGTGTGGTGAACGCAGCAGTCTGGCTGTAATCCCGGTTCTCGTTCTGAAGCAGAGCTGGTGCCAGAAGCATGGCAGCGGCAGCGGCCGTTGCACTGCGGGGATGACCCTTCGCGAAGGCCACACCACTGCGCTTGATCGCGGTGGCGCGGTCTTTGGCGCGGGTGAGGAACCTTGTATCGATGGGCATGTCTACTCCTGGTACTCAGTGGGGTTGCGTCTCATGTCATTGAGGACTGACTCTTCGTTATCGATCTGTGCGTCGACACGGACAGTAGCGTGAGACTGAGGGGCAGCTTGAGATAGCGTTCGGACGTCAGGGTTGCCATTGTTATTGCCGGCGGCAATCATCATGGTCTCGACTGCGCTCCGGAGCTGGTCCTGGGAACGGCCGTCGCCTGAGGTCAGCTCCTGGACAGCACCTTCAACATACGGTTTGCGCCAGAGGAGGGAAGCGCGATCGTCGAACAGATTGAAGTCATGCTCGTCGTAACCTTCCTGCTGAACTATCTTGAGCTTGACGTCCTGGTAATCCAAAGCGTCATTCATGAGCTCGGAGTCAGGGCTGTCTGGCATGGCGAATCCAGTACGAGAGAAGAACTTCGAGATCTCTACCGATCGAAGGAAGTCGCCAAAGCCCAGTTTGGTATCGGCTGCGGTGTAGGCATCCCGATCTTCCTCGGTGAACATACGTCCCTGGGATCCAATTGCATCAGGGTGTTCACCAGAAGCGATCTTGATCTTCTCAGTAGACTTGGCCCACTGCGCGGCAAGCGCGCGGCTAGTCTCATCCGGGACGATGTTGAGAATCTTGGCACGCACATCAGGGTCCGTCTCCTCGACGAACTTCTTGAAATAACGTGCTTCTCTGTTGGGGAGGGTGGAGGCGACGTAGCCCGCTGAGCCGAAGAGATTGGCGCCGACTGAAGTCCTCTTTGCCTGGCTAGTATAACGTCCACGGTGCTCGGGGTCGCTTGCAGCGTTGTTCAGTCCCCGGAGGTAGGCAAGTTGATCGGTAAGGGTATCGAGATCCCGGTTGCGCTGGACGTCTTCGGGGATGATGGCCACGTCTGCGACGCGCTCGGCAACGCCACGGAGGTAGGGCGAGAGGAAGTCATGGATCGGTCTTTCCCATCGGCGCATACGAGTGCCGATGGCTTCCTGCTGGAGGTACTGGCTGTAGACAGTGCGCTCTTGCCACATCTTGGTCTGAACTTGCCCCGGCAGGTAGCGGAGCGGGTTCCAGCGGCTGTTATCCCCTTCAAAGGAGATGGCCTCGGCGTACTTGCCCAGAGCCTGAGCAACCTTGCCGTGCATTGCCTGCTCTTCAGCTCCGCCCAGGTCCTTACGGAACCGGCCAAAACCCTGGTCAATCAGCGCACGATTGATGTTGAATCCGTCGACTTCGAACACTGCACGCACATTCTCTGAGTTGTCGGCAGCACCTCGTCCGACGGTCAGATTTACCTTGGAACCTTCTGAAAGCACGGTACTTAGGTACTGATCACGTTCCTTGAGCTTACCCTCTGCGATGTTCGCCGCTTGCGAACGATTCAGTTTATTTGACTTGCCCAGAGTATCGGCCACGAGATCGGCCATTGAGCTGCCAACGGAACTGAAATGGAAGATGCGGCCTGGATACTCCGACAGCTCGACTCCTCGGAAGGAAGCACTCTTGACCGTGCCCTGGACCTTGTCAACGGGTGCGTCGAAGCGTCGCTGATCTACCTGGAGGGTGGATTCCTTGGTCTGGCGGACCTGCTCAACCACCTGCTCATACTGAGCACGGAGATCTGTATCACCATGAGATTTCTTCTCAACAACTGCCCGGATCTTGTTGTACTCGCGGGAGTAGGGCGCCACATCAGCGAGGATGCTGAGCTTGTTGATGTCTGGGTAGTCTTCCGGATTCAGTCCTTCGAGCTCGGGACGGAGTGCGGCGTACCCGGCTCCGGGCAGGCGCGCGTACCCTTCGTCGACTTTGACATAGGGGTCACCCTTCTGGAAGTTGATGAGATGATCTTCGCCTGGGATCCATGAGGGCATCTCGTTCTGGATCTCGTTGACCTGAGGACTGAACCCTTCATGCTGAATGAATCGGCGGAGAGGCTCGGAGTAGCCGACGAGACCATTCTCTGTCTCCGGAGAAACGAACATACCCGCGCCCATATTGCGCTCGTAGTACTGTCGGCTCAGGGAGTCCATCTGGCGGGAACCTTGCAGATAGACCTCTTTGCCCTTGTTCTTGTCAGGATAGAGCGCGTTGAACGAGCTCTTCATGATGAAGCCAGGGAGACCGATGAACTCAGCAAAGGTACGAACTTCCTGCTTGGCGGCGTGCCACAGACCGTACTCTTCCTTCGGCTTCGCGGCAGCGAGCGCATCAGGACCCTTCGGCTCCAATCGAGTCGAGTAAAGGGTGTAGTCCTTTTCGTTCCACTCATCCTCGTGCATGCGATGCACGGGCTTGAACACCTTGCCTAGTGTGGCGGCGAGGAGAGGTCCAACGAGGGGCACATTCGAGAATGCAGGGGACGTTACCGGGTAAGGTCGATCCTTATAGTGTTCTTTCTCCAACCAATAGGGATCTTTCAGGTACTTGATCGGGTGTAGGAACGGGTTGTGGTCCCAGTAGTTCTTCTCCGATCCATACAGAGACTTGGTCCACGCCCGACTCTTATATAGAACAGAGGAATGAGGACGCCAAGCGGTAATGCGCGATCCGGAGAACGCGTTGGAACCAACTTCCCACCACCGGCCCTGACGGATGGGCACATCTTCTTCGCCGGCGTAGATGCGTCGGAGCTCACTGCCTGTCTTGCGGGAGCCCAGCATGCCCGGAATAAATGGCAGCATGGCAGCGAGGCCGATCAGGGCGCCCTTACCTGGAGTTCCAAGTGCTCCCCAAAGAGCCTTGGCTTTGCCGGCTGCACCTTCGGCGGCCATTGCCCGCTTGAGCAGTCCAAATGCAGGAAGAGTGGTTCCTTCTGCGTCCCGATAGGCACGGGCGATGCGGTCCCCGCCAGCAAACTTATCGCTGAAGGCAACCTGGCCCATATGAACGAGGCCACCGATGAAAGCTCCACCCAGCGGGAGGGCTAGCGGGCCATACTGAGGGCCTGGCACATTCTCAGCGAACCAATCAGTGGTCTTGCGAGCGCCAGGCGTAGCGTCGGTCAGATCGGCGCGAAGGACATTGGCCTTGAGACCGACGTCGATGATGGCGTTGGACGGGCGATGGTCCAGCTTGTAGTCGAGCCAGCGCGCCGCGGTAATGGCGATTGCCGCCGGCAGCACCCGCTTGGTCAGAAGACCATTGAGCAATCCGCCCTTGCCGATGCCAGGGATATGGAAGACTTTGTTGTAGGAACCCTGCTTGAGGCCGAAGCCAAACTCGGTAAGCAGCTTTTGAGGACGTTCAAATAGCTCGAAGAGTTGAGGACCCATCGAGCGACGAGCATTGTCGTAGCTGTTCTTCGCGCGGCCGAAGACACTGGCGCCTTCACCGGCCTCAGTCCGTGAGTACCACGCGGAGTAGCGCTGACCATTACTGGCCTTCGCACCCGGGGTCCAGTTCTTGGGGTTCTGGGTCTCGCGCCAGGTGTTGAAATTGCCCCAAGTGTTGTCGATTGGGTTGGATGACCACTTCCAATCAGGCCGCTTGTCGTAGAGAGGGCGGTTGTACCGGGTGGATGACCCCGGCATATGGCCGCCAGCCTTGCCAAAACGTACCTTGACGCCGTCGAAGCCCTCCAGGTTGAGGAAGGGGCTCCCGCGCTGCCCGCGCTTGAACCTGAGTCCGTCCTTGCCCTGTGCGGAACGTAGGTGCCCTTCAAGATTGACGTTGTCGCCGAACAGACGCTGGAAATGAGCGCCCTGATCAGTGAGCTTGCCTCCCCGGAAGAGTTCCTCATGAGAGAAGTGGAGATCATCGACGACATACGATGATGCTCGCTCCGAGAACCGGAGGGTTGAACCCATCCGATTGGGAGTAACCTCTTCGAACTTCGAAGCCCAGCGATAGACATTCTTGGCGTAGTCCGGCTGCGTGCCGAGGGCTTGTTTGTGGGCAGCAAGTGCAGCACCCCCTACAGCAAGCACGCCGAGCGTGCGCCATAGAGGGTTGTAGCCTTCTTCGGATTCGAGGATGTCTCGACGCTGATAGCCAGAGCTATCGATGTCGAATACGGAGGTGGATTTCACTTAGCGCTGGTTACTCTGAACTCGGTCCCACGCCAGTTTCTGGCCTGCGGTCATCTCCTTTTTAGGAGGTCGAGGGCGTTTCTGGGGATGTTTCTTGGCTTCGATGGCAGCAGCCAGTTCTTCCGGTGTCGGCATCTTGACGGGGTCCAGTTGCTTGCCGGAGAGGAACTCAGCCTTGGCATAACGATCGAAGAACGTGTCAGCGTCCCAAGTGTCGATCTCCTCGAAGGTGTAACGGAAGAGGCCAGCAATGAGCGTCTTCGCATTCTCGAGGAAGTCCTGAGTGTTGCGCTTGGCATCGACGGCGTTCTTGATGTCATCGTAGCTACCACCGAACGGGTTTCGTTCGAGCATAGCCTTGCCAACGAACTCCACGATGCCGGCAGGTGCCTCCGTAATATCCGGCCCATCAAGCAAAACAGCCCGATAGAGGTCTATGTAGACCTCCATCGGGAGTTTGTGTTCCATACTTTGCGCGAACTGGCGATACTCCGCCCAGCTGATGGCTCTCCAGCTCACCGCCATCCCGCTCTTCCAGCCTGCGACGTACTGTATCTGCTGCAAGGACGTCCGCCTTAGAGGTCGATGTAAAGCTGATCGAGGACCTGAGGCTCCATGAAGTCAGAGAGATCAGCGACGGCGCTGTAGAGAGTTCCTGCGAGGCCGGCGCCTGCACTGGCCAGATCCATCTCTGTCAACTTGCCAGATGGAACGATCGAGCACCACAACGTGCAATGTGCCGCCATCTTGGTCTGCAGGAAGGGAAGCTGCTTCTCGGGGGAGAGCTTGACTGCTTCAGACTGCGCGCCAAGAAGCTCAAGTGCGGTAAACCCGCGGAGCAGGAAGAGGCGTTTGCCGTCAGGCATGGGGAGGAGGCGCAGACGAGCACCCGGGACCATAGACCGGAAGGTGTCAATCTGACTTTGGGTAGGGGCGCCAGGGAAGAGCGCGAGGAAATCGTATGGGGTCTGTGGTTCTGGTTGAGCTGGAGTGGTTGGCTCTGCGACGGGAGTCGTGGACATGTATTACCTCAGTTCGTTATCGAAGTTTGCGACCGATGAACCCGTAGCTGTCGAGCAGGGGAGTATCGCTATCGCCGTAGATTTGTTCGTTGCTGACAATGACGCATTTGGAGATGCGCCGAGTGACGGTACGACCTCCACCTTCAAGCTCAAGAACCAAGTCGAAGGGGACATTCTGGTACACGGCATTCGGTCCGACCTGAGTCGTAGCCGAAGCCAAGGTGGTGCGCTTGTACGTGGAAGCGAGAGTAGGATCCGCGGCGAGCATGGCCTGGCGCTGCTTGGACACGGCGGCGATCTGGGCGATGACTGCCGGGTCGCTGGAATTCTGTGCTTGCAGTGTTTGCTGTGTGGACATCAGATTCGCAAAGGTCTGTTGCGACGTCGCATCCGTAGACGAAGTCGACTTCTTGTACTCATTGAGGACCGTGTAAAGGTAGCCCTCAGATATGAAGTTGAGCATGATCTGGCCCTGTACCAAAGTCTTGCCATTACCGAGCGCATCGAAAGCCTCCGAAGCGTATCCGTAGATGGGAACCTTGTTGCCTTGGAGGACGAATTGAACGCCTGCCAGTTCCTCGATGAAAAGGTTGCCGATGTACATCCGGGCCTGGGTGGCTGTGAAGTAACGGCCGAACCCGCCATTGGGATTGATAAACTCGTAATCGGGTACGTCGGCTGGAGTCGTGACACCCGTAACAGTGCTGCTCACTGCGGGTGCTGTCTGGCCGGCATTGGATACGGCCACAGTTCCCGGGCTTGAAGAGCTGGGAGCCGCGGCGCCATTCGGGGAAACTGTTTGTAGTCCGGCGCCTGATCCGGTGTCCGCAACAGGAACGGGGTTGAGCTGATAGTTCGAGGTGCCTGCGACAACGGTCAAAGAGGTGGTCGTGGACTGAGCACCAAAGGTCAGAGTGACAGAATAGTTACCTGGAGCGTACTGGGCAGAGGTGGTGTAGGTGCCATCGGGGCCGAGGGTTCCGTTCTCCGAGCCAATCACCAAGGTAGCTGCAGGTGGAGAAGACACCAGGGAAAGCGTCTGGCTGACCGTCGATGTGATCGCAGTCAGCTTGACGGCAGCGGGAGGGTCTGTAGCTTGGATGTTCGACCCATACTGCGCGAAGCCAGTAGCAGATATCTGGAGTTGGTTCAAACCTGCCGTCAGGTTGAGTAGGGGTGCGGCGCCGGTTACAGTTGTGGATCCGACGAGCTCGCCGTTGAGGAATACAGAGGCACCGAATACTGGGTTCGTGCCGTCGGTGACTACGATCGTCGTCGAGAACGCCGGAGCTGAGGACTGTAGTGTAAAGGAGAGTGACCCTTGGTAGGTCGTGAGCACGATGTTCTGAGTCTGCGCACCGTATCCGGGGACAGTTACCGTAACGAGAACCGTTTGCCCTACATCCCCTGGGATATTGAGATTGATGATCCCCTGGCTAGTGGTCTGGGCGCTGGCCCCATTTGCCGTGACTGTGGCGTTCGGGATTCCCGTGTTGCTGCTGTCATTGACAACAATAGTGGTCAGCATTAGGAGGTCTTCCAGAGACTGGAGACGGACTTCTCAGTAGCAGAGGATCCGGTCTGTGTTGTAGTTGGCGAGAAGAGACTCGAGAAGTTCAGAGGGACTAGTGGGCTCAGGTCAGTGGCGAAGTAGGTGAGGACCTGTTCCAGCATGATGTCTGCGACACCGATGGTGCTTCCGTCCGTGATGAACTCGACGCCGTAGAGCGACTGTGTGCTGACATAGCCCTGCTCGTTGGTGAAGAGAAGCGTCAGCGTAAATGGAGGGAGCTGATCGAGCTTGGTGTAGACCGTGTCCTTTGACAGATCGGACATCAATCCAGACTGGAGGAACCGGTAGAGAACTTCGGTGGTGAACTTCGACAGGATAAGGGTCCCAGCAATGGTGCGCGAGCCGCGCGCTATGCCTTTGGGATTGATGTAGCCGAAGGGACGCACTTGCGTCTTGGCTCGATGAGTAGAGATCGTGATCGCGTTGGCTTCCATCAGCTGCTTGCCGAGGTAGCCTTTCACCTGACTCCCATTGAACTTGGGGGTCTGAGGGATCTCGATCAGGATGCGACACGATGATCCTGAGAACGCTGCTTCCCCATCGGTGTAGACCAGAGAGCCCGTGCCCGATGTGGGATCAAGCTGCGGATGAACGCGCGCATCAAGAGTAGTGGGATCGAACTGAAGGATCGCTCCCTGGCCGAGGTCCACTGATGAGGCCGGCGAGGGATTGACGGGATTGCCATTTGCATCCCTAACGATTGCCGGGTTCTGAATTCCAGCCAGTAGCGCCGAATCTAGGTTGAGACCGCCAGGTGCCTGGATGCTTGTGAGCGGATAGTTCGGACTCGACGGGGGTGCAAGCGGATCAAGCGGCGCTACCGGCGCGCCTCCGCTGATCAGGGAGAGGAAACTACCTGAAGTGAGTCCGCTAGTTGTGAGGGGAGTAAAGCTCATGGATAGGCAATACAAAAGGCAGCTTCAGCATGACTCGTGACAGTACACGTGCCAAAGCCAAAGCTGCCAGTTGGTGATTACCGGTTTAGACCCCCGGCAGGGTAGCGCCCTTCGCAGGGCAGTGTTACAGGTTAGATCGTTGCGCCGAGGCCCGCAGCGCTGAACGGAGAGTCCATCGCCTGAAGGGGCTCAATCGAACGTGCAACGAAGGTCGCCTGGGTCTCGGTCACGGTATCGTCGATCGACACGCCAGTTCCTTCATTGAGGATTTCCACACCGAAGATCTTCGCGCCGGCCATTGCGCCGTACTCGTTGGCAGCTCCGAGAGAAATGTCGAACGGAAGGATCTGGTCGGAGTACCACGGCACTGCCAGCTCAGTCCACGAAGGACCGGTGACCGTGTTGTCGAGCGTGTTGATCGTCGAGCCAACTGTCGGACCGAGGTCACGAACGAGTGAGCTGTTGAAGATCGCCGCGCCGGACGTTACCGCGTCGGGGTTGGTGAACTGGGGGCGGATCTCATCCACGTCGGCCACGAACTTGCCGCGAGCCTGGTAGAAGAGGGCGAGCAGTGCATGGCGGTCGAAGTTGACCCAGACCAGGCTGCCGGCAATACCACGCTTGTTACGGGCATAGGCGCGCGGGTCGGGAGAGCCCATCGTGTAGATCGGTGCCTTCTCACGCGTGACAGAGTAGCTTACGCCCTGCAGCTCGGCGAAGAAGAACGGGCCGATGTTGCAACGGTAGTCTGCACCTGCAAACGAGTTGTAGGACTGAGTGATCGGGCTCTCAAGAGCGCCGCCAACGATTGGGAAACTGGACACGATTGGTTCTCCTGGCCGGGTGGCTTAGGCTGAATTGGGGAGGGAAGGTGAAGAGGAGGGCCTCCGGCGGATGTTCTCGCCGGAGTCTGAAGCAGCGTGCTTACTGCCCGATCGCAACATTCGCTGTGAGCTGGATCAACTCATCTGCCGGGTGGCAGGTAATGTTCAGAGTGGCATGGCCAATACGCTGCTGGGCGGGAGTGGACTTGATGTTCACTGAAGGCCGTGTGCAATAGCCTCGGGTCTGAAGGCCAACGAGATCCTGGGTGAGTTGGGTCTGCATGGAGATCAGGGTGAGACCGTCGAGAGAGGACTGACCGATGTAGTTGTTGGCACGGTTGAGCAGGGTCTGGATCACGACTCCCATACAACGAACGCGCACCATGTTGGTGTAGTCGCTGAAGTTGGTCGCGGCCGTAAGATCATGCAGAAGCGCAGGATTCTGGTTGATGCCCTTCGAGCGAAGAACAGAGATCTTCGCTTCGGTGAGTGCATCGAGCTGGGCCGGAAGCGGGTTCCAGACCTGGGCCATGCGAACCTGCTTGTTGGTCAGACCGGAGGCTGCATCGAGACCGGACAGGAAGCCTGCGACGATACCGGCGCCGTTGCCGACGTAGTTCGCAGCGTAAGCGGTGGTCAGGAAGCCGAAGTCGGCGAAGACATGGATGTAAGCGCCTGCGTCGTTCGGGTTGTTGTTGCCGTCGAACACGATCGGTCCGTCGTAGGCATCGTTCGTGGTGACGAAGAGGCCAGGCTTACGGAAGCCGGATGCGTGGTCGGTGGCCAGAGCATTGAGCTTGGTCGACGTGATACCCGTCAGGTATGGGATACCGAGCAGGCCGCCACCATCACGAACTGCGTTGCCAGCTACGTTGTAGACCGGCAGGAAGCCGACCCAACGACGGGTGTCGGTGAGGTTGACAGACGCCGGGAGGGAAGTGCCGATCACAGCAACTGCCTTCGGACCGATCTGGCTGATCTCAGCGCAGAAGGAGGCGATGGTGTGCGCGAAGTTGACCTCGAAGAAGCCAGCAGCTACACGCGCAGCAGCAGAAACAGCAGACATCGGGGTGACAGTTACGCCGGCTGAGTTCTTGGTCGCTCCAGCCCACTGGTAGATGTTGTCGTTGTACTGGTCCTGGGTAACAAGCAGCCAGTCGAGAGCATCGCGGTTTGTGGCCGGGTTGTTCTTGACGGTCGTGGCGTCGCCAGTGACATAGAAGGCCACGTTCGGCGCATCGACGATCGCATCCGGAACGTAAACGATCTTGACCTGGATTCCCTGGAGAAGATCGAACGCCTGACGGAGAGCAATGTAGATCTCGCGCTTGCTGAGGGAGGTGCCATCGACAGGAGCTACGATGGTCGGAACCGTGGTGTGCAGACCAGCTGTCTCAGCTGCTGCTGCAGTGATGGTAACCGACCCAGTCAGGAGAGGAGTCTGACCTGTTCCGAGTGGGAGACCGACGTTTCCAGCAACAGCAATGGCGCCGCTCTCACCGCTTGCCGCGGAGATCGAGATGTCACCGGTGTCAACTCCAGCGTTGGCGACGTTCGAGAACTGAATCTCGCCGTCCTTCCATACATTGAGCACACCAGCTGCGTACCAGATCTGGTAACGGGCCGCTGCGTCTGCAGTCACATCCGAGAACGTGATGTCAAAGCCGGGGGTCGTTGCGCTCGTGGTCTGATCAGCACCTACACCCAAGAGCTGCATCGGCTTGGTACCGATACGGTAAGCAAGGACGTTGTCCGAGTTGGTGGCGACTTCAGCAGCCGCACGGAAGAGACTTCCTGCGAAGCCGAACTCTGCTGAGGTAACTCCAAGGTCAGAGACCTGGAACGGGGTGCTTACAACACCCTGACCGGCAGTACCGAGCACAAGAACTGCATCGTCGCTTGGCTGGAATGCGGAGTTGAGACCGCCGTCGAGCGTGTTTACGATGGTGCCCGGAAGGTAATTGAATGGCTGCATTGTGGAGAATCTCCCTCTCAGGGGTCCGGCTTAGGCCGTCTGAAGAACAGTGATTGGTTGTTGGTCTTGGCCAAGCTGGCCGACGACAGTCATCTGGTCGATGAGCCGTTCGGAATAGGTGTCGAGGAAATGAACCTTGACCTGATAGGTCAACGTGCCGAAGTAAATCTCTTGCTCTTCGTGGGTTTCGAACCCGTCTTCACCGCGGCCAACAAACTGAAACTTGTCAGCTCCACGACCTTCGAAGAACTTGTACCGATTGGCATACTGCAGCATGAAGCGGTGAAACCAGGTCACCAAGCGGCTGCGAGTGGGGTTGGACTTTGACCAGATCGTGAACTCAACAGTGAGGAGCTCGTCGTACTGGTCTGTCTTGATGACATACCCGGTTTGGTTCGGATCGGGCGCCTGAAAGGTGTAAGGCCTCCGAGAAACTGTCCCGTCGTTTCCTACCTGGGCTGGAACTGAACTTAGAACTCTGAAGGTGATGACATCGAACGCCTGATCGACCTTAGTCAAACGCGCCTTCGGAAAGGAGTGGACGTAAAGGGGATTGGCATTGTCGGGGATTTGCACCGACGCTACATAGAGGTTGAGGCCCTCTTTGACGATGTCGAAGAACTCATCTGGACTGACTGAAGGCAGCGACGAGCGCAGACGTGGGATCTGTCGGGCATTACGTGGATGTGCGCTGCCCAATAGAAAACCCCTATCGGGCCTGTCTAGTATAGGAAGATCTTGGACCTACACCGGATTAGCTGACGTTCTCCTTGATGAGGCCAAGTTCGAAGTAGGCCACAGTGGCGTTGTCGCCGCGGATTGGTGTCGTCGACAGGATCTTCCACTTGGCGGATCGGATGGGCTGACCGGTCCCGTCAGTGGCCAAACTACCATCGCCATTCACTTTCAACTGGTAGAGCTTGTCGGGAGTGAGCGCTTGGGGGAGGGTGTATCGCTCGTAGTTCAGATATACGTTCCACTCGACGTAGCCGGTGTACCTGTTTGGATCGGTGTCGCCGTAGGCAGCAAGAGGGTACTGACCAGATCCAAGGATGGCTGGCTTGTAGACCGGGGCCACACCGGCAAAGATGCCGGCTGTGACGATGCGTTCGGTGAACTGGTATGACTCCCCCTGGCAGAAAGAGCAGTTGGACCGACGTGTTCCTCCACCATTGGGGTCCCAGCAAGCCGGGCAGGGTACATCATTGAACTCGCGCAGGACAACATACTGTCCCTGGGGAGGCATATCGACTCCGCCGAAGAGGACCTTGTGCATTTCAACGCGCATATCGATCGTGGCCGAGAAGTCTACTCCGCCAGCGCCGGTCGTTGCGGTATCTGTTGTGCCCCAGTAATCCATTTAGAACGCGCCATTCAGTGACATTGAGAAAGGTGAGGTGGCGAAGAGGGAAGATCCTGACTGCCAGACACCCGAGCGAAATCCCATCATCATGCCTGAGAACATCGGGCTCCCAAAGAAGTGGACTGCTTTGCCTCGGCCGCCGTTGCCACCGTGTCCGCCACCAGTAGAGCCGTTGGCTCCCATACCAGTGACGACCCAGTTGCGCCCGGGGGTACGTTCTCCCCAGTCCATGACACCCTTGCCGGCCATCGTCGCCTTGACATGCCCGCCGGGCGAAGCTTTGCCGCCGGAGCGGAGAGTGACTTCGTACAGCTTCATGCCATCCTTCAGATCCTTGAGCAGTTCGGGGGTTCCTTCGGATTCGAAGCCCTTCTGCTTGGTGATGCTGAAGTTGGCCAGGACGTGCGCCGCGGGCGCGCCGGCCCCGCCGCTGGTGATATTCATGAGCAGGTCACGCGCTGCGGCATTCTGCACCCATTGATTCTGGGCTCCCTGGAAGCGGATCAGATTATCGCCGTGGATATGATCCTTCCGGACGAGAAGGAGATCGCACTCCTGACTGGCGTTGTAGATCGAGGACGCGATGGTGATGTCCTGCAGCTTCCGAATGAGAGGTCCACCTGATAGCTTGACCTGATTCACCGAAGCATAGAACGGATCGCACGCGCTCAGGATGTCGAAGGTCACAGGCTCCTGCAACGTCGGGCCGGAGACCAGGCGGATACCAGCGGGGATCGTGATATGCAGAACGAGATTGAGCATTAGACCTGGAGGTAAGCTTTGATGACGGTAACGGCGCCCGAACCATCACGGATAATCACGTGGTAGGTGCCGGAGATGACAGTGAGAGCTCCCGTGATCCAGTTGCCCGATGTATCCAACTGGGTGGAGGCCACAGCATTGACTGTTGCCGTAGCCCCGGTCTGCCAGTCGCTCGAACGGTACACATAAAGTGTGTAGGTCTGAGGGTTGGGGACAGTTACTCGGAGAGCATTGGCTGTCGGGGTGTTTTGGGTAAGGACAATTGCAGTAGAGGCACCAACCAGCTGTTGCTGAGTGACGATGTCCATGCTCTCGTGAGCATAGAAATACTTGTCAGGAATGGCCGGATCAGCGGCAGGATCGCCGGCAACGAAGTAGCTGATATCGATGTAGTCGTGACCGGATACCGACGGGAAATAGGATAGGGTGTACCGCCCGCCGCCGTGGCCCACATGTTCAACAAAGGTGAGTGGATCCGTGCAGGCTATCCCATCCCGTGTGAAGTAGACACTGAGAAATGACTGAGCAATCCCCGTGACAGGGATACCGTCGACTAGAACGCGGAAGTCAAAGGAACGGGTTCCACCCAGGATGAACATCGACGACATTACAGCTCCTTGCGGGGAACGAGCTGTTCAACGAGGTGATCCATCTTGCGTCTCAACCGAAGGATGATGAAGATTGCGACCACGCTCGTCACATTCGCCAAGATTGCAAGGGGGAGGGCAGCGTGCGCCCACACCTGATTGAAGTGGATCGTCATATGTTAGTTCCCTGTGTGCTTGAGTTCCGTCAACCAAGCTTCGACACTCTTGAACCTCTGATCGAGTTCATTTCGAGGAACGAATGACGCGAGCAGGGGACCCCAGTTCTCGAGCATGGTGGCGATACGCGGCAGAGATTCCAACTTGGCGCTGATGCTGCCGAGGTCGGTCTTCATCTGCTTGAGATCCTGCTCATGAAGAGCAAGTTGAATGCGAGTCGTCTCTTGAGCGGCTTCAATCTTGGCGATCGCGTCTACGCGCGCCTTGAACAGGGTTTCAAGGACGAGAAACCGACGGGAAAGAACCAATGCATAACGAATCGCGTAGATCGTCATTGGGACAGAGATCGCCGTAATGTATTCGAATGCATTCTGTGGTGCGACGCTCATAATGGATCCCCGGAGATAAGTTGAGCGCGCTCGAAATGCACGTCACTGAAGCAGCAAGCCTCAATTACTGGCTAGTATAGGAACCGAGCTTAGGCTGCCGGTGCTCGGTTGGTGGCGGTGCTGCTGTCGGTGAGTTGGAACTTGGCCACAAGCGTTCCCGCGGGAGACAGGATGGTCAAAGTCTGAGGATTCACGGTCTTATCGATGGTCCAGCTGCCCATTTGGTAGTCATGGAGGTCCTGAATGTTCTGGACCGCCGGGCTCAGGATCGATAGGCTGGCCGGATCGAAGGGAAGGTTGTCGGTCTTGATCTTGATCGCCTGGACCAGAATGGAGTTGTCCGGGGCAATAGTGGCCAGATCGGTGAAGTGCGCCACAGAGGAGTCCTTGGCTACGGTCGCGTCTTTCGCCACAGTCGAGTCCAGAGCCACAACACCAGTGACGCGGCTGTCGCCCAACCGAAGGGACTGAAGGAAGCGGCCGCTGATCGTGATTCCATCGGAGGCATACGATACCAGCGCCACATAGTCACCGTCCTGCGCACCAGTTGTGTTCCATGGATATGCGTAAACAGCTTCACTGCCAGCGAGTAGGGTCATGGTCTGCGCGTTGACGATGATCGAGCTGTCGGAAAGACGAACGACACTGACCAGGGGAACAACAGTCACGGTAGGTGACGTGCCATCTGCCTTGGTGATCGAGAGAACGAGATGCTGGGTATCGCCGGCAAAGATCATGTTACTCAGTCGCCGGAGCTGCCGGCGGTGTATCGACTGGTGCTACAGGGGTAGAAGCTACGGCTGCTGTGCTCGTCAAGGGACTCTTAGTGAAGAGACCAATCAGGGACAGAGCTGCGCTATAGAGGAAGGTGTGGGAAAGACGTACTAGACCGGTGTGCGTGAAGAGCACGGCCTCATGATCGGCATTGACGATGACCTGGTACGCCTCGGCCGCGGCGCCGGTGACGGTGGCGACAATGAACGTCCGGCTATAGGTCTTCGCACGTGAGAAGTCCTTTACCAGAGCAGGCTTGTACCTGGCATAGAACTTCTTCGCAGCTGGTAGTGCCCTTGCTGTGATTTGAGGAGGGAGCTGTGGAAACTTCATGGCTATTGACCACCTATCTTTCTCATTACAGAGAGTGCGCCAGGATTGCGATGCCGATCGCTCCAGCTACCAAGCCCACTTTCTTGAGGGTCTTCTTCCAGGCAGGTTCGATCTTGATCTTCTTCAGGGCTTTGTTTTCATTCGTGAGCGAGACATTGGTCTTCTGCTCGAGTGCATAATCTTTCTGGCATCCATCGAGAACGATTGCTTGCTTCTGACAGGAGAGATTGTTCGCTGCCAGTTGCTTGAGACCATCCCCGCTGATCGTGGCGACAGGTAGGTCGCCGATAGCTTTGTCATTGGCGGTTGTGGTCGGAGCCACGCCTGGAATGGTTGATGGCACGACAATCGGCTGAATGTTGAGCCCCGGAGTGCTCGGAGGAGCAGAGGACTTGATCATTGCCAGAGTCTGGAGCACTGTCTGATTCTGCTGCTGATTCTGCTGCATCTGCGCCGTGACAACGGCGACTTGCTGCTTGGTCGACTCATTGACGGCTGCGATCTGCTCCTTGAGGGCTGCTTGCTGCTGCGCACCTTGCTGGACGATAAGGGTAGCGTTGGCATTCGCAACAGCATTCGAATTCGACTCATGAACGAAGATGAAACCAATGGCAAAGAGAGCCACGATAACAATGGTCCAGGTTCGAATGTGGTTGTGGAGTGCTGGCGAGTTCCAGAAGGAGGTGGCAGCTGTCTGGATTGAAGCTGCGGTCTGCGTCACATCTTGTGCGATCGTGTCCGGCATGATTTAGATTCCTGGCTTCGCTGCGCGGGTCGCCCATGCAGAGATTTCGTTGGCTGAGGCACGGACTGTGATGGCAACCTGGCGATAGTGCTCCTCGAGCAGGTTGATGATCTTGTCCATAAGGACTGGTGTATTGGCGCTGTTTATGGCAGCAATCGTTCCAGGACCAACCTTATGGTCCACAACGACCGACTGGCCGGCCGCATTGAGAGCGCCCTGCGCGATCTGGGCCGAGGCCACCACACCGCAGTTGACTGCGATGTCGAGGAGCTTGTTGGCAATGGGCTGTGAAGCTACCTCACTGAGGCGAAGGGGAGCGGCATAGTCGGAGTTGTAGATGCCAGTGGCGACAACGACCGCGTCAGCATACGACATCGCGTAGGTGAAGAAGTCAGGACGTACATTGGGATGGGATTTCTGAGCGATTCCGAGACGGGTCGTCCCGCCTCGATCGACTGTGATCAAGCCAGGATGACGAGGACTATCCTCATTCTTCAGGATGTAGGCAACTGCCTTGCTGATATCGGCCATGAGAGGCCTCCTTACGAGTCGAGCGGCCATCCAGAGATGAGGATGGTGATCTTGTTGCCGGAAATGGTGACGGTGGGCGTCAAGCCGGCGGGAACCTGAACCATGGGGTCATTCAGGATTGGTTCGAGGGAGAGAAGGATTTGCTCTGCAGTGACTGAAGATGTGTCAATAGCACCCGGGAAGATGACGTCGATCTCTTGGGACAGGTCATTGCCGATGGCCCATAGCCGCTGTTCGATCTTGATAGACCCGGGCGAGAGCGGGAGATTGAGGACTGGCAGAGGAGACTGAGCCGGCGGAACGACAAGGTTCAAATCTCCTGTGGTGAATGACCACTGGTAGTTGTAGGCCAGGGTCAGACCGTTGAGATCCTTGATGGAGTCACTGGTGAGCTGGCCAGGGCCAACTATCAAGAGGGTGTAGACCACATTCGGACGGAGCGGCACCGAGGGTGTAAAGGTCAGGATCGTATTGCCGTTGGTCGCCGCAGTGAAGGCGAAGGTGCCTTCGATGTACTCACGGCCATTGAGAAGCTTCGGGTTCGCTACGATAAGGGACTGGGGAACGATGATGCTGGTCTGCCCAGGGCCGGTGAGCGAGAAGGTCGTGCTATTGATGGTCGACAAGTCCATCGGCGCGCTGAAGCCAATGATGATCTTCGCTCCAAGAACGATGTCACGAGCGCCGGATGCCGGAGAGGTACTGATTACGGTAGGCGCTGGCATTTACTCTTTCTCGATGAAACCTGGGAGTTCCTCTTCGTAAATCCGACCAAGGCCGCCGAAGATACCGGAGCCAGGGGATGTGTTGCTCTTGGGCCGCTCGATGCGCAGGGTCCCGGTAGTTCGGATCTCTTCCTGCATTCGCTCGTAATCGGCTTCACTTTTGGGAGTGATGAAATAGGTGTTGCCCTGTGGGTCCTTGCCGGTCATGACCCGTGGGCCAATCTCATCGCCTTCTTTGACAAGAGACATCGTGCGGGCTTTCACGGCCTTGTCTATATCCGACATGATCTTGCCGGTGGCGCCGGCGGAGGCTTCGGTGCCAGTGACGTCAGTCAGTCGGCCGTCGGCGAGCGCGGCGCGCAGGGGGCCTTCTTGCGCAGTCGCGGGAACAACTTGAATGGGAGCGTTACGGGTGACGAAGAAACCGTAGGACTGAACGCGGGCAGCCTTCTCGGTGTTGAGCATCAGCACGCGACCAGCCAGAGGGCCTTCGTATGCCGGAGACGCTCCAGGCAGAATGATGAGTCCAGACATTTAGATAGAGACCTCTCAGAGACCAGTCTCCTGATCCGAGCCTTCGAGCCAAAGTTATGTAGTTGAGGAATGTGCCCGAAGATACATAGCCGCGGCATCGACTACTGTTGGTTCATCCAAGAAGTGAGCGATACCAAGATTGCAGCGGGTACAAAGTAATCCACGTACTGAACCGGTAATGTGATCGTGATCGACCGCTAATCTCTTACCGTTTGTGCCAGGTTTGAGGCATATTGCGCAGACGCCATTCTGTGAAATTAGAAGGAGCTGGAAGTCTTCCTCGCGGAGGAATATACCTAGCCGCTGACGATCTCTTTGCTTCTTCTGAGTCGAGTGATGAGGCAGACATGCCCTCGCTCTGTCTACCGACAAGCATCTCCAAGCTTGCTTTCCTGAGGCTCGTATTCCTTTTGTACGAATACCTGCAGGACCACAAACTGAACATTGTGCTGTTCGACCTGCGGCATCGATATTTGATAGTTTGTGTCGCATTCAAACAAAAGAGGGTGGCGCGATGGCCACCCTCTCGTGAAGGGTCTAAGACCCGTGTGCTTAGTTCGCGTTGTTGACGTCGAGCGGTGTGGTACCGTCGAAGATCTTGACTGCCGGATCCATGAGGTCCTGGAACGGGCTGTTCGCGTCGGAGAGGTTGAACACCGAGCGTGCCGGCAGAACAAACTCGTTCGGGCGAACCTTCACGTTCTTGGCCACTGCGACTGCCTGTGCCTCATGGAGGATGCCGAAGCCGTAGGTCTCTTCGATCGCCATGTAGTTCAGGCCGTAACGCTGGTCGGTCCAGTCCTTGACGTGTGCATCCTCGCCGACGATGAGAGCACCGAGGTTACGCGACTCGAACATGAGAATGTCCGTGGTGCGGTTGATCGGGTCAAAGTTGACGAACGGGGATACCAGGATCTTGAACGGCAGGCCGAGGTAGTTCGGCAGCTGCATCGCCGAGTCCTGACGCTGCGGGAGACCGTCTGGGCGAGAAGTCTGTCCACCGGTCTGTACGCCATTGACGTACTTGCCCTGCTGACCAGCTCCGTTGCCGAGACCCTTGAAGTTGTAGAAGTCGTTGCCCTTCGACGCTGGGTTACCGCTCCAGTTGGCGAAGTACGAACCACCACCAGCCTGGATCGCGAACTCGCGAAGGACCGGATCCTTGACCCACATGAGCCAGGTCATCGGGTGTACGAGCATGGTGTCAGGAATGAAGCCCTGTGCCATGACCTGTGCGTACATGTCGAAGACGTCATCGAGCGTCATCGATCCGTTGAGCACGCCCTTGTAGTTACGGCCGGTCGTGGTGCCCTTGACTGGCTGAACGAGCGAAGAGGTGAGACGAGCAGCTGGGTTGTTGTCATAGACAACGGTGCCGAGCTGGGTGATGAACGAGAAGATGTACTCTTCCTTGTGGCGGGCAAGGGCGTTACCGGCAAGACGGAGCCAGTAGTTGATCCAGGGGTAGCTGGATTCCTTGACGAAGCGCTCATGGATCTTGAGTCCGAGGCCGTGACGCTTGACGGTCACGCCGAAGCTCTGAGCTCCACCGATGTTGATGTTCACGAACGGAACGTCAGCACCGTCGGCAACCTCTTCTGCACGCAGAGGCTCGATCGCCGGGAACACGGTCATCATGCCCTCTTCGTACTCGATGCGCTGAAGGAGGTTGGTACCGATCAACAGGGGCTCAATACCCTCCTGGACCATCTGGGTCATGGCGCGAGGAATAAGGAAGGCAGCATTCTGGACGTCCATTGCGTCCTTCATGGTGAACTTCTTATCGGTCTCGGGGTCGTAACCGTTGGTACGGAAGATATTCTCGAGACGCGCAAGGTTCTTGTAGTCGCCGTCAGTCATCGTGATTGTTGGGGTGTGCTGCATGAGTACGTGCCTCCTAAAGGCGTTTCAGTCCTGGTGCGGACGGGATTGTGAATTGGGGACAGAGAATGAAGCGTCTTAGGATCGGGCGATCCGGACTTCGACACTGCTCTTGCAGCGATCGCAGCGGAAGTTGCCGGCGATCTGACCAGAGGAATTGGCCTTTGCGAGAAGCTTGTTGCAAGGCTTGCTTGCATCAGCAGCTCGCGGAGAGTGGCAGCGTAGGCCGCCGTCTTGGACGACGGCCTTACCGCTTGTGATAATCGTCTGCACCATTCGTGATGGTCCTGTCTCGACTTACAGGTTGATACGCACGATCACGTGAGTGGAGTACTCAGGACGGAGCGTCTTGGCCTGATCGATGGCGTGAATGAACAGACCATCGGTCGTGACGGAGATGTGGTACGGAAGACCGCGAGTTGCGGAACCGCCCATACGGATGGCGACAGGGTTCGGATCAACCATCGGACCAACCATCGGACGATCGAACTGAGTGCGAACGCGGCCGAGGAAGCCAACTGGGTTGAGGTTCTGGATACCGATCACGCGCCCGACAATGTCGCTCGGGTTGTGGACGGCCGGATCATACGGGGAGAAGTTACCCGCATCCGTTCCGTTCGCCTGGGAAGAAGCCACTACAGCAGAGCCGTAGGAGAATCCGCCAACGCCCGATGCACCGGTGAAGTGGGTGAAGGAACGACCGAGGCCCTGGAAGTAGCCCGTGATGCCATCCGTTGCAGCAAGCTGCGTCAGGGTGGTCGGGGTTGCACCGATCCATGGCAGCTTGAGAACAAACTGGGTCTGGATGGCGGTTCCCATCTCGTGCATGTAGTTCAGGACCAGGAAGCCCACTGGAACAACGCCGTCGAGGACGTAGTTGATGCCGGTTGCGGAGCTGGTGGTGTTGATGTTCGCGCCGGTGTTCACGCCACCGATGTACTGGTACACGTTACGGACAGCCGCGCCGATGGGGCGGGCCTTACCGGTCGGGAAGAGGTCGCAGGCCTGGCCGAAGGTTACATCTCCAGTGCGGATCGTGAGGACCTGACCAGAAGGCAGGGTCACGGTGTCGCCGGCTGCAGCGTCCGAAGGAGCTGCGAGAACAGCGAACTCACCAGCAGATGCAACGCGTGCGCCAGTCTGGGGGTTGAATGCGAACCGGATGTCCGAAGGGGAGTATGCAATGACGCAATACTGACCAGCGTTCTTCAGGATGGCAGACCCGCTATCGGTCGCGCCGGCAACGTCAGCCGAAGCTACGTCAACGGTGAACTCAGATGCGCTGGCGGTCTGAACAACGAAGGTGCCGTTGAGCGCCGCGGTGTTCGTGAGACCAGTGATGACGATCGACTCGCCAGCCTTGAGCTGACCAGACTTGGTCGAAGTCAGGATTCCGGTTCCGCCTTCAATCTGCGAATGGGTGATGGCAAGGGCCTTGGCCGGAGCCTGGGTACCGGAGAAGAGACCAGCTGGCACGAGGCCGCCGTTCTTGTCCTGGCCGACGAGCTGGTGCGCGCCGATCACGATCGAAGCAAGCTTCGGGTGACCCTGGTCCTGACGGAGGGTAGGAAGGTATGGCGCCGGGTATGCAACTGGCAGCCAGGGGCGGAGCCATTCGGACGACTCAAGGTCCGGGGTGGTCTGACCAATACGATCCTGTCCATACAGGTTGCCGAAGAACTGGCCGTTTACGTCTCTGCTCATTGTGTTTTCCTTTGAAGGGGTTACTTGATCTGTGCAGCCTCGAGCCGCATTTTGCCGAGGAATCGCGCTCTTTCGGGAGGCGACATATAACGAAGGCGTGACTGGAGCAAGTGCTGAGCCTCAAGAGTGGCTTCATCCAGGACAGCGTCTGTTGCCGTAGCAGCAGCTGCTGTCGCATCCGTGATCTGTGTGTGGTCATCAACCGCTACGGTCGTCTCGATGGGCGTTGTAGCAGCAGTGGAGTCTGTGAACTTGAGGCCCGTGAGGATGTCGGATACCGAGTCGCGCAGGCTGGTGATATGCCGCTTCGACAGGGACTCGATCTTCTCGTTGGTCTGCTCGGCAGTCAGGCTCTTGAAGCCGTCGTGTCCCTTGAGTACGTTGTGCATGACGATTTGCTGAGCGAGGGTGTGCTTGGTCGCTGCGAGGATGACATTGCGCGATGAAACGAGCGCCGTGTTCTCGGCAACAAGCGAATCTTTCTCGGACATGAGGCCGTTGAGAACCTCGTCCTTCTCATCCAGCTCGGAGCGCATCAGAACGACGTGATCCTTATTGCCGGCGAGACGGGACATTGCCCAGGCGAACTGGTCGTCTGCACTCCAGTGATCAAGCATGGAACGAACTGCCTGACGAAGAATCCAGGTTGCGTCGTAGTAGCCGTCGGTCTCCTTCGGAAGGGCGGTGTAACCCTTGTCGAGGGACTTCAGAGTGGCTACGAGCGAAGCCCGTACTTCAGGTGCGATCTCTTTCGGAGCGGTAGCGCCATCCTTGAGGACGACAGAACCAATGGCAGCATCTACGAGCTTGGTGTACGCCTCGTCTGTCTGGTTGGACCCGTCGGCGACGGCGGTGGTGTCTTCACCCGCCTTGGTTGGAGCAGGAAAAGCCGCTTCTTTGATCGTGATGTTGCCCAGGATCTGATCTCTGAGCTCTACTGAGATCTTGGCGCGTCCCAGAACCGTCCGGGCAGCAGCTGCAGAAGCAGCGTCAGCGATCGGGAAGGTCGAGAGCGGACCACAGTAGGAATCTTTGTTGTCGACAAGCTGGGTGTCGCCCATCTCGAGAACTACTTCAGCCAGGACACCAGCGGCGTCAGCGAAGAAGTCACGATCGAGATCGTTGGCTGCTTTCCAGTCAGCGAAGTCGGTGGCCGCGGGAGCAGCATCTGCCTTCGTGCATTCGCAGTCATCTCCACCCTCGCAACCCTCTTCGTGCTTCATGGCGATTTCCTTGCCCTGAAACTCCTTGGCTGCCTTGGCGGACTTGGTGGAAACACCCTTGGATTGACCGGACGGACCAGCCTTCTCCTTCTTCTTGGCGTCTTCCATCAGCTCTACGAGTTCTGCTGCTACAACTGGGTCAGTCGCGTCCTGCACGATGGCGTCCCACTTGTTCTTGCGAATCTTGGCATTGACGACGGAAACCAGGCTGCGCTTCGAGGTCTTCAGCTCTTCCGTCTCAGGCGCCCAGGCAGCGAGTGAGTCCTTGACGGACAGAGCACGCTCAGAGGTGAGATCTGGGGACTTCAGTTCGGTGCTTAGCGCAGCAAAGTCAAGCGTCGAAATGTCGAGAACTGAATTCATTGAATCCTCGGCTACAGACAAATCGGACTCATACAAACCATCCGTGAGTCGTAGTCCGTCAGCGGTTGCGGTGTTCTGCATGTTGATTGGGAGACCCAGGAAGAACATCTTCTCTAGGCTGTCGGTCAGAACCTTCTTGCTGAGGGTGGTGGCGAATGGGTCAGCAGCGAAGTTGATAAAACTGACTTCCTGGTTGATCAACGAGCCGGCGATGATGAACATCGACTTGCCGTCTTCCATCTCGCCCGGCTTGTGTCCGCACTTACCGTCGGTTGCCCAATCGGTGTGGCACAGAGAGCAGACCGCAGCATCGGTTTTGAACCCGACTGAAACTGTGAGGTACTCATCAGCTAGAACTTTGCGGATCGCATCGGGATTCGTGATGCGCAGACCGAGGTCGGTGTAACCCAGACCCGTGTACTCGTCAAGCGGAAGTAGATTGTCTACGATCCAGTCAACTGAATCGAACAGGCTCTTTCGCTTGCGACCGTCACGCTGGTAGAAGAGGAAGTCCTTCAGGACAGGCATGTCAGTGCTGTACTTGTAGCTCTCGTCGACGTACTTTGCTTCGAGAACTCTTCCAAGAACATCACCATGCTCGTTGTGTCCAATAAGGACCGGGCGGGCTGTTCTCAGAGTGGTGAGGCCATCTTCAGACTTCTGTGGGAGCCAGGTGTGAATGGACTCCATCATCTTGTCGGGGCGGTAGAATCTCCGGTTCCCGTTGACGATGCCAGCATGGGAAGCAGCTACATGAACAAGCAGGCTGTGGCCAGTGTCGGACTGAGAGTCCTTGCACTCGAACAGGTGTTGCTTATTCTCCCGGACTTCCGTAGGGCGGAAGGTCCAGAAGTCGCGCATCTGGATCCAGGACATGCTGCCTCTGACTTCTTACTGGTTTTGTGTGGAAGGACCGTACCCGGGGAGAGAAACAGGCGTTGGGCCTTTGCTCGTATCCGTAATCGGGGTTACACGGTAGTGAATTTGCTTAGAGAGATTCTGTGCGTCGGCGATCGGTGTTTTCCGGATCTGGTGAGGATGCTGGAAAAAGGTCACATTCGTCGGCTTGGTCGGATCTGAGGACATCGGATGCCTTGAGGCTCAGGCTCGATGACACAAGCACAGAGACCAGATCGGGGTCGTAGGTTGTAGCCACAAGCGACTTCATGTGGTCTATCCCCGTTCGGTCCTGTCTAGTATAGGAATTCACATCACCTTCAACGGAATCACTAAGCAACCGGTCGGCTATCGTGTCGATCACGGCTGCTGATCGCACCTTCCAATCAGCGATATCCATGGAGCCAGTGAGACCGCATTCGCTCTGCATTGTCTCTGCAAGACTCACCAGTTCATCGGTGAAATCAGATGCTGCTCCTTCAAGCGCGCTCTGTGCCTTCGTTGGCCCGAGTGCAGTACCGTGCTGATTGGAGGGTGCATTCTTGTTTGCAACGGACTTCGCCGCGGGTGAGCTCTTCTTGGCGGTAGCGCGCTGAGGAGCGCCGCCACCAGCTTTGATGTGCGCAGTCTTCGCTTCGAGGACACTGACTTTGTGGCCGGAGGTAGCCTCGGAGTGAGCGGTCTTCGCCTTCATGAGACCTTGCTCGATGTTGGCCTGCTTGCCGGCGTGCTCGGTCTGCAGCGGCAAAGCTTCCTTCATCTGCTCATGCTGCATCTCCATGATGTCCATCTGCGATTTAGCTTTGGCCTTCTCTGTTTCCTGGACCAGGCGAACGACGTGCAGATCGAAGTGCAGCTTCTTGCGCTGAACCTCTTTGAATGTCTTCTTGCCGATCATCTTGCGCGCTTCATCCTCGTCGATGAGGTTGTTGAGGAAGAGCTGGATGACGTGGTTCTCGAACTTGATCTTGTTGTCGAGGTCGATCTCGTGGAAGAGGATCCATGTGCGCGCCACGGCCTTCTGGACGGAGACCGAGTAGGTCGCCTCCATAAAGAGTTCCTTGAAGATCTGCAGGCGCACGAGACCACCAAAGGTTTCGAGGTCAGCCTTGATGGCGTCCTTCAGGTTCTGAGAGATGTTGTCAGCAGTGGCTCGGTTGGCATTCTTGCCGTCACCCATATCGAGTGCAGACATACCAAGACCGGTGTAGATACGGCCTTTGTAGTGCTCGATCATGGTCTTTGGATCAAGACCCTTGCCTTCGGCACCGACGACGGCGACTTCGACGCGCTCGTCTGTAACGAACACACCTTCCTTCGGCATGTTCTCGATTTGCCACTTGATCAGATCGGTCTCGCTGGTGCCGTTCTCATCCCAGGTGGCCGGGGCGTCCTCGGTTCCGACCTTGATGTGGAAGAGAGGGAAGAGGTGGTTGATGTATAGCAGCTCGACGTTCTCTTCGAGGCGGCGCAGGGCGAAGATGTCATCCTTGACGCCGACCAGGCGCGGGGTGCCGAAGCGATGACCTGGCTTGACGTCCCATTTGAAGTGAATCACGTCGTCGAGGTCGATGTCCTGGAACGGAGCTCCTGTCTCGAAGTAGCGACGCCACTTGGTGGGCACACCGTCCTCAAGATAGGGGAAGATCAGGTGGGCTGGGACCAGCCGGTAGCCGGCAACCGGAGGCTTACGGCCCTTCTTCTGTTTGACGGGCGCAGCATCTTCCTGACGGATCTTCTCAAGGAAGCAGTTCGAGGCGAGCAGGAGGTTGTAGAGAATCTGCGTGTAGAACGACTGTGTGTCGCGCTCCATCACGTACTCCATCACCTCAAGCCGACGGGTCAGGTACTCGACGTCGGGATCCTGGTCGCCAATGATCTCGAAGCCGTTGCGGAACATCAGCGACAGCTTGCGACTGGTGGCCTGGCGGACATAGGGCTCTGTATCGAAGATCGTGAAGGGCTCGAGCAGGTTGTACTCGGGCTGAATGATGCCGGACATGCGCCGATAGGTCTGGTTGGCGTCATCTGTCCGCTTGGCGATGGACTCGGCGAGGGGCTGCGGAACCTTGATGCGGTCCTGCATCTTCAAAGTTGAGGTCTTGGCCATCGGAATGAAGCGCTCGCCGTCGGTCATGACCGTGTTCATGGTCAGCCGGTGCATGCCGCGCACGCTGGGCTTGAGCTCTACGCCGTCGACCTTTCGGACGAGACGCTGGGCCTTGGGAATGGAAAGAGACCCATCCTTCCAGGCGGTGAGCTTACTTTGGCGCTGCAGTTCATGATTGGCTTGTGACGCGAGTTGCTGCTTCGTTGGCATAGGATACCGGGGTGTTACAGAGACTGGCTGATGCCGGAGATGGCGGTCTGAACGCCGGCTTTGGAGAGGACCGCTGCGGCGGCGGCAGTTGGAGCGGGGACAGCAGGCGGGGTGACGGTGATGACACCGTTCGAGACGGTGTAGCTGGCACCGTTGCCAGACTGCGTTGTGGCGAGGATGGAGCCGACGGTGGATAGGAGGGTCGTCGAGCTGGATGCTGCGGTAGTCGTGCTTTGCTGCTGCTTGAGGAACGAATCAGCCAGGGAAGAGAGGGTTCCGAGGTTGTTGACCATCGTCAGCAGCTTCACCTGGTTGCAGGTGTCGGACTGCGTGCGGGTCATGAGCTTCTTGAAGGAGTTCAACGACGTGGAGATCTTGCTATTCGCCTTCGCCATACTCCAGTCGAGGATCGTGGACAATTCCTGCATGCCAGAAGAGAGTCCGAGAGATATTCCCGACGAACTTGACTGAGAGCAGCTCGGAGAGGGTGCCGGCGGAGCGGCGGGCGGGGGTGGGGTCGCCGAAGAGGTTCCACAGGCTGACGCGGCGCTGTTCGACGTGATCAAACCGGCCAGCGCGCCGCTTGTGACGCGCGCATCTTGGGTTGTCGTGCGCAAAACACCGATCAAGGAGCTTGCAGCACCGCTCTGGACCGAAGTGAGGCCGGCTCCGAGGCTGTTGGTCATCGATTTCAGAGGAGCGATCGCCATTTGAGCGATTCGATCGAGAGAAAAGACCATCGAGGAGGCGTCGCTCATCAACTGGACGAAGACGAAGGAGGTCAGACCGTTGGAGATGTCCTGAAGACTCTCGCTGGCGTCCGTTGATTGGACCAAAGTGAAGAGACTCTTGACCTGAGCGAGTTCTGAAGTGGCCAGGTTGGCGAATGTGTTCACCATGCAGCCAATGTCCTGGCTGATCGACGAAATACCCGCCATCATCGAGAAGGCGGACGCATAAGTGAGCCCCATTGCTGCAACGTGGTCAGTGAGGGCGTCATTCACGTCGTCTCCGACGTCGACAGTCGATGCTGGAATGACATTGGGTGACGATGCGGTAGCTGCTACCCCGGCCGCGGCCGGATAAGTAGTGAGTTGACTGGCGATTGCGGTGTAGACCGTTGCCTGGGTCTTGAGACTGCGCAGCATCAGGGGAAGCTGGGAGCTGAAGTCGCCCTGGCCGGCTAGGCCCGCCTCAACTGCCTTGTTGATCGTGACGACAGCCTGGTTCTGAAAGGGATTGGGCTGAATCGTAGCATCGGTGCCGGCGGCCTGTGTGAGTTGCTGCGCGCCGAACTCCACATCGAGGAGATTGGAGTACATCAGCATCGAGACCGCCGGAGGAATGGCCCCGTAGATGGCACTGAGAGCGCGGCCGAGGTCAGGGTTCGATGCAGTGTTGACGGTGATGCCGAGGCCCTTGGTCAAACTGAGAATCACGCCCTGCAGATAGACTGCCGTACCGGCCAGGTCGATCAGGTCGGCACTGAGCACTGTGGCGCGCGAGCTGTTCGTCGCCGTTCCACCGCCCGTCGTCGAAGTCGGAACGACAGAAGGGGTAGCTGACGGTGAAGGCACCGTGAGCGGGGGATTGCGAGCGAACTTCCATGGAGAGAAGGACATGATTTACCCGGCTAGCGCCGAGACCTTGGCGCCGATGGCGGACGGGTTCTGGAGATCAGTTGGGGACAGGGCAAACACCTGACCGAAGTTCTGGAGTGACTGGAACTGATTACCCACCTGGCCAAGAGCCGCATCGGGGTACATCATGGCAGCGACAGAAGCGTTGTTGGGGATCAGATACTTGATCACGGCGTAAGCGGCAGCCAGAATCCAGTGGGTGGAGCTGTACGACGCCATCTGTGACTTGAAGTCGGACAGTCCGTGGAAGGTGGCGTTGTGATAACTGAGGGAGCCAGCAAAGCCCAGCTGCTGCTGGAAGGGCCATTGCGTAAGCTTCGACATCACAGACACGGCAATCGGTCTCTCGAAGGAGCTGAGATATCCGGCGGCGATGTTGCTTTGGACTTGGCTCATTAGCGGTTGAAGCGTATTCCAGACGCGATGCCATTGAAGGGGGAGACACCAAAGCGCGACATGCCGCTGTTGGAACCGCCGGAACGGAAGCCACCTGAAGAAGGCAGGCCACGGGAGGGAACTCGACTGCCTGTGGGAGCGGGACGACCTTGTCCGCCCACCATCATGGCGCCGCGACCGTTGTGAAGAACACGTCCCTGTTGGGGCTGAGCGGCAGGGAGTCCACGTGCTGGAACTCCACTGCGCCGGGCCATGACTGATTTGGTCTGCTCCGTCGTATCGGCAGGAGCCGAGCTCGGAAAGGGAGAAGACGGTGCTGCGGGCTGGTATGCGCCTAGACCCCAGCCTGCCACGTGGGCAATCTGAGCCAAACGTCGTACTGCTTCCTTGGTCCGGAAGAGGCCAAATTCGATCTCGATACCGAGCATGGCGAGCATGAATGCATCGAGGTCGTGGTCACCTGTTTCGGCATCAGTCTCATAGCTGGCAGGCACTCCATGGGTCGACCAGCTCTTGACGCGGTAGCCCTGCATCTGTGCGATCAGGATCTTGTCATCATCAGCGGAAAGCTCGACGAGTTCATTCTCGAGAGCGATGACAGTGCCTTCGACCATGAACGGCTTGGTCCGGCGTTTGATATCTTCTTCATCGTCCTTGCGCTTGCGCTCACCGATCTCACGATTGGGGACGAGCTTGTTGAACTCCAAGGTGCCACCGAAGTCGATGACCTTGAGGTTCTTCATCTTGTACGTCTGCGCGTCGCCTTCTTTCCCAGCCAACTGGCCTTCGGTACGGAGCAGTTCATCTTGCGCGAAGCCAAAGCCGGCATCAATGTAGATGTGGTCGCACATCCACTTCTTATTGAGTCGCTTGATCTCGGCGATGGATAGGGCGACGGTAGACTTGGGGTCATCGACGACGCACCGGTCGACGGCCTTGCGCACGCGGGTATTGGTGTCATATTCAACGACATATATCCTGGTTCCAGTACCCTTACCATTCCAGTCAATGCCCATGATGTAACGCTTGGTGTTATCCGGCCGCGCGTCGCGGTGGGCATAGAATCTCTGCGTTTTATCGAGGAAGAACGACTTGAACACGCCGGCCACTGGGTCACCGAACTCGGCAAGAAACTCATGGATGAAGCGATCCATGGTCTTGGCTTCGAGCATGTAGTTCTCGCGCTTCTCCTCAGACCACTCGGGGTGGTCAGTGATGGGGAAGAAGAACTCTTTGTACTCATCGAACTTCTGACACATCTGGTAGTACATGCCACGCAGACCTGTCGGGGTTGACGATCCGTGGAAGGTCAGCTCTTTGAAGCGGCGCAACAGCGGCATCAGCGCGTCGTAGTCATCCTCGTTGAGATAGTCCTGTTCATCCAGGCGGATGCGACGGGGGTTCTGACCTCGAGTGGCTCCGCCCTTCTTACCCGAACCTGAACCGGCGGTGAAGATCTTGATGATCGACCCGTTGTTGAAGCGAAGGAAGTAGTAGGGGGATTGTTTCTGCTGGGCAAGGACACCGGCCAGGCTGGGGGAATTCTCCAGCTGGCTCAGGATCTCCATGTACCACATTTCAGCCTGGGTCTGCTGAGGGCAAACGATCATGGTCTCAAGCTTCTTGCGGGTGAGTGCCAGGTGCAGTTCTTCTCCGATACCGGTAGAGGACTTACCCATACCACGAGCCCATCGGTCGACCTTGCGCGGAGCGGTGCAGCTCAGCGCTTCCTTCTGATACCACCGGAGGGGCATGGGAATGAAGTCGCCGTCTGCGTTCTTGACGACGATGTTCTTGCCAACCCAATGGGCAGGGTCGTAGATATCCCGGATCTCATCGATCGTCATGTCCTCGCCGAGTTCAGCCATCTGGGCCTGCTTCTCGAGGAACATCTGCTCATCGTTGATTCCACGGCACTTGATGTTGAAAGTGCGACCAGGAAACTTTGACTTGTAGTCGATGTGGCACTTGCGGCAGATGTCGTTCTGCATCTGGCGCACGATGCCCTTATCGGTGCCGTCGGCGTTCCGATCGCGTGCAATGGTCTTACTCAGAAACTGTTGCTCTTCGGCAGGCATGCTCGTAAGCAGCTGCTTGAGAGTCACAAAGTTGTCAGGCATAGAGGAGGTGTTCCAGACGTGCTTAGTTGAGGCGGAGGATCTTGACGGTGATGGCGCCAGGGCCAACAATGGCCGAAACAGTCACCTTGATGGCGCGGCCCTTGAGGGAGATCCCGGTTGGCCATTCACCAACTTCAAGGCCACTGGCATTGAAGATCGTGACGCCGGTGAAGGTCTTGACCGATACGAAGGTTCCGGTACCGTCATCATTGAGGACCTCAATGGTGCAGGACGTGGTTCCATCCGTGAAGGAGGGAACTACCTCGATCGAATTGGCCTGGGGATTAATGGCAGCCGACGTTGTACCTGCAGTGATTGCTGTTAGCAACGTGGCAGGAGTTGAGTAGGACGGTGTGAGATCGCCGACGTTCCAGCGAGGGGGAAGGCCCATTGAAGGGTGCGGACTGAGAGGACTACGACCCATGAGGATCTCCTGTTATCTGTGAAGGAAGAGGGCTTCTTGGCCGAGCCACCTGCGAGAAGTGGTCGATGTGCCTGTGAGCTCGATGGCGGCGCGCTGTCTGCGCTGTTGGGAAGTCTTGGTGTCGATGTAGTCGCCACCGAACCGTAGCTTCTGAGCAAAGCGCCCTTCAGCGGTGAGTTCGGAGAAGCCACGAATCAAGGTGTGCGTGAACTGGTTGGTCGCATATCCAACGAGCAAAGTGCCGGCGAGGGCGGCGGCTACGGGAGGCAGGCCGAAAGTCGCGGTGAGCCCGGCGGCTGCAATTCCACCAAGAACCGGTTGAACTGCCAGTGAAACGGACTGAGCTGCCAGTGTGGGGATCAGTTCCCCGCGTTTGGCAGAGGCCACTTCCATAGCAAGGATAGGAAGACCCCAGTACGCGCCTTCTGAAGCAAACTTGTGTCCCTTCCAATAGGAGTTCTTGATCTCCCTGGAGAAGGTGATGGGTTCATCTCTGGGTGTTAGCCATGCCATTTACTACCTCGCTTTGTGAAGACCGAACACGAGGTCACCGCCGGCGCCGATGCGCCCCATGCGGTCTCTCACTCCTGAATCGGAGAATCCGTTGTCTTCGGGAGCAGCTCGGTCAACTCGTTCGGGATCGCCGTTGCCGTGAAGCACTTTGATGGCCCCACCGATGACGGCCGAAGCGGCGACGATGGCGCCGAGACGGGTACCGCCTCCCCATTTGCCCCATACCTCACTGGCTTTGAAGGCGCGGCCGGCTGCAATACCGACTCCAGTGCCGACGGCGGCGGCTACGACGGTGCCGGCAGTGCTTCCATCAGTGGTTCTGTGGCCGACGTAGCCTCCGACGAGAGCACCAAGACCGCCAGAGATCGATGGCCGCTGCAGCGCGGTCTTCCATCCGCCAGGAGACCGGATCTCATCAAAGAGACCTTTGCCGTAATCGCGGATCGCGGAAGAGGTGTCTGCTGCGTATTTCGGAGCAGCTTTGGAGAAGTCTTTGCTGAACTGGGCAGCGCCGTATCCAACTTCTTCGTTGTAGGCTCCTCGGTATCCGTCGGCTCGAGCGCGTTGGCGCGCCATGACAGACCCTACCGCGGCAGCGCCACCCGCAGTGAGAAGGCCTGCTGTCCCATATTGAAGAGCTGAAGTGGCTCCGGCATCAGCTCGAGTACCGGCACTTCCTTCGGTGGTTGCATACGTCTCAGCTCCGGCGAACAGACCAGCGCCGGCAGCGAATACGGCTGCTCCCCCAGTGAGGGGATTTGCCCACAATCGTGAGGTAAAGTTCCCCGCTACTGAGTCAATGAAGGCCATAGAGTATTAGCGAAGCATTCGGACGGCACCACTACTGAGTGCTTTCTGCGCGCCCCAACGTCGGTACCCTCTCATCCCTGCCATTCCCGCGGCGCCCATAGCAGCTCCACCGATGGCACCTCGCAGATGATTGTCACGATCGGAGACACCTCCAACGACAGCTCCGCCTCCAGCTACGAGGGCTGTGGCGTTGACGAGTCCCCGGTTGGTTTTGTAGTCATTGGCGACGCCCCGGGCGACGGCCTTTGCTCGCTGCGCGCCTGGTGAGTTGTAGAACTTGCCGGCACGGCTGGCAGTGGAACGAAACCCGTTGATGGCGCTGCTGAAGATGCTCATGAAAGTCCTTTAGTAAGAAGCCTGTTGTGCTTGAGACCGGAGCTTGGCTGAGGATTTGCCGTAGAGACCTCGCGCTACGAGGCCGCCAGGTACGCCGCCTATGAGTCCCCACTTCTTATGCCCCTGGGGAGCAGATAGATAGCCTGCACCCAGACCAATCCCTAGACCCGCTCCTTGAGTGACGGCGAACTGCTGGCCTCGAGATAGACCTTTGAAGCCGTTGACAGCTCGACCGAAGATGCTCATGGGAATCCTTTCGCGTCCGGAGACACGTTTGAGCCTGGCTAGTATAGGAAGATGGTCGCTAGTCTCTGACTTGATTGACCCGACAGGGGAGCTAGGCTACTTGAGCAAGCGCTCTAGCACGCTTGCGATCTCGATACCTACGAGCTTCCAAAGCCATGGGAGATGGATTTGGGTTCTTTGCTCTTGCTGTGGCAGATACTCTTGCTCGAACATCTGACGACAGTACTTTACCCAGGTGGGCATTACTGATTCGCCTCTTTGTGATCTCCGAATGTGGGCCACGTACCTTGATGCTCGCGGCTCTGAGCTTTGCCCGTGCTTCATCGGGATAGGGATTATCTGCCCAGTGGCCAGTCTTTCCAAATCGGTGGTTATCCGATCCAGACCCAGTACCACCGCCTCCGGGAGTCATGTTGTATCCCTTCAGCGGATTCATTGAGTCATATTGCTCAATCAATCGGATCTCATGAGAGTCCAATTGGTCTTCAGGAATCTCGATAAGGACCTCTATTATGAAGTTCTCAGCACCATACTTGACGATTGCCCGATGCAAAGCCTGAGAGGATCTACCGCGTAGGGCTGTTGACCGATGAAGGTTCCATCGGCGCTCAAGCTTCTTGATCGTTTGACCAACATAAAGTTTTCCGTTGGTCGTATTCGTGATGAGGTAGATCACACCAGTTCTCATGGCCTAATCCTTGACTTGATTTATTAGACACGGAAGCATCGGGATCCAGAAGTCCAGCTTGGTGCTGAGCTTGCCCTTATCGTCCGACACCTCGCAGATGCCAATCAGGGAGTCTCCCTCTTCAACTCCAGAGGTGACGTCATGCCTGCTGGGCGAGCTATCAGAGACGGTATGCGTGTGAATGGATCCAAGGGAGAGCCCCTCGGATCTGGCCTGGTTCTTGAGGGCCTGGTACTGCAGATCGTCATACTCGACGACGTAGGGACTGGTCTTGGTCATACGGATCTTGTGGAAGCTGACGACGTGGTACTCGCCCACACCCCGCCGAACAAAGATCACTTCCATGTACTCGTGGCCAGGTTTCTTCCGGTAATGGTAAAGGACCCGGCGACGGAACGAGGCCAGGTCCTTATTGCGAATGTGAACATCGAATGCGAGCGCCATGGAACCCCTATGCAGCGTGAGGAAGTTTGAAGCCGTAGTTCAATGACCTCGAGGGGCTCTTTTCAATGACGGATGAGATGAATAGCGCGTTGATGCCTTCGGTGAAACTCACCTTGTGCGCATGCAGCGCCCGGCGGGAGAGCACGTATCCCTTCTTCGCATGCCAGCGGTCGGCAGGAGAGAGGGAGGGAATCTGGTGGTGGATGATGCCGTCGATTTCACGCGAAACCTCGTGGTGCAGGTGACCTGTGAAGAAGTACTGGAAGTCTGAGGCACCCCAACCGTTGCGGGCTTCGCCGGCCATGAGGCCCGGCAGCATGGTGACCTTCTCGTCGTTTCCATGCGCGAATCCCATCAGGGTATTCCCGTAGAGAGCGTACTGGCGGGGGTCGGTGGTGACGCGGACTTCGACGTCACTGTCATTTCGGTACCAGGCCTTGAGGAAGTGGAGCAGGCTCAGGGAGTTCTGATAGTCGTGGTTGCCAGGGCAGGCGATGAGGCAGACCGGACCAATCTGACGAAGCAAGTCAATGTGCTTGACGGCCAGCATGTTGCCCTCAAAGATCATGTTCTCCGGCAGACCATCGAGGTCCTGGGGAGTGAGAGCAGTGGTTGAGGCGGCAAGGTTGTCGACATGAAACCAGTCGCTACCCACCGGCACGAAGATGACTTCGGGGCGGCCATGGCGCGCAACCTGCTCAAGCAAGCGAGAGGTGTGGTCGATCAGCAGCTGCTCGGTCTGAACCTTGGAGTAGGTCTGTCCGCCGGCGTCGGTCCAGCCCACCTTGCCGAAGTGAAGATCAGTGGGGGAGACGATGAGGGCGAAGCGCTCGGCAGCCTGGATCTTGGGCATGGAGAGCATGGGAGGGCGGTAGGAGGGGGCGAAGCGCTCGATGTGCTCCATGAATGGGGCCACGACGTTGTGCTGCAGGTCGCGGTACTTGTCCGCGTCCGATTGAGTCTCTTTCCACTTCTCTATCTCGTAGCCCTGGGAGAGTGCCTGACGGCGCATCTGAAGTGCGGTCTCGATCAGCTCTTCGACGGGGCGCGTCATCAGCTCTTCAGCAGAGAACGGCTCCTTGTCGTGTGTCCATCCGTGGATGGTCTTGTACTCGGCGAACCAGGGGCGAGGGAAGGTGAAGGTGCGGCACATCTCGTTGACGGAGGCAGGCGCGCCGTCCCAGTTTGAGTAGGCCTTGGCCATGTCACGGTGAGTCGTACCGGACACCACAACCGGCTCCGGCGCATTGCGCAGGAAGGTCACATAGGTGTCGGTCTTCTCGTTGTAGACGTAGCGGGAAACCTTGGTATCTCCAACAGCTTGGCTGAGCAGGTGGATCTTGCTTTGCTTCTCTGAGACTTCCTTCACAGGCTCAGGCTTGGCGGAGCTCTTCTTGGCGGCCGGTGTGGCCAACTTCATACGGCGCTCGATTGTGTCTCGGCTTACACCGTACTTCTCAGCAATCTGTGTGACCGTGAGGTTGTTTGGCGCCGCCAGTTCCGTCTCGATCATCTCGAGTGTGACTTTCGCGCGGGGCCGTCCCTTTTTCATCGTCATCCAAGGTCTCCAAAAGGTGATCCTGACGGCCGTTGCTGACCGTCAGGCTGTGCAGCCAGGCTTTCGCCTGAGTGCCGTGTGGGGATTCGGTGTTACAAGAAATCCGGGTCGAGCTTGCGAAGCTTATCCCCACGAGCAGACTGTTCTGTCCCGATGTCATTTCCCTTCGCCTTGCCTTCAGCCTTGGCGATCTTCCACTTCTGTTCGGGGGTGAGCATCCAGTCCTTGAGAATCATCCTGCGCCTGGCTTCCAGTTGAGCCAAAAGCTCAGCGTTGATATGGAGAACTCTTTCCCATGTGAGGGGAAGAACTTGCTGATTTGTGCCACCTTCTGCGTCTTGCGTCGCAAAGCTGATGGCATCGGTGACGTTGACCTGGGTAAGGCGGGCACCTTCGCCTGCGGATAGGATGTTGACGCAGCGCTGCTCCTGGACGTCGATGTAGGTCAGGGTCGAGACCATCGCCCGGGCATCTTCCGTCAATTGATCCGGTTCCTGGCCGATTGTTCTGCACCAGCTGGAGAACCGTTCTTCGATGAGGTTGCGCTCGATCGGGCAAAGCTTGCCCTCTGGCGCCTTCTCCATACGAAGGAGGGGGCACTTGGCGGCGTAGGCGCAGCGGTCTTCAGGCTTCACGTTGACCTGGTTGCCTGGGCAGATGAGTACGGAGCCGCCAGCGGGTCCCAGGATGACCAGGGATTGCTGGAAGGCCTTGAGCTCGAGTGCTTCAGGTTGAGTCAGTCCCAGCTCGGCGGTAGTGCCAAGGATGGATGTGAAGGTGAAGGCGGGCTTCATGGAAGCGAGATCGGCCGCGTCGAGCGAGACCATCCCGTCCAGTCGAATGTCAGATGGGGGCATGGCTATGAGTACTCTTTCAGTCGGCGAAGGACTGTATCTTGGCTGATGTGAAACTCTTCAGCGATCTTCTTAGTGCTCAAGCCTCTATCCCAAGCTGCCTGGACCTCAGATGTTGAGATCACTCGGGGCCGACCTATCCCGGAAGTGACTGATTTACGAACAGTCTGTTTGATCGGACGGATACGAACTCGGTGAAGCTGCGCCTCTATTGAGTTTTCGACCCACTGTATTGAACGAGGAGGACGGGATTTGCCTCGCTTTGATAGGCCGATCTTTGATTTATGTTCTTCGGATTGAGGACCTATAACGGCCCCTGATGGGCCTTCGCCTCCATCAGTTAGGTTTCGAAGACAGCCTGTTCCAATATCAATGCGTCCATGCAGAGCGATTAGTTTTATCTCTTCAGCAAACGCTTCTTGCTCCGTGAGATTGCTCTTCACGATCTCTATGTGAGTGTGATTGGTTGGTCGTTTGTGATGTCGCCCTTTGGTAAAAGCTCGGTAACCCGAACCTTTACCGATGTAATATGGTGTGCCGGCGCAGCCACTGGGGCTGTCTTTGCTTCTAACGTACTGATACACATAGAAGTCGTTGCGCGGAGAGAGCATGCTGACCTGACTAGTATAGGAACTTGCCGCAAAAGGCAGGACCCCGAGCCGGCACGTATGCACACTCGGGGTCGATTGGCGGGGTAGGAGAGGAGGTTTGCTTTGGTCTGGGAGGGAGGCGACGGCGACCGTGGCAGGTGAGCTGAGGTTTGTCTTCCTGGATTGAAGTCGTTTACCCAATGGGGTTTAGACACAGGAGGGAAGGGAAGGAATAGAGGGAATTGGGTCCCGACTAATCCTGGATGGGGAAAACCTTATGCACTGCCGAGTCTGACAGGACGGCTGCGACGTGGATCGAGCAAACGTGGCGCTCTTTGAGCATGTCCTCGCCGTATGCGACTACCCATTCCGCCAGATCCATACATTGCGACATGTACTGGTCCACATAGGAGCAGTTCGAGTTCGAGGAGTGCTCCCAGCAGCCATCACCGTTGTTGAAGCAGAGCACAGCGTAGCGGCCGTGGGAACGCTTTAGGTAGTAGGCCGGCGCATTGAGCGCGCCGCACTTGGTGCAGGCCAGTGTCGTACCGTGGCTTGGTTTGATGGACGTTTGTGCAATCAGTCCAGCAAAGAAGTCTTCGACACCGCGGATCATAGCTGTCAGGTCGAAAGGTCGGAACATCGGGGACACGCTGGTCTCTCCAGGTGTTTCAGACATTCGACGGATGATCTCGTGCGACGCCTGCGCGGCATGCTCTGGGGTAGTGATCTGAAGAACGGGACTTGAGGTATCCAACATGGGTGTTATCTCCACCATCAGAATCAGATAGGGAGGGTACTTAGCCAAAGGTATGAGAAAGAAGGTTTGCTTTTCTACTATTTACTCAGAGTAAAACGTCAGAGTAACAATGAAACAGATTGCAAATAGGGGGTACTTTGATAAAGAGGAACAGCATAATGCCTAAAGCATTATGCAAGGTGAACTATGAGTAAAAGGGTTTGAGTAGAAAGGGTATGTATTAAGTAATAAGTACTCTGAGTATAGTTTTACTCTGAGTAGTACTTACTCGCAGGCTCGTAACGGTAGGGTAGCACCACCAGACGACGACGCCAAAGGCACAACTACACTCTGAGTAAAAGTACTTCTGGAACTCAGAAGAACCCTTTAGACATGGACAGATCTGAGTACTCAGACCCATCCCCCTGTTCCGCGGCTCCCCCTTCCCATCGCAACCAGGCGCAGAAAAGCCCGACACAAGGCCGGGCTCATCTGGTGGGTCTGGGTATGAGATTAGAACGGACGTAGCAAGCGCTCAGCGGCCTCGTGTGCTGTCACAGCGATCAGGACGTAGACGAGGAGCCAGATGAGGCCTGTGAGAGCCAGGAAGCCCTGGATGAAGAACGTGACAACGGATGCAAGGACGGTCCCCAGCAAGATCAGTGGCACACTGGAGTAAATCCCCCAGGAAGACTTGATTTGCCAGACGAGACGAGGCAATGCCCAGGTCAGGAGGGTGGCACAGATGACTGCAAGCTCACTGATTCGTCCCTGATTAGGATCGAAGGTTATGTGCATCGTCGAGGTCCTTTCCCTGGATCAGGAACGTGCCGTCGGCCGCGTATCTGCTGAGGGACGGTCCGAGGTAGTTGATCATCTGCTGCTGAGCACAGAAGCGCTCGCATTCGCTGAGGTACTTGAAGATGAGATCGGCATGCTCACCCTTGGCTTGGAGGGAGGTACCGTCATCGAGGGTGATCACGTAGCTGATAGCCTTCACCGTCGACAGGTCGGCGAAGTTGACGGCCGGTGCGACAGCGGCTGCCGGCTTGGCAATAGCGCGGGGCTTTGTAGCGGGACGGGGCGGCAGGACAATCTTCTTGAGGGTGGGCATGTGTTACTCCTTTGAATCGAACTCTTCCTGGGTGGGCTCTACAACATCGGCCGGCACTTCATCGACAAGGCGCTTGCCACCGACACCGAAGATGTAGAGGACAAATGCAAGCATCAGAAGGCAGAGGAAGATGAAGAACCAGAACACGAATGGGTGTGGCTGAGGCATGGGGCTCCTTAGTTCTCGAGCTTGGAATTGGTTTGAAGCTGAGGGCAGATAACCGTACATGCGCGCTGCGCATTCTCAGCAGACATCATCAGGTACCCAAGTTGGGGGAAGATGATGGAGATGGAGGCGGCTAGCGCGCCGCGCGTACCGATGTCCAAGCCGACCCGAGAGTCCGGTGTCTTGCCAGCCTTGATCAACTCGTACTCTTCGGCATAGATATGCGTCATCGTCGCTGCAGCTTGACCCAGCTCCTCTTCGAGCACAATCAGCTTGCTCTTGAGTCGCTCCAGGTCAAAATACAGATCGATGTACTGCAGGGTTTCTTTGGTGCGGTGTGGGGTACTCATAGATGCAGCTTTGCCCAGAAGGACTCATGAGCCAAAGCTATATAGTGCGAAAACTTGGACGGGTCTTTATGCGGAATCATCCACCAGAGTTGTTGTGATCTGATTCTCGCTGGAGAGCAAACTGGTACCCCGACATGCCTGAATGTATAGAGGCTTCTCATAGGCAAACGTGTTCGCCTTGAAGAGATGGGCCACGCCCTCCGCAATCTCGGAAGCAGAGACCAGGCCTTTCGTCTCGATCATGAATTCAACGTGAACAGATGACATGAGCGACCTTCCGTGCTGCGGCTGCCGGCGGTGACTTGGGTTCCGTAGTTGGGCGCCAAGTGCTGCGTGGAGTCTTAGTGACGCGAATGAAGGATCGGCAGTTGGCCATTACTGAACTACCTCGCCTGTTTTGAGATTCGTCGTTCCTTCGATAAAGGGCCAGTCCTCGAACTTCTCCAGAAGTGCCCAGGAGATCTCAGAGATTGCTACCCACCAAGGCGCCTGTGGGGCCGAGAAGTCACAGATGATGCCATGCTCGTCGGTATAGGATCCGCCAGCAAAGGTCTGACGGGTCTTTTCATGGACAGCTTTGATTGCTCCCTGCATCTCGAAGAGCTCGCCGTTACGGACCAGAACGCTATCAGAGGTGACGAGCCTGAAGGTGGCAAGATCCTTCACTTCGCCGGGGATGAAGTTGCTAACGACACGAGGGGCAGACTTCACTTTGCCCTGGACGACGAAGCGGGCCATGAAATAGCCCGAGGTTTCGAGATTGATGAGTTCTGACATGAGTTGAATATGAACTGCATGTCCGTAGGAGCCAAAGACAACGCCCACCTTTATCAGATGGGCGTTGTCAGAGACTACTGATGGTTCGTTATGCCGCGACCCGCTCCGGTGAGTTGGAGAACAGTGTGGTCCAGGCTGCCGCCATCTTGATGCCAGACCCGATGCTGTAGATGATGGTCCGTGAGGCGTCAGCATCAGCTAGGTGGTCGGCATAGTCGGTGATCTCCGTGGCCAGTTCTTCAAGGCCAACAAGGAAGCCTTCCTCGGTCAGGTTTGGGACCTGGTCGACGAACGCAAGGATCATGTCTTCGACATCATCGAAGGACTCTTCGAGTTCACTCTCGATAAGGGAGAGATTTTCCTGTTCATCCTCAGTGACTGCGCCACACGCAATGCCCAGGATGACGTCCGCGAGAGCATCGGACAGCGTGTCGTCACTCAGCTCATCGTTGAAGCCGAAGTCGGTTCCAAGGGCCTCAGCACGAACCTGCGCGCCATGCACAGGACAGTCGACGTTGTCGCAGTACTCCTCGCCGGCCCCACCTTGTGCCTGCAGAAGATCCTCTGATGCTGTTCCGGGATCAGTCTCGATAAGAAGGCGCTCGGGGTTGTTGGTCAAGAGCAAGGCCGCGCCGTTGGGCGGGTAGGAGAAGATGCCAGTCTCCAGGGTCTCACCGATCGTTCCGTCGATCTCTCCAGCCTCTACAGACTCGATGACCGGGATCAGTGCTTTGAGCAGCTCAAAGGTGGAAGGGGACTTGTAGTTCTGGATCAGGATCTGGGTTCCCGACTCAAGTGCAAATGTGATTGACGCCATAGGTGTTGCCTCCGACTACGAGATTGCCGTTTGGTGGGGTTCGAGCCAAAGCTAAGAGCCAAGACCCTTCAGGAACTGGCCCGGTGTGCGCGGCGAACCTCTATGAATCAACTTACGGATCGTTCGTATGCGAAGCCATCCGGTGATCCCCTGACGTGTGCATAGGGAAAGCAGCCAGAGACGGAACCGGATCGTCACAGCCGTTCCTGGAAAGTGACCTGCTGCTCCAGCATGCCGAGGGCGGTATGAGTGGCACGAGAAAGGACATTGCTCCCTGTAACCCCACAGGCGATATATTTGAGTCCCTTGTTACGGGCCTCCGTCTTGGCTTGGGTGTACATCTGCCGGTAGAGGCCTCGGCGCCGATGATCTGGATGAGTCCAGACGGTGCCGATCCACGCAGCGTTACCTTCGACCCACTGAAACCAGACCAGGATCGCTACGGTGACTCCCAGGTGTTGGATGTAGACAACGTGATCCCAAGAACGCGCAAAGAAGGTCTCACCAGTTCCTTCGCTGACATGCTCGGCCCCAATCTCGCGGGAGGCGGCATGTGCGATGGCCATCAATTCGCCATCGCCTATTTCATCGAGGCTTAGGGCGCCACTGTAGTCACTGGGGATCTCTTGAGGGAGGAACATGGCAGATAGGTTCTCGAGGAGGTTCTCATCGTCCAAGGTAATGAACGACGTGGTGCTGAAACGCAGGTTGAGGACACCAGACTCTTCACCTCGGTTCACACCGATCTGAAGTTCAGTCATTGGTCCAAAAGGGGAGGGAACAGGAAGCTTTGCGTCCAGAAGCGTGAAGAGCAATAGCTACTCCAGGGAGGGGATGATTTCGAGGTAGGAAGCGAGACGTCCGCCGCCGCACATGAGTCCGGGTGTTTCGACTTCAGGGTCGTGGATGATTCCAGCCCAGTTCAATGCCCAGTGGCCGGCAAACGGCTGGCCCTTGGTGTGGAACAGGATGTGCAGCAAAGCGTAGTCAGGTGGTTTGCCCACACCGCGCCAGCGCTGCAATCCTTTGCCTTTGACCTCAATGTTCAGAGAATCAAGTGCAGAAACGAGCTCCCAGGTCTTGGTGCCATGGTTGTGTCCGAACAGTTCGATCGACTCCTCGACGGAGATGCCGGCTGCCATTGCAACAACGGTCTGACCACAGACCCGGGAGTTCTTTGGTTGTACGAGATGAATCATTAGGCGAGGTTGAACGTGATCGTGTCGCCCTTTTTCATCTGGAACATGGGGACAGAGTCGGGAGGAAGATCGAACCAGATAGCGGCGAGGCCGCGCTGGCCGGTGCTTGAGACGTAGGGTACGGAGAGCTTGGAGTAGGTGGCGGTCTTCGGTGGGTTGGAGAAAGGCTGATCACGACGTTCGATTTCGGCGGTCGGGGTGTCGGTGGCTGTGAAAGTGACGGACTTCATGAACTAGAGTCTGCCCGGCCTGGGACCCGAGCCAAAGTGATAGTCCAACGAAGTCTCGCCTTCCGGATCAACGATCTGTTCGATCTTGAAATAGAGCTGAATGACAACCATCCAAACGTGCCGGTACGCACGCCACAGACGAGGCCACCAGTGCGTCGGAAGCTCCCCGGCACGCAGCTCAGCTACATTCCTTTCGTACGGATAGGCAACGCCCAAATCGGAGATGTACTGGAGGTGTTCGCTACGGTCTGACATGGCTACCCTCCTCGGCGCCAAGCTCCATGATCTGGGCCATCTTCAGCCAGAAGCGATACCAGAGATGAGTCGGCAGCTTACCTTCCGCCAAGACCCTCCGGTTGTCCTTGAAGCGATAGGAGAGACCGATCCGGAGCATCCGGTCGGTGTGCATCTCGAGCTGCTCTTCTGGGGTCAATGCTGGTGCGAAGTGAAATGGGAAGGTCATGAGATCTCGAAGATGATACGATCGCCGGCTTTGAGACCGAGAGGTGTGAGGAAGATGCCAGGTGTAGCGAACTTCATGTGGACGGTGCCTGAGATCCGAGAGTCTTCCTGAGTGAAAGCAACCTGCATCTCAGGGAACTCGCCATTCTCGTTGATAGTGACATCGAGGGAGGGATCAGCAAGGACCTGCAGAACGAGACGCTTCATTAGCCCCAGCTGTGTTCAGAGATGGTGTATTGAGACTCTCGAAAAAGGACGAAGGCCAGATTTGCGGCATCTATCCGTCGAGCAAAGCGCAGTGGTTTGTTCGGATCCGTTGTCCACTCGTAGATGGTGTGGAGGTCGTTGTATGGTGCGATACCTAGCCACTCAGGCATTGGTCCTGTCGGCGCCTTCTCAATGAGCCAACCTGTTTCTATGGGTTCCATGCCCTCGACCCTATAGGGCCAGACGGGGGAGCCAAAGGTTACCGAGCAGGATCATCCTGGTGTAACTGAGCACTCTCTTTGCCGAATGCCCCGTACGGGAACATGTACAGGTTTGGTCAGATAATCGACACATTTATCTGACATGTTGAAGAAACATACATGTCGGAAGAACCGGCAACATCTTGCCTCTTATCCCGTAGAAGCCCGTTTATCGGCAACATTGTGCCTGATAAAGCCAAGTCCCACCATCATGTCGTACTGCCTCTGAGAGACGACGATCGCCGGCGGCTCATGGGAGTAGGGAACAGGAAGAAGCAGCTCTCTGAGGTCATTGAGCTGGAGAGCCCCGGTGTTCTTGGTGTACTCAGGATCTGACGATTTCATTACCGACTCACCTGATCTACAGGCGGCCCAATGTTCTCTATATAAGAGCAGAACCCGTCACCCATTACCAGGGCTGCGTCTTTCGGAATAGAACCAGAGACATCTATGGATATGGAGAAGGGGAATGCCTTGACGGGTAGTTTCTTACTCTGTTTCCGAGATGCAAATTCCAACCAGTCCACAAAGGATTGGTTCGCTCCATCATTGAGGATCTCAGTCCCCAGATCGAAATCTCTCAGATCGATCGGCCGGTCAATCTCTGTGCTGTAGATCGTCCAACTAGCTTTCTTGGCAGCTGCCATGGATGTTCCTATCTGTATGGGGAGTTTGAGCGGTCGGCCTATTACTTGATGACCCCATTCATCTTGAGTACAGCCTGGAGGTTCTCTATACCAACGGCGACCCGGAAGATCGCAGGGGTGAGTGCTTCGATTGCCAGCATGATCAGAACCAGGCAGGTCGTTACCGACCAGTGCGCGTGAAGAGCCACCTGGAAGAGCAGAGCTCCTGTGATAATCCACCGAATACCACGGATGAGGTGTGCCTTCGTCATTCCTGCAGCGTAGTGGCTCAGAAGGGCTGAGCCAAAGGCGCCGTCACGCGAACCGGAAATCACTTTTATATATGCAGGGGCGGAGTAAGTGTCTTGATTCTCAGGTTCTTGGCAATGACAGCATGCTCAGGTTCATTGGGATCAAAGACAAGGACATGTACCGCCTGCTCTCCAGCAACCCATCCCAGATTCTTCATCATATGGAGCAAGTCTATGACATCGTCAGAAGATAGGGACCAGTCGAGCTGGCCCTGATCGTCCGTGCCTGTGGTGATCCCGAAGACCGGTAGAGCTGGGGGGTGTTGTGAGGTGCGGTGCCCTGGATCCGTGTTGGCTCTCGGGTCGTTGTCAAAGATGACTGTGGCGTTGTCGATGGCTTCGTTGAATGACATACTCATGGCGCCCATAGTAAGCGGCGCACTACTGCCAGCCAAACTCACTTTTATATATGTGGAGAATGCTCCGCACTGATCGCAGATTGGTGCTCGGAAAACGCTTTGCCAATGGGGATACCAGGGTAATAAGGGTTACCCGATATGGACACTAATCGTTTCGAGCCCACCCCGGGTGAACCAGGGGTACTGATGTCCACACATCAGCATAACCGTAACACTTACAAGGAGATACACAATGGATACTCATAAGTTCGCAGACGTCGTCGCATCAGAACTCGGTCTACCCAAATACAAGGTAGTCGTTCAACGTGAGCTCGAGGGAATCAACGCAATGGTTGTTCCTGTAGTCAACGAGATCTGGCTCAGCCAGCAGATGGTTGAGGAACTCACCAACGAAGAGATCTGTGCAGTCATCACGCATGAGCTTGCTCATCCCTATCACTCGCATCTAGCTAAGCGCAACGCAGTGTCAGCAGGTCAGTTCATCCTGTCAGGCATCAATCTGTTCCTGCCATTGCCTATCTGGAAGAAAGTAGTCATCGAGCTCGGCATGTCGACGGTCGCTGCGATCGCCAAGCACAAGATGTTCTGTGCTCAAGAGTATGAAGCAGACGAAATGTCCTTCCGCTATCACCTGCAGGGATCACTGGTCTCTGCATTGAACAAGATCGAAGCATCAGCACAAGAGCTTCAGAAGAAGTCGGGTCAACCACAGTGGATGCTGGCATTGGGTAGCTTGACTCACCCCAAGACAGCCGATCGTATCGCTCGTCTCAGTGTGCCCGTGATCAATCGCTAATAGCCCTATACCTCAGATTCACAAGGAGAATCACATGGAATTCATCAAGAAGTACACGTCGTATCTCCCGGATATGCCCTCAACCTCTGAGGTCATCAAGCACATGGATAGCTACCTGCTCGATAAGAGCAAGGCGGTTACCGAGTTTCTCGATGAACACCCTGGTATCGCTATCCTGCTCAGCCCTACAAGTATCACGCGTCGCGCAGCACAGAAGCATGTCGACAACATGCTGCACCAGAAGTAGCAATGTTCCACGTGGAACTCACTGGTCACCCAATTGGGTGGCCTTCGCTGTTTATGGACACATAACCCATGCAATAGGAGAAATCACAATGTTCAGCTACGAAGTAAAAGGCATGTCCCCTCAGGTATTCGTCTCCCTCATCCTCACCGGTATGTTCATCGCCACGATCGCTATTGGTCTTGGTTTCCGCTACGCAGCGTAGTCGTAGTTTCACGGACCATAACCCAGATCAAGGAGATCATCATGCACGTATTACTCGCCAAAGTAATCGCTACTGTCCTCGTATCTATCGCAACACTCACTTACATAGCGTACGTGTCTTACAGGCCAAAGAATGCAGGTCCTGTAACTGATTACAAGCACTGGCTTTAGTGGTCGGACATTAGCCCTCAGAGATGAGGGCCTTTGTCTGCCCATTGGGGTAGAGACAGAAAGGAGAAGTATGAAATCTGTCGAGGAACGATTCTGGTCCAAAGTCATCAAGCAGCCTAACGGGTGCTGGATATGGACTGGAGGAGTAAACGCAATCCATGGCTATGGCAGGTTCTGTCATAGCTCAACTGAAGAGAAGGCACATCGATATAGCTATCGCTTGGCTAAAGGAGAGATACCGGAAGGTCTCAATCTCCTGCATTCCTGCGATGTCAGAAGATGTGTAAACCCTGACCATTTGAAACCTGGTTCACAGTTGGAAAACGTCCAGGACTGTGAGTCCAAAGATCGATTCAATCACCCACAAGGTGAGAGTCATGGCAGCGCAAAGCTGACTGCAGCTCAAGTTGAAGAGATTAGAGGTCTTGCAGGCAAAATGCCCCACTCAGCAATAGCGGCAAAGTTCGGTATGAGTAGATCTCATGTCGGCAATATCTGTCGTGGCGCCAAGTGGTAGATGTACCTGCGGTGCAAGCCCATAAGCACCGTATGTGCCAGAGACGTGGTCCAAACACGTCTCTGGCTTACTTCAACTACCAGATCAAGGAGAATGATCATGTCCAACAATACCAAGAAGACCCTCGCCCTCGTCAAGGAAATGGAACTGAAGCCCCGCGTTCGTGTCCCCTACGTCGCAGGTGTTCACAGCCACTTCCACGCCCCAACCATGTTCCACAGCACCTGGGAAACGTCGAACTTCTTCGACATGTTCCTCCCAGAGGGTGTGAACTATGTTGAGGTGTCTGTACTCGGCCGTACTGAGGATGAACTGGATGCCAACACATCCTGGTTCGACCACATCGGACGGGAAGGTCTCAAGATCCAAGGTGTTACGCACCGTGTGATCTTCGGTGACTGGGATGACGACGGAGTTGCCATCATGGTGCCGGCGGACGCAGTGAAGGGACTTCAAGACCTCGGTCTATCCCTCCAAATCAATGGACCCGCAGATAAGGCTAAGGTACGCAAGTACTTCCGTCGTATCCGCGCGCACCACGAATGGGCCATCTCGGGCGCAATCGTTGCCACCAAACAGGTGGAGAATGGTGAGGTACTGACCGTTGCTCCGGATAGCCAGTCGGACATCCGGTTCGATATGCTCCATGTCGACCTCAAGGGCATGGACCCAATCAACGTAGCACTCGCTGATGGTGTACACCTCATCGATGTCAACCTGTGCCATACCATTGGCCTGGCCTACGGCATCGATAAGCTCACCAACGTCAAAGTGGGTGATGCGTTCAAGGGAACAGCACTCTCAGGTCTCGGCCTGGGTAAGGGCTTCTTCCATGTCGTTGAGAACGCAACCTATGGAATCGTCCTGTATGGAGCGAAGAAGCAAGTCACGTTCAGTGAGTTCTTCCTCGGCTCACTCGGAGATGTCAAGGGTGCTGATGTGGCCTATTCGGACCTTCAGTCAACCATCAACTTCGACTATCACCAGGGCGAAATGCTCTATAACCAGTCCGTCCTGTTCATGCAGGAAGTCATGGAGGCAATCCACAACGAAGACAAGATGCGCCACGTGTTCCTGACACACATGGCTCCGATCTCCGAGATCCTCAGCAATGAGGAAGATGGCGGTCGTGAGTCCTGGGTACTGCTCGAAGCACTCCGCAAGGGTGTTCCGGTCAGCGCGCAGGGACCAATGAATCCCGGCCTGTTCCGCAGGGTGGTGCGTCATCTGTTCACACACGTGCTCGATGCAACCAAGGGACGTGTTCCCTTGACTGGTATCGTGGGACGTTTCAACCTCATGCCTGACCTCAACTGCTTTCTCGAAGATGGATCTGTGGACTATCGTCTCAGCTCTATCCCAGCAGAAGCTGTGGTCTGCATGGATCTCGATCAGGGCCCATTGGCCATGTATCGTCAGCCCTCGGGACACAAGAAGGAGCTGGTCAGCACGAACAATGTGCATGACCGTCGCTTCAAGAAGTTCCGTGGTCAGAACCGTATCATCCTCGGTGCAGATGCACTAGAGTATCTCGCCATCATGGGTGGTGGAGATATGGACGATGCGGTCAATGCAACCGTCAACCTGTCCTGGGTGGAGACAATGGCAACTGGGTCATACCCGTTGACTGCACTCCCCGCGGCACAGAGCACCAAGGCACTCGACGCAGACAACAAGTATCGTCGTGGTCCTGCCTATCCCCGTCAATGGTCGATGATCGACTTCTTCGAAGCAGTTGCTGCTTCCAAGGAGAAGGCATCCATGTCCATTGGTGTCGTCGTCAACGCAATCATGCTGGATGAACTCCTGTCCGGCGTGCATAAGGAGAACATGCTTACCGATATCGCCGATCGCATCGTTGATGCCAAGGATGAGTCGGAGAAGCATGACCTCCGTGTCGCCTATGACTGGCTCCGCAACCGTGAGGATCGTATCCTCCGTGTCGTGGCTTCCAATCTGGAGGCATTCATCGATCAGAGCAAGACTGGTGCAGGTGATGCTGCTGTATTGGCATCATTCACCGCTCTCATCAACGAGGTCCGTAACAACAGCATGGTGATCCCCTCGTCGTTCATGATCAAGAACAACAAGGGCCGTGAGCGTGTGCCAGCTAAGCGTCTCATGGATATGGACTTCATCACAGCGCCCTCGCTCGTCTGCGAGACGCTCAACCGTATCAAGTTCGAAGCCGATCAGATGCAGGAGGCTCTGGTCGAGGAGCAGTGGCTCAACGTGGACAGCATTCCTGACTCGTTGGACGCAGCATTCCCACGCAGCAAAGCACACCGTGAGGAGGCATTCGAGCTCCGTATGGCATGGGGTGAGGCATTTCAATCCCAGCCCAATGCAGACCTGGCGATTCGCTATAAGAACGCCATAGATAACGTGGTCAAACCAGCCTTCTTGAACAAGGAATTGTTCGAAGAGGACAAGGTTCAGATCGCAGTGGAGCATGCTCGTCTCACCTACCGTGGTCGCAAGACTCAGGCAGAGCGTGGCGAGAATGGTCGGTTCCGGAACTACCCTGATGGGCTGCTCTGGACCAACACCATCGGTCTGTACTACATCAAGGCGCTCGAAGAGGCTGGACTTACCGGTCTGTATGTACCGGTTCAGTTCGATCGCTGGAGCCGCAACCTCAGCCGTGGTGCATTTGATGTCCGGGTCGTAGCCGGCATCGTTCTGCGCGCGGAAGATGACATGATGCTCGGAACCACGTTCAATGTCCTCGATGAAGTAGAGGATGGTATCTATCCCATGATCGATGGCATGATCACCGTCCAGGCACCTGCAGCTGAACTGCGGGCGCCTCGCAACATCGTCAATGAGTCGTTCGACAACCCCATGGAGCTGGACTTCGATCTTGATGAAGTCTTTGCCCGTGGCTAGCACCGCAACCTGTGCGGTGAATAGAAGCCTTATTCACCGCATGGGCAACCCAACGGACCGGGTTGAATGCCTCATATGCTGCGCTTATGACCCATAAAGGGCCTATATGCCTCGTATATGAGTCATTCACGCCGGCCTGAGTGGATATACCACCAGACTTACCGGATGTTCTGATCCACACCAATACGGGGCCAGTGAAGTCGCCCTGGATGTCGTATTGAATGGAAATAGAGCACATGACACCACACCCTGCCCGCTAACGCGCGCATCTGGTCGTGGCCTCCTAGCTGGTGAAGCCCGTGAAACGGAAGTAAGGGTAGTGGAAGTGAGAACTAAACACTTCTCCTGATTAGCGCTCACACCCCACCCCAATACCTTCAACACAGGAGATTTCACATGAAAGCTGCCTTCGACATCACATTCGTTGACGTGCGCCTGCCCAATAAGCAGAAGCGCCAGCACTTAGTCCTTCGGGCCGACAACCAGAAGCAAGCACGGGAGCTATTCGGCTCACAGAAGGGCTCTGACTTCAAGGCTCTGTCTGTCGATGAGGTATTGGCTACGGTCAGCCCTGCATCGCTGGAAATGCTCACCACTCGGTTCAAGGACCATCGAATCGCAGCCTAGTACATCCCTCAGAGGAGGGTCGTAGAGCTCCACAGAGCGGCCCTCTTTCTGACGCCTAAATACCATGTATCCACAAGATCTTGTATGGGAGATTCATCATGACCGGTTCAGGTACTGCTGTTACACGCCTTTGGTCTCACGCGGCATCATGCCCACACTGCAACGCCAATCTGATCCAGTCAGAGATCCCACAGGCTGATCGCCACAACTATCTCCCCATGGTGAAGGATGAAACCACTGGCAGATTCGTCGATGGATCGGATGATGGCAGGAAACTGTACTTCTACCGGATCATTGGGATGAGCAGCATGCTGTTCGACCGGGTGCTGGCATGGTCCTGCCCTGACTGCAAGGTCACAGACGTGATCCCGGGCATGGAAGCCAAGTGGGCAGAAGAACAGGCCTATTGGGCTGAGCGTGGGGCTGCTGCGGCTCGCCGTATGCAGGACGCTACCAACAAGGCTATCGATCGAGCATCTGCGGCCTGAACCTGCCCTCGCGCGTGCGTGAGATGTGATTTGGTGTGTGGGAGGTGAGGCACCTAGTCTAATCATCACCTTCGGTCCTCTAATTCCCATACCACCTCACCAAAGCCTTCCATATCTATGACTTCTCATAGATCAACGCTTCGCTCACCACATACTCAGAGGAGATCTATATGCCTGAGAAGGACCGCATGGTCCCTGCTACCGCTGCATGTACTGAGGACAAGTTTGCCTTCAAGGATACTGTCCTTCAGTTCCCATGGCCTGACGCTGCTGTATGGCTTACGGTCAATCGAGGTCTTAGCCTGAATGGGGCGATTTCATACCTTACAGAGTTGGAAGCTGAAGCATTCAGCTAGGAGAGATGATGTCTGATAGCTATGAGAAACCCTTCAAGCTTTCACCTCTTCCAATGAATGCTGACTACACTCGGATTGAGCAGAGGTTGATTGCTCATTATGTCACTATGTTGGGTAGTCTCATGGGACCTGCTCACAAGTGGATCTATGATCGCTGTGGGTTCTATATCATTCAGGGCACAGTGTTTACCGCGCCGAATGCTGATGAGCCCATGACCTTTCATATCCCAACTGGTCGAGAGATCGCTCTCTACAACATGCTTCTGATCTGCTATGAACAGTCAGATGCTCGTTTGATCAAGTTCTGAAAGGAGATCCATGCATGAACTGTGGGTCTCGTTGAAAGAGATTGGTGTTTGGGCCTGGCCATGGATCCTATTATGGCTAGGGACCTGTTTACTGGTTCATCGTATGGATCGTAGGAGTACATAATGGCTGAAGCTCGTGCTCAGGAATTTCAAGCTGAGCAGCGTGCCTTCTTTGATAAGGCATTGCTCGCAGGTTTGGTAGCAGTCACGGCTGGTTGGCAATCCGGCGGACGTCTCAATACAACCCAGATGGAGAAGATCACGGATGATGCTGTCCTTATAGCTCTGGAACTGACTCGTAAGCGTCAGGTGCAGTTCGACAATGGAGAGATCTGATGAGGTTACTTCGCTGGCTTCATCCATTCCATTGGTGGTCTCCTTGGACTACCGGATCTCATCCGGGATTGTCTCGAGAGGAACGGTTCTGTTACCTCTGTGGTGAGTGGCGTGGAAGGCTTGCTTAGGCTGCCGAACCTCACACAACACATTAGATCCACAAGTTTGTAGGGCGGGCTTTACCTGTCATTCGTCGGAAACTATCCGGATTCGAATGAACACCGTCTTTGATGTGCCATGAGCAGGTGTGTGCCGAGCCAATCCTTCGCAATCATGAGGGGCAAAGTATAGGGGCAATCCCTCTGTGCAATCGAACCGTTGAGACGTACAAGGGGCCTTGGTGGCCGAAGACACCATTGAGAATACAATCCCTCGCTGTTCCGAGCACATCAGCCGGGCATGGCTTCAACGAAGTGGGCAAGTGGCTAACGCTGATATAAGCCATGAAGCATCGAGGCATTCCCGGTACTAGTGACGGGTCTGCCCTACAAGAACTATCTGTTCTATCCCAACACTCAAGGAGATTCGTTATGGCAGGTTCGCTTTCTGTACTTCTACAGGTCAATGAAGCTCGTCATGCCCTGTGCCGCGCTCAACAGCTCTGGGGTGATACAGCATTCGTTCTCGATCAGTCTGACCTGAATACCAAGATGTTCATTGTCTCTGCCGGCGGTAAGACTATCCGTGCATACGGTGAGGGTGAGTCTTGGGATGAGGCATTCATTGCAGCTGGTGAGTCACTGTTCCCTTGAACCTAAGGTGTTCTCTGTATGGTACGTGCTGCTACGGAAAGGGAAGATCAAAGAACGATATGAACGCTATCTATCACTCTGTGTGGGCTTTGCTCGCCATGCTCTTGCCGAAGCATGCTCACTAATGGTCGGCCGGAGAACCCGGTCACTACCGCGCGCATCGAGACCGCCAAGCTGAACCAATACATCAATCAAATGATCTTTGAGATCGTTGGTCCAGTTCATATCCTCAACATCTTCAATCCAGTAGAGAATGGCCCAGCCGATCTGGCTTGGAAGAAACTGCTGGTCGGTCAATCTCTGTAATCCGATCCCACAATTCAGAAAGGGGCTACGCCAATGCGTCGTCTATGTATCAGTATGCTTGTCAGTTTGGCGATGTTGGTTCCCACCACATCGTTTGCACAGAACGTCGCTATGGTTGATGCACCTTCAACTGTTTCGTCGTCCTCGATGGACAACAATACCAACCATGTCATCTCCTATGACGCCTTTGGTGTCATCCTGCCTCCACATGTGAGTCCCAAGCCGAAGTTCGACAAGGTACTTGGTGGACTGTGGGCTGTTGATCTCACCGCCAGACTGGTGGATGCACAGACCACGCACACTTTCCTCTCGAATCCATGCAAATGCTTCGCTGAGGGAGATCCATTGGCGCCTGGTAGCCCAAATTGGGGACATCTATTGCCGTTCCAGTTCGGTATATGGGCGGCAGTAACTGTTACCAGCTATGAGCTGAGCAAGCATCGACATCGGCAAATAGCAAGGCTCCTTGCTTCTGGCGACAGTGGAATGGAGATCCAAGCGGATATCCACAACATGGGGTTGCATGCACCTTTGGTTCAAACGGCAACTTCAGTAAAGTGAGCTCCATGACCGCTGCATATCCTGAAGAGCATCCGGAGAAGAAGACGCCGGTGCTCGATGTTGAGATCGATACTTCCAATACAGTCCAGCTCGAAAAGAGCATGGCTGAAGTGGATGCTATTGCCACCCATAAACCTGATCAACTCGAGAAGGATGTTCGTGCCAGTCTCAAGGAGATCCATGAATTCCATGGAGCTAAGTTCTTGAAGAACCCACCTGCCGAGAAGTTCATGAAGGCCACTTATTTGGCCGATCTGAAGTTCCGAGAGATGGATCATCTTCTGTTTGCTCAGCAACATCAGGGGTAGGAACGCCCCAGATACTGCAGTCTCCTCTGCAGTGGACAGTTCCCATCCGCCGGTATGTATGACCGGCACCCTTTAGTACTGCGACTGTTGTCACATGTATCGATGAAGTGAAAGGAGTTCTAGCCTATGGCTGGTTCCGGCTCGCTTGATGATTCATTCAAGCCAACGTAACCACTACACCTCACTCACAACCTAATTCGCGCTGCACCACACAGCATCAGCAACACCAATCAGCTCACCCTAACCGGTGGGCTTTCGTCGTTCTACGCACCGTTCACTGAAGATCACAAGGAGATCATCATGGCAAGCAAAGGCTGGACTGCATCGCAATCGAGGGGTTTTCTGCGCAACAATGCGCCTGTTGAGTACGCGCAGCGCTACACCGACACCACTCCCTCAAGCCACATGCCAGTAACGCTGGCTCAGGTTGTTTTCGTCCCCAACTCCAGACTTCGGCCGAGAGCTGATCGCCTGGTCCGGGCTTAGTACTAGATACAGACATTGAGAAGCCGTGTGCTGCCCTTGGTTGGACGAGTAATCGATTTCCAAGGGACAGCAGCTCTGTGGTAGCAGGGCGCGTTCGTTGAGGACTGCCTATATCCTCAACACCATTCTGAAAGGGCCTCATGGCTAAGAAGACATTCATTTGCATCGAGGGTCCTTTGGCTGGTCAACAGCTGGAGGATCCTCAGACCGATTACATGCGCTTCAGCCGATCAACGGACACCTTCAACAACACCTATCCCTCGGGGATTTGGACCAAGGAATATGCCGATGGCAATTTCCCGTCCGGTGTGCTCATCCACCGCTCAGTATTCGCTGAGCTACTCGCTGGTCTCGCAACTCAGGAGTAACAATGATCTGCTCACTCTGTCGTGATGCCATCTTTTTCCAGCCTGATCGACATCGTGATCGTTACTACCACTCTGGTCAGGTCAGTAAGGAACGGTATCTCGTACACGTTCAATTCGGATGCTTCAACAAAGCAGTGCCTGCAAAGTGGTAGCGATGAACGGCGATCTAACCATTCCTGCAATCACGTCTCTTGAGCCGTGCCATTGCCATTCGTCCACAGCAATCTGTGGATGTATCTCGAGAGGTTCCGGAGAACTGGACTTTCTTGGTCTCTGGGAGAATGAGTGCCCTCATGGGCATGCATTCCAACCATGGGATCATCCCTGCATTATTCACCCTGGTGTGCTCTTGAACCCACCTCTTCCGCCGAAGCACCGAGCGATTCTTGGTGCCATTATGGCGACCGTATTGGGAATCTGGGTGGCTTTGATTCATCCCCACCTCTCATCCCTCCTCCACTAATATGGCCCGCAGAGTCCCCATACTCGGCATGACAACAACAATCTGTTCGATGGCTCATACGGTGGAAGAGCACGCTGACTGCTACAGCTCAGCCTTCTCCAGTGGCCGTGTGTTCCAGTGCAAATGCAAGTGTCACCAGTCCAAGCAGATCAATCTGTTTGGCTCAAAGAGAAGATAGGAAACACTCAGCTATGGAAACACATCCCGGTTTATGCATCGCAGCCTTCTTTACCTTCGTCGTCGTTGGATGGATCGGGCGGTGCATTTGGATATGCAGGCATGACGTGGTCACAGTCAATACCACCTGTAAGGGTGGATGCTCGCTGAAGTCAACAGTTTAGCTGGTCTGGACTCCTTGGGACCGGTTATCGAGGGGCAGTTGTGGAACTGCCCCTCTCAATCACCTATTCGCAGAGGCCCTATGAAACCCAGCATCATCGACGTCGTGCAGCGCTATGGCTTCATGCCAGCCAAGCCAATCATTGAAGCTCAACACTTCTCTGAATGGCAGCACCCTTCTGTTCGCAATGCAAAGGACAGACAGTGCTCAGTCATGGTCTTCGGCAATCGTGCCGTTGTCCACTGTGCCAAGGGTGATCCGCACTACACAACTTCAGCCAGTGACGTTGAGTTCATGCTCCGTACTGAGTTCCCCATGTTCATGGCGCAACCAGCAGTACTTCAGGCTGCTAACGCCTAACGATGTATCAGCAGATGAGCCACTTGAGCCCGCCCTAACCGGCGGGCTTTCTCTTTGCCATTCAACCGAATCACGAAAGGAACCACCATGTCACAACATGGCATCAAGCTCTCGCGCCCACAGAATGCTCTCCCCGTAGAGCTCCGTCAGCGCAATAGCGATCTTGACGTCCTCATCTCTCTCGCGGGTACCGCAGCAGAGAACCAGTCCTTCGGCTTCCAGTCCCAAGTTCGTGTGGCTCGCCGACTCATTCGACAGAACTGTTCCAGCTATCGCCCCAGCACTGCATTTGCAGAAGCAGTTGTCTGTGGCTCTGGTGAGAAAGACGGCACCCCAGCAAAGGGCAGCCAGTGTTTCACCTGCCGTGCAGGCCAGTTCTCTCAGAGCGGCTTCTTCACCGGTGAAGAGCAGCCACCTCAGTCCCCCCGTGACTGCATAGTTCCACCTTGGAACGATCCTGACATTCAACCAGCAATGGTTCAATCCGTTACCTAGACGGTCATCTGGGCAAATCAAACAACGAAAGCAGGCAACACATGAGCGGTATCCTTCTCAGCAACACTCGTCGTCGCATCTCCGCCACCATCGGCGGCAAAGTCGTTTCCTCCCTTGAGTCTGGCCCGGCTATTGTCGGTGGCAAGCTCTTGCGCATCTCCGAAGGCCGCGAAGGCGGTAGCAAGACCGACGGCTCGGCGTATGTCGTCGCGCATGTGCAGGTGAATCCCGGCACGGTTATCCGTGTTGCGGGGTATGGACCGGATCAGGTCGCGCAGATCAATGCCATCCAGCCGGATGGTACTTTCAGCGCATTCCTGAGCGGTATGGGTCGTGGCGGCTACAAGCTCGTCGAGTTCGACAAACCGGCTGATTCTCAGCCGGCGGCGTAGGCTCAGGACGACTCCCTGAATGATGCAAAGATTCTGTGCAGCGGGCTTCAAGTCTGCTGCACAGATTTCTGCATGTAAACACCGAAAACAGGGTGTTTCAAACCGAGCATTGGGACTTACGTGACGGAATCAGGTCTTTTCCTGATCGAATTGCCCGACCTAGTATAGGAGAATCAGGCTCACGTCCCGGATTCGCTCTTTGGAAACTGGAAACTGAGGCCTTAGAAATGGCTATTACAGCCCTCGAATTATCCCTCATCGCAGTGCCTCTCGGACTACGTCACGGGTTCGATTACGATCACCTCGCGGCGATCGCAGACATCTCAAGTCTCCAGACCAACTGGAAGCAGGGAATGAAGCTTGGGTTGCTCTACGCACTCGGTCATGCCCTGACTCTATTCATCCTCGCAGCACCAATCTTGCTGTTCGGCATCCATATTCCAGCGCTTCGATTCCCCTTGGCTGATCGCCTGGTCGGAATCACGCTGATCGTGATGTCACTTTGCATCTTCATAAGTGTGGTCAGGAACAAGCATTCTCATGCTGCTCCAACCAGTCGCATTGCGATGCTAGTGACCTGGACGCAATGGGCAGCGTGGCGTATTCGGGCCTGGATGGGTTCCGATGCATTACCACCTGTCCCGTTCAGATTCACCTATGATCGTGGTTCGGTCTTTGTAGTCGGCATTATTCATGGCCTCGGTGCCGAGACACCCAGTCAGCTCGCTCTGTTCATGCTCACCGCCCAAGTTGGCGGAGCAGCCATGGGCGTGGTTGGACTCTTGTGTTTTCTCGCTGGCCTATTAGCCATGAATACGTTCATGACGGCCACAGCCTCGGGCCTCAAAACCTCGAGTCTGCGTGCCCCATGGATGAATCGGGGATTCAACCTGTTGGTGGCCAGCTATAGCCTGGCTGCCGGCGTGATCTTCGCAGCAGCGCTGGCTGACAAACTCCCGCCATTGGGACACTAGGAGCAATATGCGAGAGATTCATGAACCTTTAGATTCTGATGGAAGTAAGATTCGTCAAGGCGTGATTGCCACAATAGAAGCACTCAGCAAAGTTGACTTTAGCGCATACACCTTGCAGGGCAACCACGGTGGGATCGTCAAGATGGCAAAGGTATGCTGTCCGAAAGACTTTCCAAGTTCAGTGGTAGAAGCTGTGACCAAACGTGTCATCTCAGCATTGGGATTTGATTCTCTCGACTTCGTTGAGTTGGAAACCAACTCAGGATTCATTCAGTAGATTCGGAGCAGTATGAACGATACGCCACAAGCCCGACATGAACGTGATGTACGTGCAGCTATCCTATTGATAATGCAAGGTTTTACGAACTTTGACTTCACCGCAACAGCGCATCCTTGGATCAGACTAAGTATGGTATGGTGGGCCGGCGCTAACCTTCGAGACATTTCTCATGACGTTATTTATGAAGCTTTGGATCGTTGTTACATCTGCCTTGGCTATACAGACCAAGTTGATCCTTTGCAAGCTTTGGCTCCAACTGCCCCATAGGTCAATCTGAGACTGCAATCCCCGGAGGATTCAGTGTCAAAGCATAACGACCAGAAGCAGGAAGGCCTGCCCCGCAGCAAATCGTCCCGTCAGAAGCTTCGCCGGTGGTCATTCATCACTCGCATGAAGATGGAAACCGGTGACGTTCAGACTCATCAGTTGCCCGGACTGTCGTACGGCAACTCCGCCCAGGCCCAGCAGACTGCTGATGATCTGCTCGCGCAGTTCAAACAGCATGAAGGCGCGCCACAAGACGTCACCCTCATCCCAGTTGGTCATGAGACCATCTCGGAAACGACCATGCGTCAGCTCAATGGGCTGCAGGCACAGGTCAATCTCATCACCAAGGCAGCATTCATCTTGGCTGAGAAGTTCAGACTGGCAAGCACCACCGACAAGTCCATTGAGGATCTGGTTGGTGAGGCTTCCAATCAGGCCCGCGCGCACCTGTTCCCACGTTGGGCAGAAGCGCAGGCCAAAATCAACGACCTGGACGTCGAAGCCGTCACCTCAGTTGAGGCAGATGTTGTTGCACCGAAGGCCAAGCGTAAGCTCGGTATCGATGCAGTCAATGCGATCCTCAATAACCCAGTCGAAGTCGACTGAGCCAAGACTTTACGCTAATAGCTATAACCCAAGACCCCTGAGAAATCAGGGGTTTTCCTATGCCCCTCTCAACCATTGTCAGGAGAACGAATCATGCCACTTGCGCAAGAATTAGAGCAGAAGATCGATACGGTTATCGGTCAGTTCAGCAAAAGCGGTCCGGTCTCCTGGCTGTCCACTCAAGTCAAGTCCTCTCGTAAAGCATTAGCTCTACGCAGCCTCGAAGGAACGCTGGCCAAGGTCATTACCACGGCCAACGGTCATCGCAAACAGAATGTGAAGAAGCACTCCGCCGTGTATGCAGCCCTCTGGCTCACTGCCAAGGACGAGATCGCGGCCTATTGCCTCAAACAGGATGCGACCTTCGACGATGTATACGCCCAGATGCCAGCTCTCAAAGAGCTGGAGCTATGGGCTGAGCCCGCACCTCCCAAGCAGTCGCCGATCGCACTCACTGTGCTCGGAGTAGCAGCCTGGGTTGGTGGAGCATTCGGCATCGGCGTTCTCATTGCCGTGACGGAGATGTTTTACAAGTGGGGCCATCACCTCATCGCACGATAAGGACACCATGGAAATCTTCACGATCGTTCTCAACGTCCTGTTTGGCTGCAAGCATTCCGAGAATTGGATGACACGCCCGTTCACCGACATCAAAGGTGTGACGTACGCCAACTGCCTGAAGTGTGGCACCCGGCGTCTCTACGATATGGACGCTGGCTGCTATTACACAGAGCGCTCCGGCAAGCCCAAGCTGAAGGTTGTCCCCAATACCCGCATCGCAGCATAGGAGCAGTCATGTTCGGATCAGTGATGTTCGGTGCCCTCATCTTTGAGGCGGGCACATGGCTGGGCTTCGGAGTCTCGAAGTTCGGCTCTCGCGATAAGAACCAGAACATCCTGATCAATGGCTATGACGCTCGGCGATCCATTGCCGGCGTCGATGGCATGCTGGCCAAGAAGTCCACGCATGCTACCAAATGGCAGCGTACAGCGGCCGAGCGCCTGGGTCAGATGATCCGGGCGTTCGTCAATACTCGGGCCTTCGAGCTCCTGCTGCTGCAGAAGATCAGCGAAGCATGGCCGGGCAAGAAGCAACTCGATGAGGAGGTCAACCTCTTTGTCTAGGCTTCAGCAACTGCATACAGGCATGTCAAACGTCGCCGCCGGCTTCAGTTGGGTGGGCCTCATTGGGCTCGCCTACTTCTACTACCGCTGCATCATGCCTCACTAAGGACACCATGAAACATCTTGATGGTCTAACTGACAGACCAGCCATCAAGATCGTGGGTCAGATGAAAGATCTGACTAACAGACGATCAGGTAAGTTGGTATCTCTTCGACCTGTAGCACGTAATGAGCAAGGCAACGTCCTTTGGGAATGCCGTTGCGATTGTGGACGCTATTTGGATGTCGTTGGAGCGCAGCTTCTTAGACCAAACAGGCCTACGAGATCATGCGGATGCTACAAAGACGAAGTCATGTCTCAACGCTATGGCCTTCCGACAGGTAAAGGTTTGGCCTCCGGAGAAGCCGCACGCAATCAGGTCTTGATCGGCTACAAACGTCACGCCAAGCGACGAGACAACCCCTGGACGCTAACCGCTGAGCAAGCATTCGCACTCTTCGAAGGGGTTTGTCACTACTGTGGTATCCCACCCTTCCGTGAGCGAACTAATACTCTCGATACAGGCCGCAAGGGCATGAGCGGATCCTACAAGTACAACGGGATCGATCGTGTTGATAACAGGCTGGGCTATACAGCTGAGAATACCGTGAGCTGTTGCTCTCATTGCAATATGGCCAAACGACAACTCCCATATCACGAGTTCATTGCTTGGATTCACAGAGCTGCAAAGCATCTTCGAAAGCGAGGCCGACAATTACTCTAACTCCTACTGCACAATCGTCCGCCATCGCAGGCTTTGCGCTGTGGCTGGTTGGCTGGGCTACATTCTTCAAGATGCATGCCATCCCTGTCATTGGTAAGTTCGTCAATCAGGAGAACGCTACAGCCTGGATTGCCAAGAACAAAGTCCTCACCATGCTTATCACCGAGATCTTCAACTTTGGTGTGCATGGCATCAGTAATCCAGCAAGTGTGACGTTTGCACTCGGTGGCACAGCGTTCAACACGCTGATGATCTTCATCATTCTTCCTGTGACTCAGTGGTCCAAGAAGCGGCGCTCACACCACGACATACTACAAGGAGTACCAGCATGAAACTACTCGCAGTCATGGCATTCATCTACACAGCTGTGATCAAAACCGCGGTCCTGCTGGTTGCTCTGTTCCTCGGTTCATTGGCCGTCGTAGGCCTCTACGATCTATTCATACTGCCCTTCGTGAGTGCATATCACCGCGCCCTGAGGGAAAGGAGGGTTGGTTGAAAGCCTTAGGCTTATTCATTCTCCGTCTCCTGTTCATTGCAGCTTATTCCGTCGTTGTTGGCCTACTGACAGGCTGGCTATGGAACAAGTTCATGGAACATCAGTACAGCAAGCTCGGTCGCTCCGCGCGCTACGTCCAGCCCATCGCAGCATAAACTCATCCATCTCAGATCTGAAGGAGCATCACATGTTCAAGTTGCTTGGCGCCATTGCATTCGGCATTCTCTCCGTCTTCGGAGTTACCTACCTCATCCTCAAGAAACAAGAGGATAAAGCTATCGCCAATCAGATCGATTGCCATGTCTTCAACTTCCTGAAGACGATCCAGCGCGGCGTCACCGGCTTCGTTGGTACGGTCAAAGATCAGATCCAGACCGGACCGCTCCCTGTTGAGGTACCGGTTAGCTAGATTGAAACCCTTCCTGTTCCTCCTGGGCCTCATCGTGGTGCTCGCAGGTTTGCTGGGCACCACGATACGCAATCAGAACAAGCTGATGAGACGCTTCGTCGGCGTGAAACAGCACGAGGTATTCGCATGAAGATTCTCTGTGGCCTATTGATCATGATAGGCGGCATCTGGTTGTTCGTGAAGACAGATCGGAAGGGCGAAGCATTCTGGGCTGGCGTGACATTCTTATGTGGCCTGCTCATTACCCTGGCTACACCATTGCCTGAAGGATCCAGCTTCACAGTCACGAATGGAGAGTTCATCCCCATTCAACCGTAACGATAGGAGTTACCTATGAAGACCGTTCTGGCCTTCTGGGCCGCGACCATCGTGTTCCTCTCAGGGCTTTTACTCTGGAGAAATAAGCGCAAATACCCCGGCAAACGGGCTGTTTGGCTGATCACCAAATCCTTCACAGAATTGACAATCGTAGTTGTGTCTGCACTTCGTATGCCCGCATTGCTGGTGGCCTGGATCACGTTGTGGATCACGCGCCCCATCAAGGAGCCTTGGCTCCGTACCACTGTGGGCGTACTGCTAGCCATAGGGCTCGGCTACCTCGCAGTAGTTGCCATGGAAGTGATCCTGTTACTTTCCGTCTTCTCGATCGACGAGATCACCGGAGAGGAAAACGGTTTCCTGAGGAACTACAAGCACGCGCGGCAGTCAGCTCAATCTCGTCCCGTGGCGGCATAAGCATGCGCGTTGGAATTCTCGGCAACTCTATACTCACCAGCACTCTGATGAGTCGAATCCTTTCGAACGATCAACCGGAACACATCACTGTGATCCGAGAACCGGAGCCCGAATTGCCACCTATCTTTGGTATGTCTTCAATGGACCACATGTTTCGCGGCGGTCGCACCAACGTCGAGGACGCTGCACAGGGCCTGATGGCTCGCAGCAATCGTATCAAGGGCAAGCGTAGCGCTTCGCATCGCGCCCGCTCCAACAAGCGCAAAGCCAACAACTAGCCATGAACACTCAGAACCTCCTCAAGGTTCGTCAGGCCATCCTCCAGAACCCTATGGAGTTCAGTATCTCGGTGCATCACCTGGATACGGAGGATGGCAGAGTTGTTCACGATATCGGAGGCTGGGCTGATGCCCTGTTCCTCCCCAACTGGCGCGTCACACACCTCGAGCATCCAGAACGTCGTCTCGATCGCGCTGCCAATCTCCTCGGTCTCAACAGAGCTATGGCTCAGAGACTCATGTGCCCCTTCCAATGGCCAGCACACCTACGCGTTGAGCTTCTCAGGCTCGAAGATCTGCACGATTGCCTTCAGATCGCTACGCTCACCGCTGCTCGTATCGAGCACTTCATCGGAACGGATGGCTACGACGCATGAAGAATACTCTCAGGTTCTTCCTGGACACCACTGGAACTGAGCCACAACTCAGCATTGGCCAATCCATTGGAGAAGAGTCGATCGTGTTCTCAGTCAAGGACTCTGCTGCGGTGATCGCCGAGATCATGACTCTATCGGCAATGTCGGACATGGGTTTGTGCGAGAAGTATGTTCGAACAGAAGTTGAGGTCACCTACGAATGAACATCGAACGATTACATCTTCTCAAAGCGCAAATCCTTGCCGAGCCCCAGCATTATGAACAGCACACCTGGGGCGGTGTATACGCAGACGTAGAGGAAGAGCTCCTTGAGACAGACAAAGGCAGTCTGCTGGATATGTTTCGTCTTCGGCTGAAGCTTGATGGGCTTACGAGTACTGAGAATAGCCCTCTTTTCCCAACTGCTGAAAAGCCTCTGTGTGGAACAGCATGCTGTATGGCTGGCACAGCTTATGCGATGTTTGACTTCTCAAGCTTCCTGTCTGAATTGGACCTTGGACATGGACTCGGAAACTCTGTATATGCTGCACGGTTATTGCTTGATTTGACCGATTCAGAAGCTGGGTTTCTGTTCTCATTACCTTACGGCTGGCCTGCGCCATTCAACATGCACTACCAAGCTGCGACAACACCATTCGCGGCAGCGACGGTCGGCGCTGCCGTCATCGACTACCTGATTGCCCATCCTGGGTTGTCTCATGCTGAGTATTTCGGTTGGGATTTGGATACTGCGATCAAGGAATGTGATGAGGAGATTCCCTTCTAATGAGTCTCTTTCAATGTGACAACTGCGGGGTGTGTGAAAACACATCCTGCAGTAACGCGAGTCACGCCTACCATAACAACCATCTTTTCAAGGGTGAGAACGCCCGTTTGGCCATTGAGTCCTACCGGATAGTCCTTGGTCTACCTGTGGGAGCGGCACTTGGCGCCTACTGCAGTGTCTGTACTCCGTTCTGGTTTACGGCGAAGGGTGACCTGGGTATAGGTCCCAACCCAGATCCACGGCCCGGATCAGGTGTATGGCATAACCGGTTCCCGATGGAGTTCTTTCCCAAGGGCACCATGAGGACGGACCAGAACGGTAACCTAGCTGTACGTACCTGATTAGGTAAATGTATAAGAAAGGCCCTGTCTATTGGCAGGGCCTTTGTGTTTCAGGTGACCCTCATGACGCTCGATTACATCTTTGATCAGGTAGATTCTCTCAATCTGATGCACGAATTCTTTGTTCAGTACTTGGAAGGTGCCGATAGAAAATCAGGCATCTTTCATTGGCGAGATCTAACTATTCCTGAGATACCTGAGTATCTCAATCGAATCAGCAAATCAAAGGATATGGCTCATAGTACGTGGAGACAGCTGCAGAAATCTCTGCGCTGGCTAGTGCTATGCGCCTATGACAATCAGATTTGTAGTTTACCTGAACACTGGTTTGTTGAAACCAATACACGCGATCGCCGTACGTTGTGGTGTGTTGAGTGGAAAGAGACCGCGATTGCAACCATAGCAGTCAGACGAATGACTCCGGACAATGCGTCCGACGAAAGGATTCAAGAATGGGTTCAGCTTACAAGAACAAAGAACTTGCTACAACAGGCCAGGAAAATGATCGCAAGGCCCGCTCGACAGAGATTGCGAAACGTGGGATCAACACCACAGGCGAACTCGTTGAGTTTGCGAGCGCCCTTATTACTGACATCATGACCGGTCGAGTCTCCTATGAGACTGCAACCGCCGCAATTCGTGCAAGTGAGAATATCTTGCGCGGAGTCATAATCAACTACCGGTTTGGCAATGTTCCGCTGAAAGATACTGGTAAGAAGAATGCAAAGATCTTGACATTGGTTCCAGACCCATGTCCACCTAAGTAGTTTACTGGATGGTGGCTGCAACCTTATAGGGAGAAGATCATAGCATGCCCAGGAAAGGTGACCGGCCTAAGCCGAAGCTGCATATTGCAGTTCTGATGGCTGAAGCATTAGCTGCCAGAAACGGCGGTGTACTTCCTTCTATGACCTACTTGTTTGTAAATGAGTACAAACAAGTCGCATCCGCCATATACCGACATCCTGATGCATTTGTGCATATAAAACAGGAGAGTTTGTACGCCCATCGCAAGTATTCAGCTTCCGGTTGGGTCAAAGAGGCAGAAGAACTTGCAGCAGAAAATGGCGGTTTGCTTCCTAGCTCTAAGTGGTTGATAGGTAATGGCTATGTCACTCTTGTTTCCAAATTGACGAGATTTCCCGATCGATTCAAGCACATACCACGTCATATGCTCCAGATCACGAGAACTCCAGAGGAATGGGTGCTCGTTGCTCAGAGACTAGCCGAAGAGAATAACGGCATCCTGGACTATCACAACGTGATGGCAAACCACCATGGTTTGTACAATGTGATGCTCAGGAATCGATCGTTGTTCTCTCATATACCGCTTTTTGTGAATCGTAAATTGCCAATCACAGCTGCGGAGTGGGTTCCAATTGCAGAAATGATGGCAAATGAGAACAACGGCATGCTGCAGCACGCAGGCTGGTTACTAAAGAACGAGTACACAGGTCTATGTGCTGCTTTGTATCGCTTCCCAGAACTATTCACACACATTGTTCAGCCTGTATTGGAATGCATTAGGGGAGATTACTCCCTGCTTGGTCTTCGAGGCGGAACTAAAGCTCAACGTGATCGTGTTATGGACCGATATTTGAACTTCACCCAAGATAAGCTTCAGGAGATATTCAATGGCTAGTGCCGGTAAGGGAATATCAGATGCAGTCCGCAACGCCGTAGGCGAGTGGATGACCGACAAGACCTGCGACGTCCTCTTTCAGAAGCTTCAAACTGAAGGTGGAACGAACGGCTGGAACCTGAATCAGTTCCGTAATCGTGTGCGCGGAGCCGACAACTGGGTTCGGATCGTTCGATCCCGTGGTGTATCCGGCTGGCGCAGGACCTATTACACCAAGAGCTTTCCCAGTCGTGGTGTCACACTCGAGGTCAACTCGAACGAAGCTGACGATCTCATTGAGTATGTGACTGTCAAGGCCAATGGCAAACCCATTGGGGGTGGCAAGGTCAAGGTGCCTTCGATGTTGGGGTCTCAAGCTGGCCGTAAGGCTGGGCTTGTACTCTCATTCACGGCATTCACCGATGACGAGCTCTTGGCCCTTCAGGCTGAGATGGAGCACGGTGCAAGCAGCAATCACTTCCTGCTGGAGGAACGCATTGGCTGAGCCGTTCAAGTTCGAGATCGATCGCTCCTTATGGTACCGAGGTAACGGTACCTCCAGACTCAAGATGAAGGACACAGAGCAATACTGCTGTCTTGGCCTGGCATGCCTCACTCAGAACTACACGCCAGCTGAGATTGAGGGACGGCAAACTCCTGCCTCTCTCATTAATGCCCCGGGACTGGACCGCTTTCTGGGTCCATTCACGTTCACTGTGGAAGCTCGTGCGTCCGGGTACACCGCTGTCTCATCGCGGGATGCCACCGACCTCATGTCTCTCAATGACACAGTTATTGGTTCGGAAGCGAGCTTTTGGAAGAAGTGGACAGGTGCTGAACCTTGCACTTCGAACTCAACCATCCACACTGCGGTCATCAAGACAGAAGAGCAGCGTGAAGCTCTTATTACAGAGATCTTCGCTGCAAACAGCATCGAGGTGACCTTTGCAAACTGAAGCCCTCGAAGTTGTTGTTGATCGCACGCGCTGGGCACGCGGGGTGCCCGGCAGCCTGTTGCTCAGTTCTATAACAGGAAAGTGTTGCATCCTCGGATTCGCCTGCCTCTCGGCCGGCGCCACCGAGGAGCAGATAGAGGGTATCGGAACTGTGGATGAGCTGGTTCGTCATCGCAAGTTCAAGTATGCCGCCCTCGGCGCCATGGGATTTGCCATGAATAATGCATCCTGGGAGCAGAAGACGACTGACGAAGCCGCGATGATTATGCGTTTCAATGATCAACGTCTCGGCACCAATTTCGCCGAGTGTAATGGTCTGTTCACAGAGGCCGATCGGGAGCTAATCATCTCTGATTTGCTGGCAAAGCAGAAGATCGCAGTGACGTATATCAACTAGCTTTGGCTCCAGTGGGGAATCTCGTACAAGCAAAGTAGGAGATCTCCCCGCTGTGCCTATTCACCCCGAAAAGCTCTACGTCATCGCCGTCATCTCGAACCCCCGCCGTTACCAGTCCCGCTACGCGCTCTATCGTTCATTCGAGAAGTATGTACAGGACTCAGGTGCAACGCTCTACACCGTTGAAGCTGCCTTCGGTGAGCGTGACCATGAAGTCACAAGCAGCGACAATCCTTTCCATATCCAGGTCCGTAATGGACACGAGATTTGGCAAAAGGAATCGATGGCAAACATTGCCCTCTCTCGTCTCCCCAAGGAAGCCAAGTACATTGCGCTCGTCGATGCTGATGTTCGCTTTGAACGGGAAGACTGGGCAGAGGAAACCATTCACCAGCTGCAGCACCACACCGTCGTGCAGATGTTCTCACACGCGATCGACCTCGGCCCTAGCTCTGAAGTAATTCAGAACCATGCAGGCTTTGGCTTCTGTTTCCGTCACGGACACAAGCGGGAGAACATGGGTAAGTATGGCCCGTTCTGGCATCCCGGCTTTGCCTGGGCATACCGTCGTGAAGCACTCGATGCCGTCGGCGGATTCATAGACACCGCTATCCTGGGTGCAGGTGATCATCACATGGCCTTGTCCCTCATTGGTAGCGCTGACGTGTCCTTCCCAGGCGGTATCACCGACTCCTACAAGAAACCCATCCTGCGCTGGCAAGAACGCGCTCGTGGGGCCTTCCAGGCGAATGTAGGCTATGTTCCCGGGCTTCTGCGCCATCAGTTCCATGGTTCCAAGGCTGGCCGTCAGTATGAGAGCCGCTGGAAGATCCTGACTGAGGAGCAGTTCAACCCTGAGACGGATATCGTGAAGGATCTGCAGGGCCTGTGGCGCCTGGCTGGCAACAAGCCTCGACTCCGCGATAGGCTCATGTCCTATTTCGCGAGCCGCAACGAGGACAACATCGGTGTCGAACCGTTCTTCGGCGATAGGTACAAGCACTAAAGCTCAGCTCGAGCCATACACCCTCCCTAACCGGAGGGCGTTTTGCTTTGTCTACACATAATTACTGATGGTTGGGCCGAGGAGAGCATGGGATTCTTGCGAGTAGTGACACACGCTCTTGCACTCACGGCGATCGATAGAATCCATGATCTCTCTACGATCCTCACCAATCAGAAGAGTGTGAAGCTTCCCACTCTTCGACGTATCAACACATCCAGTCCCTGGCTGACCTCTAAGTTCTGGTCCAGCAAGACTGTTGATGGAGCAGTCCTATTTGGTAGAGCTGAACGCTCTGGTGCGAAATATGCACTACCCAAGGGATTGCCCAAGGCCGGCGAGAAGACGCTGGCCATCGAGAACGAGCCCCATACGGTCGATGCCTTCTCAGGTGTGATCGAATCGGGCTACGGCAAAGGCGTGAAGACCTTGCTTGCAGACGAAACCGTCGTGCTCAAGATCAAAGGCAAGTCTGTTCTAACCCGAATGAACTATCACGTCCACGATGCAGATGTTGCCGGTCTGCATTACGACCTTGTTGTCGAAGGTCTGCCCGAAGGAACCCGTCAGTTTGAACTGAACATCCCTCGTGGCGAATACAAGGGGCGATATGCCTTTGTCACTACTGGCAAAGGCATGATCGTTGTCCCCATGAAAGATCGCAGCATCGTGCTGCCGAAGCCTGATTACAAGCTCAAGACCGAAGACTGGCTACGCGATGTCGTAGCCGCCAACCCACAGGACTATGTAATTGAGAGGAAAGTAGATGGCTCTTTGGGAAATGTTGTCATCGAAGGCGAGCGAGCATACTTCCGTTCGCACCGTGAGGGTGGAGAAGCGTACGTGGATAAGCTTCCCGGTCTCGAGTTCCTTTCCAACCGTAGTCCGTTCAAGGTTCTTAGATCTTTAGAGCCAGCACCTAAACTGAGCGGCACCATCCTCAAGGGCGAACTCCTCCATGCGGATGGTGTCTCTCGTGTCAGTGGCATCCTCAACTCCCATCCAGAGCGAGCGCAGGCCATGCAGGCCAAGCGTGGCAATGTCTGGTTCGAGGCCTGGGATGTCGTCAAGATCAAAGGGAAAGATGTAAGCCACCTACCCGCTGCCGAGCGACGTGTGTTGCTCGACGAGGTGATAGGTGACATACGAAGGTTCAATCAGAACTGGAAGACCGTCGACCATTACAAGGGTAACGATCCTGTTGGTTTCTATCATGATGTTATCGGTGATGATCGCGGCCTACCTTACTCAGAAGGCATCGTCGTCAAGTCCGCCTCCGGAGTGTCAGGTGAACCCTGGTTCAAGATCAAGAACCGGGACTTCGAGGACTTTGTTGTACTAGACATCCTGCCATCGAAAGGAATCAAGTATGCCACTTCAATGGCCGTTCTGGTGGTCCAAGATCCAATCACAGGAGGCATCGGAGAAGTTGGAAGCTTTGCTATTCCTGATGCCCAAAGACAATGGATCTGGGACCATCGAACCGACCTTATCGGAGCGGTTGCGAAAGTATCTGTAATGGAGAAGACAGCATCTGGAGCACCCCGAGCTGGGGTGTTTCACGGATGGCATGGTGATCCTCGTTACGGTGGAATGGGAACAGAAATGTCGCTGGCCATGTACTCAGAGAGTCTGGCCGGCGGCGATCCCGCAGAAGCGCAGCGCATGTTGTATCGATTGAAGAGTTCAGCTGGTTGGAAACGCTAACCGAATCACTACTGAAGTTGAGGTAACAGTTGTCATATCAAATCGAATTCACTAGCGCGATCTCACTTCATAAGGATAAACGGGATCCGCTTGACGAGTGGGCAGCGGAGTCCTTTTTCCCAGCAATTCATGGTGTGATCAAGGCAACGGACAAACACGGGGAATACTTCGAGATAGGTACCATCGATGCGCTTTACCTCGATGTTTATCGGGCTATGAGTGTAGGTATCGATCTCCTCAACACCGCCGATATTGTGAGTTCAGAGCTGTCGGACCTAGTCGTGGATTTCTATGATCAGCAATACTATCGATTCAATCCGTATGTTGAGGGCATGCTTGAGCCTGCGCATCTGAATCTGCTCTCAGTTGAGAAGATCAAGATCGATGAAAAGTACCGCGGGAAAGGTATTGGCCTAGCGGCCATACAAAGGCTCATTGACCTCCATAGTGCGAACTGTGGACTAGTCTGTTTGCGGCCGTTTCCTCTTCAATACTCCGGTAAAGTAGCTGACTTTGATCCCGAAGTCGTTGCTGCCGATACCAACAAGCTGTCGTGTTATTACACCAAGGCAGGATTCGCTCCATTTGTGGGCTCGAATTATATGGTGCTTGATCCAACCTTCAAATCTAAACCGGTTCTGCTTAGGAATCGATAGTTCAACAGTCATGAAAGGAAACACCTTGAATCAGACCGAAACACAAGCAGACAATATCCAAGCTCTCACTGCGCAGCTCACGAGCGACGCCCTGGCAACCTGGAGCGACGACAAGCGCAAGCTGTTCACCGATACCTTCGATGCACGTATCCGTACCGCGCGCTACATCCTGATCAAGACAGCCGCGCATGTTGCCTATAAGGGCAAAGAGAAGCATTTCATCTCTGACAAGCACCTGAACGCTCTGCCGAAGTATTGGAATCATACAGGCGACGAGCTCAATGACAAGAACACCACGGGCAGCTACCATAGCAATCACACTATCGGCGGTCGCCCAACACCCGAGCTGGATCTTATTGCCGTCGACCGCGCAATGGAGATCATCAACACACTGCCCCAGCTGAATGAAGCTGTTCGCATCATCAGCCCAGAGGTCAGTGCCATGATCGAGAAGCGGAGCAAGCTTCTGGCCAAAGGCAAGCTACTGCTCACTGAGGCTGAAAGTCTTGCTGGTCATCTCGACATGGAGGACTTCGATCAGAACATGACGATCGCTGCCTTCCGTGCCTCCATCAAGGATCGCGAGAAGAAGCGCACGTCTCTCTTGAACAAGCTCGACGACATCGGTGCTGAAGGTGGACAGCTCGACAGCAGGATCAACAAGTTCCTGTACAACGGTCTGCCTGGTCTCTCTGAGGCTGTTATCAAAGTCATCAGCGATTATGTCGATCGCGCAGCAGCATTCTCCGGTCTCAATCGCCGTGTCGCGGAGCAGGTTCAGTTCGGTGATTCGGATGCAGCTCTTGAGTTACTGAAGGGATTTGAGCAGGATGAGGTCAAGGTATCGACCGACGTCAAGGCTCAGTTCGATGCAGCGCTTGAGGTGCTGAAGCTGGCTGGCAAGAAGAAGCTAGGCACCGGAAGCAAACAGAAACTCCTCACACGAAAGGCCTAACGTGTCTCATCAGCCGCAAGATGTAACTCTGACCCTGTTGAAGAACGGGTCAATGCGTACCGGGGTGCTGCATACGAGGAGCACCCCGTTCAATACCTTCGTGGCTGCTGTTGAGCCCGAATTCGCTCGGGAGATGCATGCATGGCCGGGCTATAAGGGTAGAGACGATGAGGACGAGGACGTCCGCGAGAAGTCTCAGGCAGCTCATTTCACCACCAACAAACGCCTGGGTAAGTATCACTTCGGCTTTGGATTCTTTCAGAACTACTCTTGGAATCGAAGAAGTCTGATCCAGCAATTCTGTGACGCAGGATGCAGCAATAGGGGATTCACAGAAGAGGAAATCGTAGCTTACATTCTGGAGAAGAATCCGTTGATCCAGATATCCAAACCGGATATGTACGATGGCGCAACTACGTATACACAAGGTTCTTTCGATCGAAGTAAAGCCGGCTGGGATTATCACTTCGGCAGAACCGATGTGGTTGTTTCCAAAGGCCCCAAAGCAAAGTTAGTCGACTGAAACCAGCACGGAGAAACCTTGACTATTATTACTCTCGCAATCATGTTGTTCGGTACCCCAATCATTCCGGCGCCTAAGCCAGTCCCAACCGTCATTCATCTGCCTACTCTTCCATCGCCAACAGCACCTCGGAAACCTGTTCGAGTTGATCTGGGTCGGAAGAACGCATGAACAGTCGTCCTGAGGTGCCTGTAGTGAAAGCCACATCTCCCTGGCCGCGGTGCGATTGGAACATCGCCAAGGACGAACCGCGGGAACCAGGCGCTACCGTTCAAATGGGCGACTGCATGAACATGGTCAGTCGCTCTTTTGGAACTCGCCGGCCATACTTCAGAGCTTGCGAGACCTGTAGTACTTTGTCCCGACGTCTCCGACGCTTCATGAAGAGTGAACGACGTGTTGAGAGCTACAGCTACCACGTCTATGACCTCGGAGTGTTGACCGAGATTCGAGAATTGCCTCGCCCGGAAGCTGCCATCATTGCTGAATGCAAGGCTGGCAACTTTGGATATAGACCTGGATATGGCTGGGAGGAACAGTGATCGATCTGCTGGCAATGCTTCTGATCTTGGGATGTCTGTCCCTTTGGACAGTCATCCTCGTGCTGCTGGCGGGTCTTTTATATGCCATGACCAATCTGTTTCCTCGTAAAGAGATTGGCTGGGAAGAAATCGGGGAGAAATTCACTCGCTTCTCTCTTCTCAAAACTCCATGGCTCAATATATATCTCCACAAACTCGATGCTCCCAGCTGGCACCCGGAGTGCCATGATCATCCCTGGAACTTTGTGGCTTTCCTCATCTGGAATGGCTACCTGGAACGCATCGGGGATATCGACTATCGCCGGCGGCCAGGAACTTTCCTCTATCGGCCTGCGGAGTTTGCTCACAATGTGATCACGCCATACGGTACCTCTTGGTCAATCATCTTCACCACTTCCAAGAAGCGGGAGTGGGGATTCAAAGCTTGTCAACTGGAGGGATAGTTGGACGACTTCGTATACATCGAAGAGATCTCTGGAACGACAGGTGGGTTAGACAAAGCAGCCAACCTATTCAAGGACATGAACGATGCGCTGAGTACGACACTGCTGCCTCTCTTGTTCAACGGCAACATCGACGAGCTCCAAGCTTTCGATGCCGACTGCAACAATTGCAAGTACCTCCAGCGTGTTCCCTTCGATCGCATCAAGCACCCTCCTGGAATTTGGGGTATGCCCGGCATCTGTGGTCAGTTCAATCGTCCGGTTTCAGCTTTTGGGCCTGGCTTGTTCTCAGGTCATCCCTGTTTTGTCCATCGTAAGACTGGCAGACTATCTGCTCATGTCGATAAGCCACCTTTTCACCGACGCTTCTACGACGGCCAGGAGAACCAACTGTGAGCACCATTACATTCGATCGAAATACCCGCGTGGTAAATCGTCGTGTTGAACTCGAGACCAAGTACATCGGCCGTGGATCTGACTGGGGCAACCCGTTCACCAGCATCAAGGGTAGGGATACCAAGGCCGAGTTCGTCGTAGGCACGCGCGATCAGTCGGTCTCTGCCTACAGGGAATATCTCCTTCGATCTCCTGTCCTGCTTCATCGGTTACTTGAACTGAATGGTCATAAACTGGGCTGCTTTTGCAAGCCCCAGTCCTGCCATGGAGACATTTTACGATGGGCTCTGCGCGGCATGATCAAGATGTATCAGGTGCGCGCTGTGCCTGATGGCTTCTTCGATTGGAAAGATCAGACCAATGTAGAGGACCTGGTGTCCTTTGCAGATTCGGAGGAGCGACGTGGTTTACACATCGGCACCGACTGCGGGCTATAAGACCATCGAGGACGAGTTCGAAGCCAGTCTTCGGCGAGCATTTCTTGGGGACAGGCTATCTCCCGGCGCATTCATCGTTGTCTACGATCGTCGTCAGACGTTCCGCCTAGAAGGAATGGGCTATGGCGAAGCGATGGGCTGGCTTCGTGTGGAACTGGTAGAGCTGGATGAACAGTCCAGTGAATATTGTGGCTATTTGACCGAGGCAGGTCGCACTCATTTCTCTCAACCGAAGACAGCAGAGTCTGTTGTCGTACAACGCAATCCTGACTTCATGGATCGCCTCCAGGGTTCTGTTATGTAGAGGTGAGATGAGAAGGAATAGACGGTCTAAGACCACACGGTCTCAGTGGATCAACCTATTGTCGAGAGTACCTGTTGGCAATAGCCTGATTGTAGTTCTAGTATTCCTTCTCTTATTGTGGCTAGTCTTTCCATTCTGGAGTGTCCTCCTCTTTGTAGCAGGTCCCTTCTGCTATGCGGTCTATGTCTTCTTCAGAGCCCCAAAAGGATGACATGCCGAAACCACCAGAGATCAGTACGGTCACTCTTGAGAAGCTAAGGATCATTCATCAGCGGCTCGAGTTCGAAGACGCGATGGACGAATTTGAAGTGCCAGCTGACAAAGGTTGGCTCGGCAAAGTAATGCATGCTGTAGAGACGGAGTCATTGACGAGAGGACTCATCGAGGAATTCGGTTCGCCTCAACAGTTTCTCCACGCTCTTACAACATTCTTGATCAACAAGAAGCTCATCACCAAACCACCAGCGTTCAAGCGGCCCGCTGCTCCTCGAGCACCGGACTTCATGGATAGAATGCAGGGCCATGTTGCTGAATAAGCAAGAGATCTTACAACCACATCTTCTCCCTCAAGTTACGGACCGCATTGAATCAGGTCCGCTGCAATTCGGAGAAGACTGGCCAGGACTTTACCTCCGCGGCGACAGTGCATTGGGTTATGCCCAGAGCCTAAGCGCAGCGTTGGATAAGAACAGGCTCAATTCGGTTGATCGTATTGTCTTACAGGGATTGCTCGAGGAATTGCAATCCTGCCAATCGCTTCGCAATGGAACGCGTGAAGTGCTTGGTTTACCGGAACAGCTGACTCGCGCTGAGCTCCTCAAAGAGCGCGCGGAGCTGCAAGTACACCTCAGATACATCGCCATCGATGGTCGTCAGTTCCCAGATAACGAATCTCCTTTTCTATGGGTATTCAACCATGAGAAAGACATTCGCTGGCAGGAAACTCAGCGCCTCAAGTCTGCCGTGCGGGCCACGAATACGGTCAGCGAGTTTATGCAGCTTGCAGCTGATTATCCAGAAGCAGCGAAGGAAACATTACAGCAACTATGGCTCGACGATCCCACTGGAATGCGGGACATGATCGACCATCTCGAAGCAGTAGGAGTATTTCATGGAGTCAACAACGGAACTGACAGCGCCGATCGGCGTCTTGAAGCCGCCACCAGCTCCACAGACGAATCCCTATGAGACTCGATGTGGTTGCGGGAACATAATGTTCTTCACCAAACCTTTGACAGATTGGACTGCCACGTTTTGTGGGAGATGTGAATCCACAGTATGGGTACGCTAATCGGCACCTGGTTTCTCTATGCAGCAACCATCATCATGGCGGTTCTTCCGCCGGCAACCCTGGAGGGAATTCCTGAGCAATTGGGACGGAATTCCTTCTTCTATAGATATACCGCGACTGATCCATCCTTCATGCCCTCTACGTTGATCTTCGGACCATGGGAGCCAATGGGGTACGCACAGTTCGGCGCGCTGCAGAGGCCAGCGAGGGTACGAATCGGTATTGTGTGTCCTGGCAAGGTCATGGAATGCCTGCCGGATGTGGTTTACTTCGAGGCCGAAGTCTACACCTATGAGCCCGAGTATTTGTATCACACCACGAACCTGAATCTTGATTCTGGCGACAGGGTAGTAGAACCCTTTGGCGGAACACACTCCGTGACCGATCGTGTGTTTTGGACGAAGAACTTGCCCAAGAATTGGATGCCCGGCAGCAACACCGCTCCTCAGCTTCCCATTCTCAAGTACACCTCTGGGGGTGAGTTTGTCACTGCTGATTTCAGCAGAATGCTGACGAATCCAGACACCTCTATACATCTTGGGGAATGGACCATTCGCACACCTACCAGTCTCAGTACGGATCTTCACGATCTCATCTATTACGCACCATCAGCCCCCAAGGTAACCCATAGGCATGGCAGAAAATGACGTCTTCGTCTTCGGTTCAAATCGCGCAGGGAAACACGGCAAAGGTGCCGCAGCTGACGCACGTGACTTTTATGGCGCTATCCGATGGCGAGGTGAAGGGATTCAAGGTCCAGGTCTATTTGGAACCAGTTATGGAATCCCCACCAAGGACCGATGGCTCCAGATCCTGGAACTAGATCAGATCAATCGCCATGTTGATCGGTTCCTTCTCTATGCAGTGATGCATGCAGAAGATAACAACCTGATCACTCGGATTGGATGTGGTCTATCCCTCTACACCAATGAACAGATCGCCCCGATGTTCCGCGGCGCTCCTGACAACTGTAGCTTCGATCCCGAATGGCTTCCGTGGGGTCTCAAGACGTGGATCAAACCACCACATAAAGGAACACAGTGATCAAGCTCCTCAGTATGACTAATACAGAAGGTCATTTGACCTTCCCTGCAGGTAAAGAGATCAAGTTCAACAGCTTTGTATTCTCCGGAGGGGAGATCCAGGTCCAGGTTGGACCGAAAGATTGTCCCCATTGCTCGCTACCGCGCGTCGTAAAGATCGTCGCTGATGTGTTCTCAGCTATCGACTTCATGACCTTGATTCATACGGTGGATGCACTTCGGCGCCGTGGTACCGAAGAGATTCACCTGGTCTGCAAATACCTTCCGTATGCGCGCCAGGATCGTGTAATGGAAAACGGTGAATCCCTTGGAATCAAGGTTGCTACCGATCTCATCAACTCCCTTAACTTCAAATCTGTCGAAGTCTGGGATGTTCACAGCGATACCTCGCTGGCCCTGATAAACAACGTCCATCACGTGGACCAGGGGTCCTTTGCCCGCTTTGCTTGGCCGGCATTTGAGCCAGGTGTGGTCCTCGTTGCGCCCGACGGCGGCGCCTTGAAGAAGGTGTTCAAGACAGCTAAAGGTTATGACCGCGACATGGTCGTTGCCGAGAAGCATCGGGACACCAAGACAGGTGAGATCACCGGAACAACTGTTCACTCCGAGCATATCGGAGACCGGAACTTCCTGATCCTCGATGACATATGCGACGGCGGTCGTACATTCACTGAGTTGGCCAAGGTCCTTCGTCCCCTGACGAATGGCAAGGTCTATCTCTATGTGACCCACGCCATCATGTCGAAAGGTCTCGATGTGTTCAAAGGTCTGATCGACCACATCTACACGGCTAATCCGTTCCCGGGTGTGGATCTCACAAACCCCATCATCAGCAAGATTCAGATGCCTACGGGCTAGGAGCTTCATGTTCAAGATCTTCGCACCGCACGCGGCCGACTTCTATAAGACCGGCCACCCCTTCATGTTCCCCGAGCAGCTTGAAGAGCTCTATGGCAACTTCACGCCCCGCGGCGACAAGCTGGCCAAGGTTCTACCGGACTTCGATCACAAGATCACCTGGGTGGGCTTTCAGCCTGTTCTCCAGTATCTGTTGATCGATCTCTGGAACGATACCTTCTTCAACGTCCCGAAGGAGAAGGCAATCGCCAAGTACAAGCGCCGGATGGATCTCGCGCTCGGTGAAGGGGAAATCCCAACCTGGAAACTGGCGGATCTGCACGATCTCGGCTATTTGCCGCTGACCATCAAGGCCCTGCCCGAGGGTGTTCGCGTCGACATTCGTGTCCCGCCCTACACCGTCAAGAGCAATCAGCCCAAGCATGCCTGGATCGAGCAGTATATCGAGACCCAGATGTCTGCTGAGGTCTGGAAACCTCTCACCACGGCGACCAGCGCCTTTGAGTTCCGGCGGCTCTTCACTCGCTATGCGATTGAGACCGGGATCGACCTGGGCTTCGTGGACTGGCAAGGTCATGACTTCTCCATGCGGGGAATGTCTGGCCTGATCGACGCCACGACATCTGGTGCAGCTCACCTGATGCTCTTCAACGGAAGCGACACGATCTCTGCGATCGACTTCCTTGAGGACTACTATCCCGACACACAGCCAATCATTGCAGGGTCTGTTCCTGCAACTGAGCACGCTGTCTCCTCCAGCAACATCATCATGATCGCTGCTTCTCTTGAGAAGTATGGTCAGTGGAATGGCTGGACCACGGAGAGTCTGAACCCTCGCCTCAGCGATCCGTATTTATATCAGATCGCACCAGAGAATCGCCAGGCCTACTTCGATGCATGTCCGATCATCGAGATGGCGGAAGTCGCCTTCCTCAAGCACATGCTGGTCAACGTCAAGCCCAAAGGGATCTTCTCCTATGTGGCAGATACGTATGACTTCTGGGCTGTGGTTACGCGCATCGCCAATCACCTCAAGAAGGAGATCATGGCCCGTGAGGGTAAAGTGGTCTTCCGTCCTGATTCGGGCGATCCGGTCAAGATACTGGTTGGAGACGTAGAGTCAAGACTGATTGCCAGTCCAGAGTATGAAGGTGCAGTCCAGGTTCTCTGGAGCATCTTTGGCGGCAAGGTCAACTCGGCCGACTATGCAGAGCTTGACAGCCACGTGGGTCTCATCTACGGGGACTCGATCTCGCTCGAGCGCGCCGGCAGTATTCTTGAGGGTCTCAAGCTGAAGGGTTTCGCATCCAGCAATGCTGTCTTCGGCATTGGATCGTTCACCTATCAGTTCGTCACGCGCGATACCTTCGGAACCGCTATCAAAGCTACTCATGCCGTCATCGCCGGCCAAGAACATGACCTGTTCAAGGATCCGAAGACCGATAACGGTATGAAGAAGTCCGCTCGCGGATTCATTCGTATTGAGAACGAAGACGGGCACTACGTGATGTATGACCGACAGACCCGGGAGCAGGAAGCCCAGGGTGAACTGAAGGTTGTGTTCGAGAACAGCAAGATGGTCAAGATGCATACGGCCAATGAGGTTCGAGCACGCATTCGTAACGCAGTTCTGGATATATGTGAGATCGATAAGGCACCCATATGGCAAAGAGTAAGCGCAAGAGTAGCAGCAGCAAAGTAATCACGATGGCTGTCCGGCAACCTGTCGGGCAGCCCGTGAACCACGCCAAGACCATCTGGGAATCGCAGAATGTCCCAGAGGACAAGGCAGCTGAGTGGTTCGAAGGTGAAGCTGAACGCTGGGCCTCCTGGTCTGGTTACAGCTTGGAGTCAACTCGCGGGGTGTTATCTCGCTGGTTGTCTTTCATGGCCCTGATGAATGGCCAGGATACCAAACGAATCGCAGTGCTCTTCGGTCAACACGCACCAGTACCAATGGCAGCCTAAGGAGGCAAGCATGGGAACCAGTTTTCGTCCTGTTAGAGAGACCTGGGGAGTTCACTCCTCAACCTTCGTCAAGCCCTTCGAGTTGGAATCTATTCTCGAAGAACTCGGCGAGGTAGCCTTCTGTGGAAATGTCGATACCCTCGATTACGGTGAGGTTCGCTCCGTTGCATTCGAAGAGGGACAGAAGCTCATCGACTACCTGACTGAGAAGACAACGGATGAACTCGTTGCAGTACTCATCGACGTTTTCGACGAGGAATCTCCCTTGCGATCCCTAATTACCAATTTGAAGGGCATGTGCGTGAGCTTTCAGGACCTTCTTGGTAGCGACGGGGAATTGACCTTCTACATCGACGCCTACTAAGCTTTGGCTCGTCTGCCAAGCCGTCATACCCTGAATTTGCTTCCAGTTGTATCGGAACAATAACCCTGCAACACAAGGACAACACCATGGCAAAGAACAACTTCACCACCCGTGAGCGCAGCGCTCTGATTTCCCTTCGTAGCAATGGCGTTTCGGCCAAGAACCTCGCAACCGCATTCGGCGTTACCCTCGGCAGCGTCTACTCGACGACCGTCGACGCCGCTCCTGCGCGTACCAGTTCGCGCCAGTCTTCGGCCAAGCCCCTTCCGACTGCTGTTGCGGCGCCTGTCGCAGCCAGCAAGACTACCCGTGCCCGCAAGGTTACGATCAAGCCGGTCAGCCGGATGACCAACAGCCTCTGTAACTAAGTCGGTTCAATCATCTCAGGGGCCAGAGTATTCTCTGGTCCCTTTGTGATCTCTACACACAAACACCGATGTGATTCTGTTCTACGACTGGATACAGTAGCCTCATGCCGAAGCAATACACCCGTGTCGAATTAGTTCTTGCTTCACTAAATCGCAAGACCGGCGATATCATTTATACGTTCAAGCAGACGTTTCCCCGGTTGATCCTTGCTGAACTGAACACGCACACTATCGCTTCGAAGAGCGCCGCCTCGAGCCGCGCTATCCCGACATTGAAACAGCTCTGGAACATTCTCCGTGATCCGTTCCTTCCGATCTCCATTGGTTCCTACCAGGCGGGCATGCAGGCCGGCGATGAGATCCAGGGCTGGAGACGCACCACCTGTGAGCAATTGTGGCTCCTTGCCCGGTATCCTGCTCTCCTTGCGGCATGGCTCAGCTTTAAGCTGGGCGCGCCCAAGCAGTTCTCCAATCGCCTCGTGGAACCGTGGATGTGGGTAGAACAGCTCTGGACGTCTACTGACGTTGAGAATGAACTTCTGCTTCGCAACAGCTATATGGCTGAACCTCATTACGAGCTCTTGGCCCAGCAGAAGCAAATCCTGATCAATCGGATCAAAGCACACTTCGCAGGAACAATTGACCCGCCACTTGCAAGAAAGCTACAGGTTCTTGAGCATGGCGATTGGCACATGCCATTCCTCAACAGCGGGGACTTCTATCTGGATCTTGAGACCTTGATCCGGAAGAACATCATTGGTTTTACCGAGAACGGCATCCGTGTTCTCGATCGTAAGACCGCCGAATTCACGATGATTCCCAATCTTCATCTGCCCTTGGATATCGCCAAAGCAGTCTCAGCTGCACGTTGTGCTTGGATCAGCTATTACATGCCCGGGGACGACAGTCAGCGCATGGGTAATACTGCAGCCGCTCTCCTGACCTATGCCAAGCTGTCTGCCGGCACTATCCGGCATCTCAGCCCGCTTCAGCATGTCGCTACGCCTCTGCCCTTCAGTGTCAGAGTTGGCTCTCATGTGGGTTGGATGATGTTCCGCAAGCAGATTCCGAACGAAGCGGGCGGCGACAAGGTCGTCCCTTCGATCACTCCACAGATGGCCTTCCGCTTGTTACAGGATGTCGAAGAGGGATCGGATTCCATCACTCAACTCCATAACTTACAGCTCGGTTTCCTGGACGAGATCAAGGAACAACAGTCGATCTTCCGATCGCAGAACGGAGCATATATTGCCTAGCTACGACGAAGAAGTACACGAAGAGACCCATGCCCATGAACCAGAGACTTTGCAGGTCGTTGACCCCGTCGCCATCGCCTTTACCGAAACTCAAGAGGCAGATGTTCCCTTTACCATGGCAGCCGCTTCCGCCGTCCTCGCCAAGGTGTATCCCGAGCACGACAAGATCGCTGCAAGTGTAGATCAATACGCCACGATCGAGAAGTTCATGTCCCATCTCGGCAACCAGGGTATCTTCCTGGCTGAGGTTGCTGCTCGTAATGATAGGCAACCTGGCACCCTCAAGTACTCGCGCACAAGTCTGGATCACCACATCAAATCGTTCCTTGGTGTGAACCTTCCAGCATTGGCCAGCGAGAAGCAGGAGATTCTGCTAGAGGCTGCAAAGGGATAATGCTCACTCTCGTCGATCACGTTATGGAGGCCGGTTATCCCGGCCTCCACTCCGATATTGTCCATGCCTTTGAGGCTGGATCAGCGCTGCACGGCGCACGCATGCTTGGTAAGTCAGACTTTGACGTTGCTGGTGTGTTTATTGAATCCCCTGTTCGTAGGGTTGGGCTCCATAAGATGGACCACTTCGTCACTTCTACCGGCGACAATACCAGCCGGAACACGAAGGACGACAAAGACTTTCAGTTTCAATCCTTAGGACATTGGGCGATGCTCGCCGCTGCGGGCAACCCCACAATCCTTGCGTCTGCCTTCGCTCCACCTTTGCCTGGTGTATCGAATGTGTGGACAAATCACATTCTGCCCAACATCCACCATTTCATGGCGAAGAAGCACACTAACGCTTTCATGGGCTATGGAACCAACCAGTTCCATCGTATGCAAAAGACCAAAGGTGCTGGAAAGCATGGTCAACGCCTCGAACTTGAATCTCAATTTGGATTTGATACCAAGGCAGCAATGCATATGATCCGCTTGATGTATGAGGGGATCGAACTGATGCAGACGGGAAGGATTACATTTCCTCGACCGGAGAAAGAACTACTCCTCGAGATTCGAAAGGGTGAATGGAGCCAGCCCAAAGTGGAAGCGCACTTTCTGGACCTGGAGCAACGTCTACGTGAGGCAGAAGCAGAGTCG